TTAATAATATAACGATGGATTTACAAAAAGATAATATTACCTTTTTTTTCGAGGATTTAGAGTCAGATGTAGATGTAGCGGAAGATAATAGTCTAGAATTGGAACAAATGATGCTTGAATTTTCGAAAGAAGAATATGATATCGATATCAATACAAATGATGTATATTTTGATACTGTTGTTAGTTCAAGTGAGCTTAGCTACTTTATTAAAAAGGATTTTTATTTAGGTAATCATGCGTTTTACTATAATGAGGAATATAAATTGAAGGATTTAATGAAAATATGCCAATATTACAGCATAACCAAGAGCATTAAAGCGTTGAAAAAAATAGATATCATTACAACCATTGTAAATTTTGAAAATAGCCCAGAAAACTATGAAATAGTGGAAAAGCGGCATAAAATGTGGGCGTATATGACGGAATTGTTAGAGGATCCGAAGATGAAGGGTTACTTAATATTTTAATTCATCCACCTTACCATATTCGCTTTGCCTCCAGCTTTACTTTGGTTCCAGCTTTACTTTGGTTCCAGCTTTACTTTGGTTCCAGCTTTACTTTGGATAGGCGGAAATAATATTAATTTATATATTATATACAAATCATGGTTGTATCTAAAATAGACAATACTGTTAATTATGTAGAACTTAAAAAAGTCGACCCAGATGATCTAAGTAAGGAGACCAGTTTATACCAAGTGGTGATAAAGGGTATAAATGTAATAGTCGCAATTGGAAATCCGAAAAATACATTTGCTGACAAAAATATAACTTATTTTCCAGTTTATTTAGTAAAACACAATAATAAAGTAATTCAAATCGGGGTATATGAAATATTATCTACTAATTTGTTAGCTTATAGAGATGAAATTGGCGATTTAGACCTGGAAAGGTTTGAGGACCCATTGATTTATACTTTTACTACCGAGGCTATGATTAATAAGCTTAGAATGGTGCCTGATAAGAATGATTTAGAGGAATCGGACAAGGAATCGGACAAGGAATCGGACACAGAAGACATTGAAATAGAGGTTCCTACGAAAAAGGGTAAGGATAAAAAGAAGGAATTAGCATCAGCAGCCGCATCACCTGCTATAGAAATTCCCCATATTAGACGCGATATATTTACTCCCAGATTGGGCGCGACAATACCGAAAATGTTACACAACGAATCGCCAAAACAAGCAACTGATATACGAGAAAAGTATCATGAAAAATCGGATGATATATGGATACAGCGATATATGAAAAATAGGAATTACACTATTACAGATAATGAAGGAAACGGGGATTGTTTGTTTGCTACTATTAGAGACGCATTTCACAGCATTGGACAAGATACAACGGTGGATAAATTAAGGAAAAAAATCGCAGACGACGCGAAACAAGAAAATTACAATATGTATAAGCAAAATTACGCCATGTTTTCGAACGAAATGGTAGAAACGAAATCCGCCTTTATTAAGGAGAAAAAGGAATATGATGAGCTGAAGGCGAAAATGGCGACAACTATAGATAGACAGCAGCAATTAATAATCCGAGATGCCGCATTAAAAAAGAAAAAGGCTATTGAACAGTTGAAACAGGAATACGATTATGCGAAGGAAAATATGAAGGATTTTAATTTTATGAAGGATATAAATAATTTAGCTGAATTGAAAAAGGTGATGAAGACTTGTGATTTTTGGGCAGATGTATGGGCGATAAATACATTGGAGCGAATTTTAAACATTAAAATAATCATCATGTCTAGTAAGATTTATAAAAGTGGCGATTTTAATAATGTGATGCAGTGTGGCGGGCCAGTGGACCCGATTATAGAAAGCAGGGGTGAATTTAAACCGGAGTTTTATATAATTGTCGACCATACAGGCTCTCATTATTTGATAATGGGATACAAGAAAAAAATGATTTATTCTTTTACGGAGCTACCCTATGACATCAAAAGAATGATAGCCGATAAGTGTATGGAAAAAAACGCGGGGATATTCAGTTTTATACCTGAATTTGAAGCATTTAGAGGCGATATAACAGGCATTCGTAAAGAGGCCGCGACCCAAAAGTTCGACGAACTAAGTGAATCGAAAATATTAAATTTATATGATGACAACATTGTGTTTCAGTTTTATTCGAAATCGGTGAATGCGCGGCCGGGCAAAGGCTCGGGTGAAAAAATACCAGAGGATACAATCAATGAATTTGCGGAATTGAATTCGATACCGGACTGGCGGAAGAAGTTGTCGAATTTTTGGGTCGCTCCTTTTACATTAGATAATCATAAATGGAATTCGGTAGAGCATTACTACCAGGGTTCCAAATTTAAAAAGAATAATCCGGAATTTTATTTACAATTTGCCGCGGATTCGGGGACGGATTTGTCCAAGGATCCGGGAATGGCGAAGGGCGCTGGTGGTAAGACCGGTAAATCGGGCGGCGTTTTGATAAGACCGAAAGAAGTGGTGATTGACCCGGATTTCTTTATGCGGCGCTCGAGAAAGGAGATGAGCGATGCGCAGGAGGCGAAATTCACGCAAAATGATGACCTGAAGGCCCTCTTGGTCGCGACCAAGAATGCGAAATTACAGCATTTTAGACGCGGACAGGAGCCGGAACTGTTTGATACGCTGATGATAATTCGTGGAAAGCTGACTAAGCCTCCTATATAAGAGATATACGGATGCCAATATTAAGTTATTAAATTGTCTTTAAGTTGTTTTTAATACAAATACTTTTACACCTTTTTTCATTTCAAACGCCCATTTTATTATTATTGTAAATTATGGTATAATTATTGTATAATTATGGTATAATTATGGTATAATTATGGTATAAACCTGTAAATATAATAAAGCCATATATTATACAATATATACAATATATCATGAAAATAACCAATAATAGTAAAAAATTAATCTCTTTTTTTCACAAATATAATTGTTTGCCACCCATAAAACAAACAAAGGCGACTGACGCTATATTTAAGCATTTGTTTAAAGATATTGACGAGGCCGCGAATTTTGTTAGTTATAATAAATCTCAAATGGGTTCTTCCTTCTATAAATTAAAAATAACTCGAATCGGTCATGTTAGCCAAATACCCAAGCCGACGACATTCAATGCCGATGCTTTTCCATTCGAAGTGCGAAAACATATTGATGATAATTCTTTAAGCTCACTTACTTATACATTCCAGCTTCTCGAACGAACAATTACAATCCATTTTTTAATCGAGGACGAAAATCCAGAAGCACATGTCCATAAATATAATACTTATGCGGAGCATATTTTGACCTGGTTACATATTGCGAATGAATATGCTTCTCGTAAATGCTCTACTACTCTGACCATATTTATTTATCATACCTCTCTAACCAAAGAGCTACCTGATTCACCGGTCCAGACGCTGAATGAAAATAATGTGAATACCGCTTTTACACGGTCTTGCCCGACAAATTCCGAGATTGTCGTTTTTAGAAAGGAGGAATGGTTCAAGGTCTTAATACATGAAACATTCCATAATTTCGCGCTAGATTTTTCTGACATGAATACGAGCGAGTGTCATGCTAGAATTTTGTCTATTTTTCCGGTGAATTCGGAAGTCAATTTGTTTGAAGCGTATACGGAATTTTGGGCTAGAATCATGAATGTGCTTTTCTGTAGCTATTTTAATACTAAGAAAAGACACGATAATAAAGAAGAGCTGGATGAATTTTTAGGAAATACCGAATATTTTATCAATATGGAAATGATTTATTCTTTTTTTCAATTGGTTAAAGTGCTTGGATTTATGAATATGGAATATCGACAATTATATGAAAAAACGGATATTAGTCAAACAGTTCGCAACACGATGTATAAAGAGGATACGAATGTGCTTTCGTATTATGTAATTACGCTTATTTTGATTTATAATTATCAAACTTTTTTGTCTTGGTGTAAAACGAACAATGTCGAATTGCTTCAATTTAAAAAGACAATACATAGTCAAAATAGTTTTTGCGATTTTATTGAGAAAAAATATAAGAGTCCTAGGATGCTAAAAGCAATTAATTGTTCTAATGAGTTTTTTAAGAAAATTAAAAATAAAAGGGTCCAAATTAAAAAAGGCCAAAATAAAAAGGAGCAAATTAAAAAGGAGCATGAATCAAATTCCGCCTTTCTAACTAACAATCTTCGTATGACTATTTGCGAGTTAGGGTAAGCGAAGCGACAAGTAAAGCGACAAGTAAAGCGACAAGTAAAGCGACAAGTAAAGCGACAAGACAAGACAATCAAATTCTATTTATTTCGATGGATCCAACATTTATCTAAGAGTTGGTAACAAACTTTATTACAATAATTGTTTGAATTGTTTGAATTGTTTGAATTGTTTGAACTTTTGTTAGTTATAACAGTACATATATACTTGTATTGACTGTTACCTATTGATTTTTTATTTTTATGCCATTCGTTGGAAGCGTCGTCGAAATCTATATCAACTAGCAATTGATTCGCTTTTGTTAGTTGTAGTTTAAGGTTACTTCTAGTATTCATATTGTATAATTATATATCGTTATTGCTTATATAATTTTAATTCAATTCTTTTTATTAATTTTTATAGCCCAATATACACCTCCTGCTATTGATGCTATTCCTGCGCAACCCCAAAGGATTGGGGGCATCCATTTTTTATTCGGAACTTCATCTTCATCTTCTGCTGGTTTATTTTTTGCTGGTTTATTTTCTGCTGGTTTATTTTCTGCTGGTTTTTCAATTATATTTTCATGATAATTTCGTATAGCTTTGTCATGAGCATTTATCCCTTCTTCTGTATTTGTATCATATGTTTTTCCATCAAATGTTTGATAATCAGGACCATGGTTAGCGCCTCCGCGTATTTTGTTATTCGCCTTATTCGCCTTATTCGCCTTATTCGCCTTATTCGCCTTATTCGCCTTATTAACCCTTTTAGATTTTGTTAGTTTATTATGTTTATTATGTTTATTATGTTTATTGGTCTTCATATATATTTAGAATATAAAAAATTGATTTAATAATATTCGATATAATATATCATATCAAATCAACCTTATGGGCATCAAATTTCTTAATAACATATTGCGCGAACAATGTGATAAATCTATTTGGCAAATAGGTCTATCAGAGATTGCCGGCAAAAAAATTGCAGTTGATATTAGCATCTATTTATATAAATACGAAGCAACCGACACCTTATTAGAAAACATGTATTTAATGCTCGCCACTTTCAGAGAAAACAATATTACCCCCATTTTCGTATTTGACGGAAAACCGCCTCCAGAAAAAAACGCCATCCTGAAAAAAAGACGAGACGATAAAGCAGCGGCCAAAACCGAATACGACAAACTAAAAGAGGACCTGGATTCCTTACCGACCACGGACAAAAGGGAACACCTGAGCCAACTCAAAAAACAATGTGTCTACATGACGCATGAGAAAATAGACAGCGTGAAGGATTTAATCCGCGCATATGGTGCGACTTATTATGACGCACCGGGAGAAGCGGATGAGCTATGTGCTTTGTTAGTTATTAAGAAGAAAGCATGGGCATGTTTAAGCGAAGATATGGACTTGTTTGTTTACGGGTGTAACCGAGTGTTACGCTATCTGAGTCTGACAAATCAATCGGCAGTGTTGTATTATACTAAGGGCATTTTACAGAAATTGAATATGACCCAAATAGAATTTAGAGAGATTTGTGTATTATCGGGGACGGATTATAATATAAATAATAATTGTTTTATTCTTCCTAATACAATTGCTTTATTTCGGAAATATCAGGATATAAATAAGGATTTAAATAAGGTGACTTTTTATGACTGGATAAGAGAAACAAATTTGAATTTGAATTTGAATTTGAATTTAGATATCGATTTGCTGAAAAAAATAAACAGCATGTTTGACATCCTGGATTCTACCACTACTTTAGAGAATATTAAGATTTATAATGGCCCTATTCAAAAAGAACTTGTTAGAAAAATTATGAAGGAAGATGGATTCTTATTTATCGATTAAATTCTAGATTTAATTTTATTTGCCTTTGTTTATTTGCTTATTTGCTTTTTTTATTTGCTTTTTTTATTTGCTTTTTTTATTTGCTTTTTTTTATTTGCTTTATTTGCTTTATTTGCTTTATTTGCTTTATTTGCTTTATTTGCTTTATTTGCTTTATTTGCTTATTTTGTTGTCTTTGTTTATTTGCTTATTTTGCTTATTTTGTTGTCTTTGTTTATTTATAATATTTTATTTCCATTATATATATATTATGGATACCTCTACTAAATATGGCGTAGGCGCATTACAAACCAATACTGGCATTCAAAATTCAGCATTTGGTTATGGCGCATTACAAAACAATACAACTGGTAAATGTAATACTTCTGTGGGCGCATATTCCGAAACAACAAATACAACGGGATCTTACAATGTAAGTTTAGGGACTAATGCTCTTTTACGAAATCTATCTGGTAGTAATAATTCGGCACTAGGAACCGCATCTCTACTAAATACTACCGGGGGCAGTAATGCCGCAATTGGCGCCAATTCTGGTGAAAGCAATACTGGGTCTAATAATACTTTTTTAGGAGCCATGACTGATAATAAATCGGGTTTTAATAATTCAACTGCTATTGGTTGTGGAACGCAAATTACTGCGCATAATCAAATTATGTTAGGAAGTACCAGCGAAAATGTGGTTATTCCTGGTTCTCTTTCTACTGGGAATATCGTTAGCACTGGTGCTAGTTTTTCTGGTCCTGTTTTGTCAACGGTTCCTGTAACTCAAACCAATCAATTTGCAACAAAATCGTATGTCGATCTTGCTATCGCCGCAGCCGAACTAGGTTTAACTGGCGGCAGCGGCCTAACTGGAAGTATCGAACGCGCAGGCCTGAATCTATTGGTTAATCCTTTAACTTCAGCTACTGCTAAAGGTCAATATACAAATAACACAGGAGTTGGTTTTAATGTTTTGAGAGAATTACTTGTCGATGTTAGTAATACTGGTTCCGAAAATATAGCATTTGGAAACAATGCATTACGATATAATAAAACTGGTTATAAAAATACAGCTGTTGGTTATAATACTATGTATACAAATTTCTACGGCTACAATAATGTTGCCGTTGGTGATAGTGCTTTATATACTAATAGCAATGCGAATAATAATACATCAATTGGTGCGAACTCTATGTACAAAAACGCAACTGGTGACGATAATGTAGCGGTTGGAACTAATGCTTTAACTTCAAATGAGGCGGGAGATGATAATGTGGCTATTGGAGTAAATGCTTTAAAATTGATTGAAACTGGTAATCAAAATACAGCTGTTGGATCTAACGCATTAACTGGAACAAAGACCAATAGTGTTGTTAATGCGGTCACCGCAATTGGCTACAAATCTGCTGTAAATTATCCCGGAAATAACAATACTTTTTTAGGAGCAGCAACTGATTCAAATAGTAGTCAATCTCGATATTCAACTGCGGTTGGTTATGGAGCACAAATTACTGACAGCAATCAAATTATGTTAGGTAAGCCATCATGGAATGTTGAGACCACGCCTATTCCCGCTACTACGGTAGTGGTTCCGGGAACCGCGAAAATCACTGTTGCTGACATTACCACCGCAAATTTTGACACTGCTACCACGCAACAGATTAGCGGTTTTACCGAAAATAGCGTTGTTCCGAAATCATATATCGACTCCGTCGCAACGGGAATCAAGCCCGTAGAAGAATGTCAGTGCGCTACAACGGTATCAATATCTTCGTTACAAGGATTACTAATAATTGATGGATATCAAACTAAGTCAGGTGAAAGAGTATTAGTTAAAGATCAATCTAATAAAGTATTAAATGGAATATATGAGGCAAATGATGGAGATACTAGTTGGCAAAGAACCTCTGATTGTGCCAATGGCAATAATGTTATAGGTAATGCTACATTTATTGTAAATGGAACTACAAATGGAAATAAAACAATTGTTGAATATAATCCAAACCCTGTTGCTATAACCGATCCTTTACAAAATATAGTTAACCAGGATGAATTAATCTATATGACATTAAACAGTGCTAGTTATGATTTTAAACAAGGTTTATTAGTCGAAAATGGAAACACTGTATCTGTAAATCCTAACCTAGATTTTTTGTCTTTTGTCGGCATCAGTGGCGGAACAGGGCCATATGCGTTAGACACTGGAGCTAAAGATGCTCTTATTAATGGATTAACTGTTGGAAGAGGGGCTGCTTCTATAGGCAGTAATACCGCGATTGGAACCAATGCGTTACAAAATAATAACGCTGACAATAATACAGCGGTTGGAACCGCTGCGTTAACCAAAAATACATCTGGAAATAATAATGTCGCGGTCGGAACTGTTGCGTTATATACGAATACAACTGGTTCAAATAATGTCGCGCTAGGAACCTATGCGTTAGAATATAATAACGCTAACTGTTGTACCGCGGTCGGAACTTCTGCGTTACAAAAAAATAACGGTGATAATAATACCGCGGTTGGAAATGCGGCGCTAGCCATTAATCAAAGTGGACATGAGAACACCGCGCTAGGATCTTCGGCGCTGTATGCAAATACAATAGGAGCCAATAATACCGCAGTTGGCCATGGTTCATTGTTTTATAACACTGATGGAAACAATAATGTCGCGGTTGGATTAAATGCGCTGGCTAACAATATATCAGGTTACGATTGTACCGCGGTCGGAACAGGTGCGCTACAGTCAAATACAGTATCAAATAATACCGCAGTTGGATCCAATGCGTTGCACGCAAATACAACTGGATATTTGAATACAGCACTAGGACAAAATGCGTTACAATCGAATAAAACTGGTTTCGGTAATGTCGCAGTTGGAATCGGTTCATTATCTGGAAATATAAATGCATCCGAAAATACCGCGGTTGGATATAATGTGTTATTTACGAATACATCAGGACTAAGTAATACCGCAGTTGGAACCTATGCGTTATTTAAGAATGAGATTGGAAATTTGAATACAGCGCTAGGAGCAAATTCGTTGCAAGAGAATATAACTGGAAATAATAATGTTGCCGTTGGACAATATGCGTTACTAATGAATCAAGTTGGACATGATAATGTTGCGCTAGGACAAGGTGCGCTACAAAATAATACAGTAGACGGCAATGTCGCAGTTGGAAAAGGTGCGTTACTATCGAATAAAACTGGAACAAGCAATGTCGCGGTAGGATTAAATGCGTTATATTATAATCAAACCACTTCGCATAATACAGCAGTTGGGTGGTCGGCGTTAAACGAAAATATATCGGGAGACTTTAATACAGCGCTAGGATCTGGTGCTCTGCTTTATAATGAATCTGGTGACCATAACACAGCGGTTGGTTATAATTCCTTGTATAAAAACGAAGAGGGAATAAATAATACAGCGCTAGGATCACTTGCGTTAAATAACAATCTAACAGGTAACTATTGTACCGCAGTCGGCGTAGGTGCGCTACAAAATAATTCCAGCGCAGAAAATAATGTCGCTGTTGGAAACAATGCGTTAATAGGAAATACAACTGGTTACAATAATACAGCACTAGGAACCAATTCATTATATACGAATGACACTGGTGACAATAATACCGCGATAGGAACCAATGCGTTGCATGATAACAATGATGGAATTAATAATACGGCGCTAGGGATGAATGCGATGTATTATAATATAACAGGTAACTATTGTACCGCGGTCGGTGTAGAAGCGCTAAAAAATAATAACGCAGAAAATAATGTCGCGGTAGGAAACAATGCGTTATTAACAAATACAACTGGTTACAATAATACAGCACTAGGAACCAATTCATTATATACGAATGACACTGGTGACAATAATACCGCGATAGGAACCAATGCGTTACTAGGAAATACAGGAACCGATTGTACCGCGCTAGGATTTAATGCCGGTTCCAATTTAGTAAGCGGTTCTAATAATATTTGTATTGGATCTGGCGCGCAGCATTCTTCTACAAGCGTTAGTCATGAAACGGTAATTGGCAACATAAACACTCAAACTACTAGGATTTATGGCAATGTTAAGATTTATGGCAATTTGTATCAAAGGGTACAGTCAATTTACACCACTAGTGCTTCACCCAACTACAGGACCTCTACAGGAAGTATATCCAATGCATCACAGTTAGATATGAGTTATAATGTATTTACATTAACATCCACCTTCGCAGAAGGTACAGGTTGTTGGGACTGGTATTTACCAACCCCATCAGACCAATATGACGGATGCACTGTAACTTTTAGGAGTAATAAATTAGGAGCTGGCACATGTCTTCAATACATAACAACCCTAGCAGGAATCACTGATATTAATAAGTTGTATTTTTTAACCAGTTCGAGTCAAACGTACAATTGGAAAGTAACGAATACATACGCGGGTAACTTGTATATTGTTCCCGTCGGCATCACGGTAACATTTATTTGTATGCAAGTATATAGTCAAACTCAGGAACTAGGTCCTTTGTGGACATGGGTCCAAACATATTCGGTTTAATTCTAATCCAAATACTTACAGCTATAAGGCACCGAATAGGTCTCAGTCACCCACTTACTGAACCCAGTTCCATGCGGATAAACTGAAAATGCGATAACATTGCTCGCACGAGAAAACAAATTAAAATCAATCATCGTATTTTGTAATTTGTTAGTTTCAAGTTGTATACCCTCCCCAGTATGAGTGATTTCATTTAAATGTATTTTAAGGAAGGGATAATTTAAGGAAAGGTAATTTTTCAAACTGGTGTTGTCTGAAATCAGTAAATATTTTGTATTTACATTTAGGTTGTCCAGTGTACCATATATCATTTCTAATTGAGATTTTTTAAATTTTTCTTTGTGTTGAATTAAAAAATCGTCTCCGTATCTAATGTGAATAATGGTAAAGTTTTTACTAACTAGTTCTAGGTCTGATAACATATTATCGACTAATGATTTTATTCGCGCACTAGGTGCTAAGATGCGTTTCATGTATTCTTTGTGTTTTTGGGGAATTATTGAAGCCGGATAAGCAATGGTATATATATATAGTTTTTTGTTGAATACGCTCTGTTTACTCAAATACTTAATAAAGTCGTCGTTAATCGAAGGACTGTTTATATTTGTTATGATTTTTTCATGTGAAATGTGTGGATTGAAATTAGCTAGTTCAAACTTGTTAATATTGTTATAAACTAGAGGTTGTTTATTTTTATACATTTCGAAAAATTGAGACGCTGGGTGATTTAAAATGTTTATATTACAAGGAATATTATTGCTATCGCAAAACTCTAATAAAAAGTAGGAACCGCGAATAAAATCGCCCAAACCAGAAGCATAAATATTGTTGTTGTATCTTTCTTGGTATACATTTTCGATTATTGGTTTTGTTAGTTGTAGTAATGTTAAGGGGATTTCTATCTCTTGGTTTCTAATTTTCTCTTCTTTTACTAATTCAGATTCAAATTGTTGTTTTCTGTGTATATCCTCAGTCAATTCATTTATTAAAGCATTACCTCTCATACTAGTATTTATTTCCCCTAATTTCATGCTAGTTTCAGAAGTTTTTACTTTCATATAATTTTCTTTATGATTGCTTACTACATTTACTAAGGTATCATCTCCTTTAGTATCTATTTCCCCTAATTTCATAGTTATTTCAGAATTTTTAACCTTTATATTATTTTCTTTATGATTGCTTACTATATTTATTATCGAATCTTCATTTAATAAATTTACTGATTTCAAATGCATATTTAGTTTGGGAAATTCTTCAATAACAAATGGTTCAAGTAATGATGTTATTGGGCTAAGCATGACCTCTAGATTTATGTTAGTTGGCTGTTCTGGTACAGCTAAACTGGTCATATTTTTATCTATTCTATTTGCGATAGGTGTTACTGGATGATTTTTAATTGGCACGCGAATAGAACTGTAATATTGTCCCATTTTGTTAGTTCCATTAGTTACTGGTTTCTTTTGTTTTAAGGGGGATTTTGTAAAGTGCATGGAATACTATAATGTTATATATTATAAAGAGTTAAAGACAATTACTAATTTTATTCTATTCTGTTATTCTGCCAAATGTTAGATTTAAACAACAACCAATATGACATGACTGTATTAAAAGAGAATATTTATGCGCACAATTTATGGGATATTTTGAAGACACAGGTTTTGACAAGGGATTTTTGTGTTAAATATATTTTAAATAAAAATTATCAAATGTCGAAAGAAGAGGAGAAGATTACCTTCCAAGATGTTTTGCGATTACAACCGCACCTCGAAAAAAGAGAATTATTGATTGGTATTGTGAATTATTCGCCTGATGATGATAGCTATGAGGATTTTGAGAGTGTCTCGAATAGAGCAAAATAAGTATTTTAATAAAGTATTTTAATAATATGTTTAAAATGAATTAAATATATTATTTTATAATTGTTTTTATAATTGTTTTTATAATTGTTTTTATAATTGTTTTTATATTGTTTTTATAATTGTTTTTATAATGTTGGTCGATTAATAATCGTCTAAGCAGAAGTGGTAACCTCAGCAGAAGCGGCAACCGCTTTCTCTGCTTTGTAAAAATGGGGACTCATGTATTTTTGGAGATTGAAGTAGGTGAGTTCATCAGTCTTCTTCAGCTTCAAAAGAGTCTGGAGCTTCTGATCAGGATTGATCTTGCGTCCATTTCCAACATCCTGGAGATTGTGAGAGCGGATATACTTGTTAATCTCGCGAGTCACATCCGTGCGAGCCATCTCAGTTCCGGTGGGCTTCTCGAGAAACTTGGCAAGCTCGTCAGAGATTTTGGTCGGCTTCACAAATCCGCTTGGAGCACGATTTCCAGCACGCTTCTTCTTCTTTGAATTTGTCTTTAAAGCAGCCTTAAGGAGACGAGCATACTTCTTCTCAAGAGTTCTAAACTCGGACTTAAGGGAAGCAGCCATGGCGCTAAACTGGTTAAGCTTAGTCATAAACTCCACAGATTGGGCGGCAATAGAGGCCTCGACATCCTCTTCCACGGCGACAGCGGCGGTAGCGGCAGCGGCAGCGGCAGTGGCAGCAGCAGCAGGCTCAACAGACACGGAAACAGCGGAAACAGCGGAAACGGAAGAAGCATCAGCTTCAGCAGAAGCGACAACAGAAGCAGAAGCAGTGGAAGCCTTGGGCTTCTTTGATTTTACGGCGACCACAGGGACGGAAACAGGAACAGAAACGGAAACATCGGAAACAGGAACAGCGGAAACAGCGGCGGATACAGAGGCGGAAACAGAGGCGGAAACAGAGTCGGTGGTAGTCTTAGATTTACTAATTCTTGGCATTCTATTATACTATACTATAGGTAAATCTTTTTAAGCTGTTTAACGCATTAATATATATTATTTGTGATTGTGTTAGAGTTGCTAAATAATATATATTTTATTTAATTTTAAATTAATTTCAAAATTAATTAATAATCGGTCTTTCATTACATGTAGCACACCGCTTGATATAACCAAGGCAACGATGTAGCGGCATCCTGACTCACTAAAGTCAAGGCTCCGAGAACATAAAATGCGCCTAAACATTGAGAATCCCGATCAATTCCTAAATTAACAAACCTTTCTAAAATTTCCAGCGTGAATTTGCGAACTTCGTCTATGTTTTCAATCATCTGTAATTGATTAATGTGAATTAATCTAGAAAATGGATTCCCTAAAGGCGGGCAAATTGCTCGTTTGGTTTCTATTGTTAGAGGTGCTCTATATGACCATATATCGAGCAATTCTCGAATCAATTTAATCAATAAGGGTTTATTCAAATTTAAAAACCATTGCGCATTGGAATAATTGCCTAAAGCGTCTATGTTTTGAAATAGCGATAATGACCTCAATTCGATTGATTTTTTTAGCGGAATCTCCTCGTGAATGTCTTTTATTTCCGTGCAAATGGGAATCTTTAATATTCGACTTAGTCTCAATAATGAGCGGAAATTTACAATATTTTCTGACGATATAGGCAGTCTATTATAAGGATTTTTAATTTGACCATCGCATTTATATATCAAATTGTAAAAGGATAACAAATCAAATCCATAAATGAAACCATCTGCGTCCTCGAGGCTATAAAATTGGCTGTTTGTTAGCTCTGTTAATGGGTCCATTGTGAAAAAATCGGTTGCGTTTGTACATAGTGCTTTGTTTTTGAAACCCGGGCCATGTAATTTGTTATATTTTCTTAATAAATTGCCTCGAAGTCTTTTCTGAATTCTAACAATAAAGTGTGATAAATATAAAAAGGAGAAAATTCGTGTTACCAACTGTGATTTATTGCCGCTAAGTTTCAATTTATAATGTGAAACAATCGTTTTTAATTGTTGGACATTGTAATTGAATTGTAAAAGCATATTGGATTCATTGAATTTGGGAATTGTCATTGTTTTGCTGTCCACCTTTTCTAATTTTGTCCAAGATTTTAACTTCACATTAGTGTAAATATTTTCATACATATCGTGTAAATCTGATGCGCTGCTTGTTATTGTCGCGTTGCTTATTGACATTGGTAGTATATATTATATTATATATTTGTTTTTGAGTTATTTTACAATATATTATATTATGTTTGAAGTTTTTTCAAATGCTTACTAGATTGCTCATAAATACATGTATTTCTTAACCCGTATTCCAAATTGAATTAATCATTTAAAAAAAAATTGATTTAAAGATATAGCATATTATTATAGTATACATACACTAATAACAATGACTGACTTTATCATCGACGGAACTAATATTAATACTGAGGTCTTCTCTTATTCGGCACCAAAGGCTCATGCTTCTGGTGGAAAAGTAGTAAATTTATATAACAAATTAAGCAAGGAATCACTCACATTATCGACCCCTTTAATTCTCACTTGGGGCGCACAAGAAGGCATGGACCAGCAGAAGAATCCTACCGGGAAATTTACCATGTCGCTTCAATTCCCAAACAGCGATTTCCCCAATGCGGACTGCCAATCCTTTCTCGATGGAATGCGTCGTTTAGAAGCGCAAGTGCGAGCGGATGCGATGAAGAATTCTAAGGAGTGGTTTGGCAAGGTTATTAGCAGCGCGGATGTGATGGAAGAGAAGTTCAATGTGATGCTCAGGCATCCTAAATTCAAGGGCACTCAGGAGCCAGATTTAAGCAAGGCGCCAACTCTTACGGTTAAGATTCCTTGTTGGAGCGGTATTTGGAAGCCCGAAATTTATGATGAGGATGGCAATGGTCTATATATTAATGGAAAGGTCAATAGTCACTTATCTCCTCTCGAGTTTTTGAAGCCGAAGACTCATGTTATTTGTTTGCTTCAATGCGGGGGTCTTTGGTTTGTCAATGGAAAAGTTTCAATCACTTGGAACTTGAAGCAAGGCATTGTTCAGAAGCCAAAGCCTTCTATGGAGGGACAGTGTTTCCTTAAGCCCAAGGCGGCTGACAAGGCGCTTCTCAAGACATTGCCTCCGGTTGAGGTGATTGAGGAACCGGATGATGGACAGGTGTCGACTCTGGTGCTCGATAGCGATGATGAGGGAGATATGGTTCACTACCAAGCTCCTCCTGTTGCCGTTGCGCCTGTTTTCGTTGCGTCCGTTCCTGTTGTTGTTGCCGTTGCTGCCGCTTCTGTTGCTGAGCCTGTTGCTGCCGCTTCAGATGAAGTTGAGGAAATCAAACCTGCTGAAAAGAAGAAGCTCATTCGCAAGAAGACTACTGCTTAAATTTGCTCTATACAAAATATTATAAAATTATCAATTAAACTCATTAGAAAATATAAAACGCCTAAATAATTCACTCTTTTTAATTCCATTTTTATTGTAATTATGGAATTAAAATACTTATATTATATGAATCTTTACAACTATATCCGACTTACAACTGACATTATATATGTCATTTTCTGATACTTGTGATATTCCTTGTTTTGAAAGTCTGTATAGTTGGTCCTGTTTTATGCGTAATTCATTTAAGGGTATTCTAAAATCTCTGTTACCTATTGATAAACTAACAAAAGCAGTCTCTGCCGAGCCTTGTGCAAAAGCAGTCTCTGCCGAGCCTTGTGCAAAGGCTGTCTCTGCCGACTCTGTCTCTGCCGACCCCGTCTTTAATAAATCCAACAATTTACTCCCTTCTACATCTATTTGAACATGAATATTATTATCTTCATCTATTACTATATTTGCCGGCAAATCCGGATTACATAAAACAATAATTTCGCTTTCATCTTCGCTATTATTTGACCTCTTTGTATCGAAATACAATTCATTGTGCCACAATGGCACTAAATATAGCTCTTCGTCAATGTATAGTTTAAATATATTGCTCTCCATTAAATCCACTATGGAAGGATTCAATATAAATACTCTATCATTATTATACTTCTTCTTTATCAATGAACTAACAAAATCTAGAATATCATTGCCGATATGTAAGACATGTTTATATTTTACTATAAAACTATATACCTCTAACGCGCTCTCCTTATCCAATTCATCGAATATCCGTTCTAACGCAACTTGCTTCAGACCAAATGTTACTATCTCATTTATAACACTCTTAATGGCGTCTTTATATTGACCATCTATTATGCTACCAATAAAAAGAGATAAAAAATAAATATATCTAGTATTCGTATTATTTGATTCATTTTGGTCATTTGAACTAACAAATGTCGAATCCTGTGTAAAGTCCAGGTCTTTAAGTTCATTTGATAAATACTTATATGCTTCATTTATTTGTTGGAATTTGTTAGTTGCTTCCAAACTATTTCCATTTTTATCTGGATGGTTTATTAATGCTAATTTATGAAAGCGTTTTTTGATATAGTCTTGAGTTAAATTTGCCATTCTGATTGTATTTAAATCAATCTCTAAAATTGATGCTGCTTTATTTAAATCCATGTATAACACTTGTTAAATAAAATAAATAACTCTCTAAATGATAAATCGGTCTATAGTTATTATTGTAATATTTCAAAAATATATATGTTTTTAATAAGATAGGCGACATATTTCCCTTATTTGTATTTATGTATTTTTGATTTATTAACGAGCTCAAAATATACCAAACGCAATCGGTTATATCCAAATTATAAATAAATATATCATATAAATAATCCCGGAACTTCAGAAACTTCAATGTATCAATATTCACCATTTCCTTAACAATTTTATTACAAATGATTTTATAAGGACACATCAGATCCGTTATATTCACATGTAAATTTTTTATGTTAGTTATATTCTCGACTTTAAGGTCATTTGGTAATTTTTGTTTACTACATTTTGTATACGCGATTTTTGACGGTCTTAAAACACTAATTACTTCGCAACAATTCAATATGTTGTCCGGAATAAAACTCAGTTCTTCCGTAACCAAAATGAACTTTATCTTTATATTCGAAGCATTGTTATCCTGCATATAGCTATAAAAGTTTTCCAATAATTCGCTGTGAATATTATGAAATTCTTTACAAACTATTATTCCAGACTTTTCCGTTTTCGCAGATATAACATCCACTATTTGCATGTATATATCGTGCCACAGCAACTTTGAATTACATCCTAACAACGACATGTCGATTTCGTAATGTATGTCGCTTATCTTGAAAAAATATACATCCTTATTAAATACAATACTCAGTTTCTTCTCATACTTTAATTCCGAATGACTGTATTTTTTGATAGCATATAACATTTGACTATATTTTCCAACTCCACTAGGGCCGTAAAATATTATATTGCCTAGCTTATCGATCGAACTAGGGAAATGTGTGTATATTTTCTCTAATTTTGGATGTAAATTCATTTTAGTTACCGCGTTAATATATTCTTCAAAATGGGTCTCTTGAAATTTCATCTTGTGTAATTATTATTATTGTCGAATATTCTTTATTACTGTATTTTACGGATTAAATAATAAGTATTTCAAATACTTATTTGAAATACTTATTTGAAATTAATAATAATAATAAATAATTGGAAAAAGTAATAAACACATATTCATAATATTAATATCAATATAATATTAACATTATGAATATAATACTAACAACAGAACAATACGACGAAAATTTCGTTTATTTTTGCGACCCAATTAAAAACAACATCATGAACGACGGCTACTTCATTCGAATCATTTATTCAACGCCGATTTTCATCTTAAATGGAATTTATCTATCTATTAATATTAATCACCTAACAATAGAAAAGTATTACAATAAATACAAATGCTGTTTTGATATTATCGCGTATAAAGAAATGATTGAAACGCTACAAACACTGGAGACCAATCTCATTAAAAAAGTTAATATTAAGGGAAAAATTCCGCAATATAAAATATACGAGCAGATGAAAAATGGTCACATTAAAATATTTTCAGAAAACATCGATAAAATAAACAATACTTTTTTATTAAAAATAGCGGGTATTTGGGAAACCGACATGTATTATGGTCTCACTTATAAATTTATTAAATTGTAATTTGTGTTGTAATTTGTTAGCGTTTAACAATCTGTCACATAATATTTAAGCACAATATGAACCGTTATTACCGAAAGCAATGATAGTAATCCTAATAATCTTATTATCGAAGCCATTTTTTTTGGCAAAAATAAATTGTTCGCAGTTATTTCCTTAAATATTAAGATTACTTGTAAAATAATTAGCAGACTCGCCAAATTTATAAATGAAGTATAGTAATCTGATACTTGTCCTTGTATTATTTTATCATAATGTCTAAATAATATTATCATTATGAAGAATATAATCGACAATATAGGCACGAATGGGAAAATAATTTGGATTATTTTTGAGAATTTTGATTCGTCGTTTGTTTCTATTTTTATGCGACTACATGAAATCATTGCTTTGAATAATAACACAACAAATGCTGCTATGTAACCAGCGCGGAATGCTTTGACAGAATTTTCGTCTGTCTTTCCCATAGTACCTAGAATTAACACAAGCGAGAAAACGCCAAAGAAAATTAAAATATAATTTGCTTTAATATATGCCGGTTCATCTAACATTTGATTCATTTGATTTATAAATATTATGTATATTATTTATTATACACATAATATTCGATATCTTATCATTATCTTTATCTTATTTTATTTTATTTTATTTTATTTTTACACCTTTTTCGAATCAATCAGGGTCTTTAACTCGTCAATTTCTTCCCGCATTTTCTGGATTTGATAAACTAACAAAGGCACTAGTTCTAAATAATTAATTGCCTTCAAATTTGCTACATCCTTATCCATCTTTGTTACTACCAATTCAGGAAAATGCTTCTCAAATTCTTGAGCGATGAATCCGTAATGTGTCTTTTTATACATATCTGATTTAAATACAAACCGAGTGGCTCTTAGATTTGTTAGTTTGGTTGAAATATCCTCGTTTAAATCTTCTATATTGTCTTTTAGATAGATATCCGATGGATTTACTATAATTCCATCTACATATAAGTTGCCAGGAATATATACATTGTCGTTTTGTGGCGATGCTGGGGTGATTGCTTTTATTGTCGGCGTTGTTGTTGGTAAGCAATTATTTACTCCATAAGTTATTGTTTTCCACAACGATATAGGTGGTCCTGATATAAAATTTTTTACATATGCGGTGTTATTTGGCTGTGTTCCGTTATAATTGGCTCCTTGTTGCATTATATATACCCGAATTATTATTGTTTTATTGTTTTATTGTTTTATTGTTTTATTGATATAAAAATAATTTATAATAATATTATATGAGCCGTTTTGATTTAAATAATAATCATCCTATTATTCCTAATTCTAATCAATATTATTTCGAAAAAAAATATATTTCGATTCATTCTGAAGACAGAGATGTGAACAAGTATAGAAACCCAGCTACTTTTGAAATCGAATTGCCGCAAGATTATCTAAATGTTCAGTCTGTAAGACTATATTCCTGGTCTTTTCCTTCCAATTATTCCGTATTTTCTACCAATAGCCGCAATGTTTTAATGACCTTTAAGTTTGTTAATTTATATAACCCAGGTGAGCATTCTTTCCCCGATCCTTTAACAGAAGCTATTTTTGCTGGATTGTATTACAACCTATCTAAAGAATACAGTTTTACCATAGAATCAGGATTCTATAACCCAACTCAAATGGCAACCGAACTAACAAATAAAATGAACGATACGGTTACATTGTTTTTGAATGAATTTTTTGTTAGCACAGAATACCCTAAATACAATTATGCCGCCGCATTATTTACATGTTATAATCGGTTTATAGTCGTTTATAATGAAGTCGGTCAGAAACTATGGTTTGGCAATAATGCGGACCAATTTGTTCTCACAAATGGCTCGAATACAATTTTAAAAAACGAAATGTCAACCTATTGTGTTCCTAACAGACAAGGCGAGTTGCCGAATTTTACAAATTTTGGATTGCCATCATACCTAGGATTCACTAGATGTGATACTTATGCTTATTCTACTTCTGAAATTATTAGCAATAGTGTTAATAATGATCCGGCGACCGAAATTGCTTCTGATTATAAAGTTCCCAGATTTTTCTACGGCGATGTTACCGGAACAGCCGATAATGGATATTGGCTTCTACCAGTCTTACCCGGTGCCACTGTTTATTATTTACAAGCGCCTCTTAAAATCAATTTTATGGGTCCATCCTATATTTACATGGAAATTGAAGGTCTCAATTGTATCGACGAAACCATACCCTATGCTATTTCTACTTTTACAACCCATACAAATCAAACAAATGGGATTGTAAACTCCTCTTTTGCTAAAATACCGGTGGTTACCACACCTATTTCGCAGTGGTTTGATAATGATATGGGGCCTTTTAAGTATTTCAATCCTCCGGCTGAAAGAATAAGAAAATTAAAGATAAAATTTCGCTACCACAATAATGTGCTTGTCGATTTCGGTTCATTTGACTTTTCATTTATGCTTGAATTCTGTCTTTTGCGGCCACAAGCAGAGCGCAAATATAATATCCGAGATGCTTTTAGTTTGTCTCAATTACAGGGAGTTTGAACTTGTTATTCTTATTCTTATTGTCTTTATAATTATTTGCTATATCCATCTAGGGTCCCTATTGCTCGAATATACTCCATCTCGTCCTGTGTTAAAAAATAAGGCTTTTGAATTTGTAATACAATATCTAAAAAATAAACAAGTTCTTCTCTTGATAAATTCTTATCGCAAACATAATCATTTAGCCTTTTCTTGTTTTGCAACATATCCGCATTTTTGTGTAAATTAAATGCTATAAAGCCGTTTACAAGACTATTTAAGGCTTCTTGTGTCGGGTTTATGCTGTATAGGTATCTATATTGTCTAAAAATAAATTCTCGAATTGAATCTGTTACTAATCCTGGTGATAATTCTTTTGTAACAGATGTAGGAGGGTTATCCGAACCATCATAAAAATAAGTAGTTCTAACATTGCTTGTCATTATATATATATTATATCTTATATCTTTAAATGATTTCATATAATATATATTATTAGAATCCGTTTCTAAGACCATATATGGTCACGATTTAATTCCAATATACGCTGAAAAGGTGCCGAAAAGGTGCTGAAAAGGTGCTATTGTTATTCCACCTTGTAGGTCAGTTTAATCCAATTTAGCAGCACTGCTTTGTCGCATTTTCTCGCATCAGAGGTAAAGTCCTTCAGCTTTAAAAACTTCGGTGTCTTATCTCGTGGCTTTTTATAAAAAATATAGTCGCCAAATTCACCCGTTCGGATGCTGAGTGTCGGCGACAGTTCTCTAACAAATCCAACCGGTTTTTTCGGGTCCAAAGTCGTCTCCCTTTCTAGAATACGCAAAACATCCAGGTATTTGACTTGTTCTGGCGTTATAACATCGAGCTCTTTCAAAGACTTGAATTCCGGTTTTCCGTCTTTTAGCCACTGCGCATATAACCCATACTTGCCATTCTTTACAAACAAATCTTCGCCCTTGTATTTGCCGATGGAACCGTTTGATTTGATTACAGGATCGACCATGTCTTCTAATTTCATCAAATGCGCCTGGGTAATGTCTAGGTCCTTTTTCACGGGTATAAAGGAGGTAGCCGGTCGTAGGGTGTTTGACGGCTTGCTTGTCCGCATTATAACAGGACCGTGTTTGCCAACAATTAGCGTATGGAGGTCGTCTATTTTTAGCGAAAATTTGGTTTCGCTCTTTAAGTCCTTTGTAATAGATATTAATGCTTTATAACATTCGTCGCACACCGCGGTCCATTGCGCCGCATTACGCGCTATTAGGTCCAGCGAGTGCTCCATATCTCTTGTATATTCATAATTGAAAAAACTGTCGAAATGCTTTAATAGAAATTCTATTACGATTATACCTAGCGGCTGTATTACTAATTTGTTAGTTTCATTGCCGAATTCGCGTTTCACTGTTGTTTCTTGAATTGTAGCTTCACCTATTATCAATGAAAAATCATCGCCTTCTATTTTTATACCCTCTATATTCTGTTTTTTGACATATTCTCGTTCTAACAATTTGTCGATTAAGGAAGCAAAGGTGGACGGTCTTCCTATCCCATTTTCTTCTAAAAGTTGAACCAATTTGGCTTCTGTATAATGCGACTTTAGATTTATTAAATGGAATTTACTGTCTATTTTCTTTGGAACAACTAACAAACCCTTATCCGACTTTTTCATTGCTATAAAATATTGGTATTCGTTTCCTTTTTCCCTTTCTTTTTCCTTTTTGGTTCCTTTTTCCTTTTTTAAGGATACGATTTGCCACCCCTCAAATACGACCTGCTCTGTCTTGTAACTAAATTCGCAATTATCGTTTTTATAAACATATACCGGTTCCAATTGGATCTTTGCGGTTAGAATATTATATTGCGCGGATGCCATACAACTTTCTAGCGCCCTTGTCCATATTAACGCATACAAAGATATGGCTTTAGCAGAAACATCTGCTGCTGTGGTCACATTTATTGAAACTGGTCTGATTGCTTCGTGAGCTTCTTGTGCTCCTCCTTTTTCCTTTTCTTTTTCCTTTTCTTCTTTAAGCCCTGCTAACAAATCAATATTCTGACTAACAAACTGCGGACCATATATGCTCACGATATATTGCTTTGTCGTCTCGATAAAATCACAGCTGTATTTCTTACTATCAGTTCTCATGTAAGTTATATAGCCTCCTTCATATAACTCCTGAGCATATTTCATCGTCTCTTTTGGCGATATATGTAGATCATTGCTCGCCATTTGCTGTAATAATGAGGTGGTAAGCGGTTCAGGTGCTTTTCTGATGGATTTCTTTGGTTCACCTACGAAACAAGAATAAGTCGCAATTTCGCAATGCTCTAAAAAGCAAAGGGTCTCGTCGGGTGTTTCGAACTGCTTATTCAGGTCAAAAAGAAGATTCATGTTTGTGAAGTATCCCGTTGTATTGTAAATAAGATTGCCTGGCGCATCCTTTAACGATAAATAATTATCATAAACTAATTTTAGCGCGGGGGTTTGACATCTGCCAGCACTTAGGCTGTTTTTGCTGGTTTTAGAAACACATTTCCACAAATAGGGGGTTATGGTGTAACCAACTAACAAATCAATGATTTGTCTCGATTGCTGGGCGTAAACTAGGTCCATATTCAAATGAACTGGGTTTCTAATTGCTAATTGTAGGGCTCGCTCGGTGATTTCGTTGAAAACAATGCGCTTCGTTTTGTTTATCGGCAGACCAAATAGGTCGCAAAGATGCCACGCAATTGCTTCTCCTTCTCTGTCTGAATCGGTTGCTAAAATTACTTCATCCGCTTTGGCGATTTCTGAACGCAATTTTTCAATCTGTTTTAACTTGATTTGTTCTTGAATAATCGTATAAGCCGGTTTAAACCCGGCTTCAATGTCAATCGATGTCAGACCATCTAGGGTTCTAAGGTGGCCATATGACGCTAATACTCTGTAACCTGGACCCAAATACTCTTCAATCTTTTTACATTTTGCCGGCGATTCGACTATTACTAGCACATTTATAGTGGTATTTTTGGATGCTTTTTTCAGCATTTATAAAGAATATATTACAACATAGATGGGTATTTTTAACTTGTTTTTACATAGCTTTACTTTGGCCGGTTTATTAAGACAATATATTCATGACATAAATAATCTCATCATGATACTCCTTCTTCTGTAAAAGAAAAGCCAATTCCGTTATTTTTCTGAATTTATTTTGTGTCAAAAGATGATCGTCCGCTGTCTTGCTGAAATCCTGCATCTCTTCAAGATATACGGTTTGGGCTTTACACAATATTTGATAGAAATCTACTATTAAATACTTACGGACAGCCTTTTCTTCCAATACAGTCTCTGGCTTGTTCCAACTAACAAATACATATTCCAGTAACAATTTTGCTATTTCCAGAGTTAACTGCGGCGATAGTAAGCTCTCGTTTAACGCGGCGTTGATTCTTGCTATATTATTGTCCATTTATTAACCTTTATAATAAGTCTTTAAGTTGTTTCTTAAATATATATTCATTCCATATTCATCCTATATTCATCATCTTGTATTGCTTCCAACTTATGTCCACTTGAGGTCCCTTATATTCCGGTTCTACTACACCCGTTACCGCATTTAACTTTTCCGCCTTTCTTAAAGCGCTATCTACATAGATTTTCTTTAGAAGCAGACCAACCTCAAACGACCCCTCGTGCTGATCCATTTCCCCGTCCTCTATCTTTCTTAATACATCAATGAACTGAAATAATATCTTCAAATCTATCTCGTCTTTTCTTATTTTGTTATACAAATCCGTGTAATATGTAAATAAAAAATTACATTCTGCCATCGCTTCTAAATGAAGTGCTTCCGGTTCATCGAAATACTTCGCCTTTAACATGACTAAATTATTCACATTGTCTCTTAAAATATGACTGTGCTTTAACTCGCGTATTAATCCCGTCTGGTCTTCCACATTATTTACAGCAATCATCTTTTGTAAGTGAAGTCTCTGATTGTCGTCCATTATATTATTATTTAGAATACTATTTTTAAGCCGTAACTCACTCAAATATATTTTATATTTTATATTTATGCTTTATATTTTATATTTTTATATATTATACAATGACTATCAATGCTCCCGCTCCAGATTTTGGAATTAAACCAATGCAGGTGGCTCCAGCACCACCCGGTTCGAATGGCAGCATACACCAAAATAACACCGCGCTGACAAATCGAGCAAATGATACCCAAGTAAAGGCCAAATTCGGAGGAGCTAAAAGCAAAAGTGCTAAAAGCAGTGGTGCTAAAGGCGGTGCGGTTACGGTTCCACCTATCCAAATAAATTACAAAGAAACTGGGGTTAATAATACCAGCACACAGGCAAATGTCACGGCTTCCACAAGAACCCAATCCGACCTTTATGCCGCTAAACAATATGACGGACTTGTCGGTCAAAAGGCCGGTAGAAAGCTTACTAAAGGTGGTTGGCCCGCTTGGGGTTGTATGAGCGGAGGTAAGCGTAGTAGTTGTAAGAGTTGTAAGCATAAGAGTTGTAAGCGTAGTAAGCGTAAGCGTAGTAGTTGTAAGAAGAGTCGTAGAAGAAAAGGTAAATAAATATATTTAATAATTATATAGAAAATGCCAACACTTAAAAATTATGCCATTTTTATTATGATTAATTTAGCTTTTATAGGACAAATTATCGCAATGGTTTATTTTAGAGCTGCGGACGATATTAAAAATAATTGGCCTCTATATAGGTGTAATCCGTCATACTGGGTTTTCTCTGAAGATGTCTCTACCGACTTTAATTACTGTATTCAAAATACACAATCTAACACAATGAGTTATCTTTTACAACCAATGAACTATTTAGTATCCAATCTGACCTCATTTAGCGGCGATCTAGGGGAATCCTTAAACAAGACTCGCGATATGATTTCTAACATTCGTTCATTTACCTCCGGTATTATTGAAAAAATATTTGGCATTTTTTCGAATTTAATTATAGAATTTCAGAAAATTCTGCTCGCCATTAAGGATATGGTTGGCAAGATTATTGGTATTGTAACGACCATATTATTTATTATAGACGGAACCATTAAAACCATGCACAGCATGTGGAATGGACCACCGGGTAAAATGGTCAAATCGATAGGGTCGTGTTTCCACCCAGATACAAAAATAAAGACAAAAGGTGGCGAAATATATGCGATGAGCCAACTTCCTTTAGGCGTAGAATTGGAGGACGGTGGCAAAGTATTTTCTGTTTTGAAGGTCGATAATCCGAAAAAAGAGCTTCTATATCGGATTTCTGACGCGAGTTTAGGTCCTATTTATGTCACCGGGGAACACTATATTTTAGAGCCTGAATCTAACAAATTTATACAAGTGAAAGATTACAAGGATGCTGTATGGCAAACAGAAGTGTATTCGAGCTGGTTCTCGTGTATTATTACTACAAATAGACGAATTCCAATTGGTAAACATATTTTCTGGGATTGGGAAGATGATGAACTAACAAAAGTCTAAAATAAAATATAGAGATATTATAAGTAATTTAATTTTAATGAGCAAAAGAACAGCAGAAACATCAGAAATAGAAAAGCCGGTTAACACATCAGCAGCAGCTGCAGCTGAAGCAGCAGCAAAAGCAGCAAAAGCAAAAGCAAGAGCAGATAGACTAGCAGATAGACAAGCAGCAGCGGCAACAGCAAAAGCAGCAACAGCAAAAGCAGCAAAAGCAAGAGCGGATAGACAAGCAGCAGAAGAACAACAAAGACAAGCAGCAGAAAAAGCAGCAGAAGAACAACAAAGACAAGCAGCAGAAGAACAACAAAGACAATCAGCAGCAGAACAACAAAGACAAGCAGCAGCAGAACAACAAAGACAAAAAGCAGCAAAAGCAGCATCGACAGCGACAGCAGATCCGATACCCATGACACGAGAGTATGCCGTAGACAAAAATATAGAAAATGCCATAAATGATATCGGATATAAATTGCGACAAAAACCAAACCCATTGACCATAGACGAACTCAGTGCGCTTCAAGCAAAAATCAATGTTATAAGAAATAGGACAAATGGATATCTCATACGAGATAGCGGTTTCCAATTCATTAACCTTCAAAATCTTTTTATCATAAAAGAATTACAAAAGTTATTAGATGCTAAAATAATGGAATTTACTGTTAATAATCCCGCCGTTAATCCCGCCGTTAATCCCGCCCTTAGTTCAACACTTATAGACGCTGCTGAAATGCTCAAACAACAGCTAGTTGTCATGGGAGACATTTTTAATTCAGTTATTTATCCACAAAGTGGTCCTCCTTCTGATCCGCTTATACAAACCCTTATTGTAGACATTAACGCAGAAATCAATAAATATAATCCTCAACCAAGTGACCAAGTAAGAGCGGACCAAGTAAGAGCAATATTATTTTATAGATTCTTTAAAATATTATCCGACGACAGCGCCAGCACGGGTATAACTCCGGAGCAAATTGCTATCTGGGAACTTGACCTTAATATAGTTAAATTTATATTTAATATGATTGACTTATATCGCGGAGATCCGGACCGTCCTGATATTATTAGAGAGGGTATGGATTATCATAAATATGTTTATTATATTGCTAGAAATATTAAACCCGATTGGTGGAAAACCATTGATTCGAACCCTGCTCTATTTGTTAGAAAATTTATAGATACAGGTCTTGGAAAAACTCAGGCAGATTTGGCATCTGAAGAAGATAAAGATGATAGAGTTATTATGAGTGAAGATAAATTATATAGTCTTTTATTTTGTAATGTTATATATAGCACTTTAGCGGCATTGGTATTTCCATATTGGCCTATAAAAGCCACGACACCGATACCGGTATTTGTAGGCACAGGACCTATAGGAAGTGATGCTAACTGTATTAATTTTAAAATTAATGAAATAAATACGGGTACAATTAGAGCGGATACAATTAGACCCGGTGAAAATGGAATGTTCGATGTATTAGCTCCGATAACTTCCTCGTCAAATGATGAAGCGTTAGCAGTTCGGAAATTTTTAAAACTTGGCGGAGTCATTTTAAAAATGAATTTTGAAGCTGGATGTACTTATATGTGTGTATCTGAAAACGGCAGCGATGAACAGGAAACCTTCGTGTTACCTGGAAGGTATAATTATGTCTCGAAAACACCTCAAACTATGGTTAGGCAAACATTTGACGAGTATGAGTTTATTCAAATAGAAACAATAAAGGTAAATCCTGCAGTTATCGCGGGTTTATGGGCTAAAGCTAAAGAGGCTGTAAATTCTTATGCAATTGCTTCACTTAAACCATATGAAGATATCGAGGGAGAAAGAGTTGATATGGAGCGACAAAACACATATGATATTTTAAAGGATTTAGTTAAACACAAACTTCCGATTAATGAAGCCGATTTGGGCGGCGGTTCCAAACGAAGAACTAACAACCGAAGAACAAAAAGAAGGAAAACAAAAAGAAGAAGAACCAACAACAAACGCAAAAGTAGACGAACTAACAAACGCAAACGCAAAAGTAGAAGAAGAAGAATTTAGAGTGTTTACAACATTATACTATATCCTATATATAATATATAGTATAAATGGCTAACCCCTCTACAAATATACCTACAAATATAAATCCCACAAATATAAACGATAAACTAGATTACGCCGCAACAACTCAGTTTGTAAACGAATTATACGACAAATTAACCTATTACGACATGTACGGTTCCACCATCATGGTATTTCTTCTCATAACTATTTTCGTTCTATTCGCATACGGCTATTTTCAAATCATGCGGGTCCGCGAAGCAGTCGCAAACGATTGGCAAAATCAGCGATGTAATCCGAAATACATCCCCTTCGCCGGTTTCATTACCCACCCAGATGGAACAACTCCATTCGAATATACCGAAGAAAATTTCCAATATTGTATTCAAAATGTTCAAAAAGACGCCACTGGTCAAGCACTTCAGCCACTGAATTTTCTAGTCAGCGGCGTAACCAGCATGTTAAATATGGTCGCAGAAGCCATACAAAAAATCAGAGAATTTCTCAATATATTGAGAAATAACATAAAGAAATTCGCCGAAGATGTCTTACATAAAATTCTAAATGTCATGATTCCGCTTCAATCCCTGATAATCTCCTTATCAGATATGCTTGGCAAAACTCAGGGTATTTTAGCAGGCGGGCTATATGTTTTTATAGCCTCATACGACACGCTGAAATCGTTATTGGGCTCTATAGTAGAGCTAACTGTAGTAATATTGATGGTCATGGTTATCATTATCGTCGGATTATGGTCATTACCGTTCAGCTGGCCTGCCGCCGCAGCTTCCAGCGCGATTTATGTCGTATTTGCTCTATTATTGTCCGTCATTGTCATATTTTTAACGGAAGTAATGGGAATCAAATCGTCTTCTGTCCCTAAGCTAAGATGCTTTGACAAGGATACGCTCTTAAAAATGGAAGACGGCGCTTATAAGAAAATCATCGACATAACTGTAGGCGAAAGGCTGGCTAACAATACGCTAATTACGGCCAAAATGAAGGTGGACTCTGCTGGGCTGCGTATGTTTGTCCTGGATGATAGCGTAACCGTTAGCGAGAGCCATATTGTTCTATATCAGGGTCGATGGATTCCGGTCAGAGACCATCCGTTTGCTAAAGAGCTGCTGAAATACTCAGAACCTTTTTTATATTGCTTGAATACCGGTTCCAAAGAGATAGTTATTGACGATATTGTGTTTACGGACTGGGACGAGATTTACGAATCGTCGCTGACCTCGGTAATAAATGCTATACCGCAGAATATATTTATAAGAGATTTAACGGAACAAAAGGCGAACATACATCGGTATTTAGAGGTCGGGCTCGAATCAGATACAATCGTTTATTTGTTTGATGGCACCAATAAATCAATTAAAGATGTTTGTATAGGCGACAAATTGTCTACCAGAGGCATAGTATATGGAATCGTGGAAATAGAAAAGGATGCTATTTTAGGAAATCTTGACAAAAGGAATGAAAAGGATGAAAAGGATGAAAAGGATGAAAAGGATGAAAAGGATGAAAATATATTATATCATTTGTTAGTAACTAACAAACTTTTTGAAACCAAAGGCAAAATAATTAGGGATTATAACGACAAGATAGATTCTATTATTTAACCGCATTGCTTTAGAAAATTATCTAACGAATATGTATAATATGGAGATTTCAATTGGTTCATACAAATGTAGATTGGAAATATGTATTTTAGCATTTATTCTATTTTGGATCATGTTCGGCCATGTTATGTGTTCGTGCTGTACCATGTCAATGCAAGAGGGCTTACATATGTTAAAAGAAGGTTATGTCGCTGCTCCGCGGGCCAGACGCGCTTACAATACAACTGAAGGATTTGTGACCGCACCTGCCGCAAAAAAACGCGTATACAATAACAATAACACAACAGAAGAAACTACGGATTCTACCACTACAACAGAAGGCTTTGTTAGCTCCAATAACAAAGCATATGGTCCAGAATTTGAGTCGAGTAAAGCGCCGAGCTACATTATGCGACCCGATACCTGGGCGATGCCGACGCTTTCTTACAGCAAGGGAACCGTTCCCAGCGCCGGAGCCCAGGATATTTTGAATCGCAATAATCCCTCTTTGGCTAAAGGGGAAATGGATATTTTCGCAAATACGCCATTTAAACCCGAGTGTTGTCCTAATGCGTTTTCTAAAAGCAGCGGCTGCGCTTGTATGGACATGAAAACATACGGGTCGTTAATAAATCGCGGCGGAAACAATGTACCTTATGATATTTATTAAATACTAAATATTTAAGACCATATATCGTCACAAAATAAAATAGCAAATGATTATTTTATTTTGACAGTAACAACTTACGATTCTCTTTAAGTTCAAATTTAATATATATTATTTGTCGGCCTTATTTGTCGGCCTTATTTGTCGGCCTTATTTGTCGGCCTTATTTGTCGGCCTTATTTGTCGGCCTTATTTGTCGGCCTTATCGGCCTTATCGCCTGGTAACCTCACATAATTGGCAGTAAATAACACTTTGGCAACGGTCGTATCCAATGTCAACTATATCTTCGATATACTCGTGACAGCAATAGTTTTCAACTGCGTCTTCTAATTCACTCAAAAAAGTCTGGACTTGGCCCTTATATATTGTGGGGTCAAATAGCGTATTAAAATGCGAGCCAATAAGCGGATTCTTTTCGAAAAAGTCGTTTTCATTATTCTTAATATCTAGTAAAAATTGATGCCTTTGGTCTTGAAGTGAATCCAAGAATTTGATACATGTGTTAGATAGAGCGACCATGTTTGATAGTGTCTCCACTTCTAAGGTGTTAGCCGAAGATAAGACACCTGTGTCGACTTTTAAGGATTTAGTTAATTTATTTGCTTCGTGTTTGTTAGTTGAAGACATCTTTATACCCATTATTATAGGGATATTTTTAATTTGTTTGTATAATGTATAATAATATTTTTATGAGCGCATCGCAACCAGGACCGGAATATATAAACCCAAACAAAGGAGTCCAACGATCAGTCTCGTTAAAAACTTATATCCCTCGTATGCCTCATGGATATCTGGATCCAAATGATGCAGCTGCCCTTTGGGCTAGCTTCGAAGAAGATTTATCTGGAATTTTAAAAGATCTTACAGCACAAGCACAAGCACAAGCACAAGCACAAGCACAAGCACAAGCACAAGCACAGATAAACCCAGAAGTAGAGAAAAAGGTAGATATTTATTTTACCGTTGGACGATTTAATCCACTACATCCAGGACATATTACATTAATGTTTGCCATGATTGACGAAGCATTAAGAACCCGAAACCCCTATAAAATAATCATTTATGCTGGAAGCGGGCCTAAAAATAATGATAAAATGCCAGAAAAAGATGCTATTTTAAATATACTAAATAATCCTATATCATTTCAAGAAAAAGAAGCAATTATAAGGCGAATATTGATTTTAAAGTATGGTGAAGCAATTGTTCGCAATAATATTGAAATTATAGAAATGGAATTTGTTCCAAAACAATTATCAGAAGTAATGCTAGAAATACATGCCTCAAATTCTGAAATTATAATAAGCAGTTTTCGTACTGCTGGTGATAAACCTACTGAGCAGGAAGGAGTTGATGATTTTGACAAATCAAAATATGTAGAAGCTTATTTAAGAAAATTCGCAGCAGAAAACGGTATTACTTATAATCCTGATGGATTACGGATACCAGCAGCTTCAGCTGGAGCGGGAGCGGAAGCAGCTTCTGCGACTAAAGTTAGACTGGATGCACTAAACTTGCCTAAAGGCAAGTTTATCGCCACATATTTACCAGCATATAAGGGTTTATTTGAAGGAATAGATATTAGGGGTGAGTTGGTACAAATTATTGGTGATATTCATGATGGAATAAACACGGCACGAGAACGTAAGTTTACATATAAAATAAATAAAAATACATTAGGAACATCTACAATATCTCAAGATAATATAAGAGAGTATATAAAGAGTAAAGGAAAAAATGCGATGCCTGAAGTGGTAGAAGCAACAAAAGCAACAGAAGAAGCAGCAACAGAAGAAGCACCAACAGTAAAAGCAGTAACAGTAAAAGCAGTAAAAGCAGTAAAGTCAGTGGAAATACCAGCAAAAGCAGTAACAGTAAAAGCAGTAAAAGCAGCAACAAAAGCAAAAGCAGATAGAATAATAGACGAAGGAACAGGACCAGGAACAGGAAAAAGGGAAAAATCAGCAAAAAAAGGACCAGACGCAGGCGGTTCTAGAAAACGCAAAAGAAGACAAACCAAAAGAAAATCTAGAAAACGCAAAAGAAGACAAACAAAAAGAAGAAAATCCAAAAGAAGACGAAATCGTTAATTTCGAATACCATTTAAGTTATTGAATTTGGTAATTTGTTTAATAACAGAGAAATTTTGCCCGGCATACCAAGCGAACAATTTTTGACTAGGTTCAACACCTCGATTATAGAAAAGCACGCTGGAAGTTATCTTACCATTACTCAATTTGGGCATTATACTATTAGAAAGTATTTTAAAATATACCTTTTAAAATATTTTATTGTTAGTTTCACCTTTGTAAAATAATCGCATTAAACTGCGCCTGAAAGAAATTAGCAGTAACCTGAAACGCGGTTGGCTGACCAACTGTGTAATTTCCTGACGCTATTTGGCCGAAATAGGTGAAATTATTTGGAACCCCTCTTCGATAAAAATTCGCACTAGTTCTGACAGGCATAGATATAAATAGAGGATATAATAATTATCATCACTTTAAATCACTTTAATCAAATTTGCCGCCCATAAAATCCGGTGGAAACTAAACATACAGGCTATGTAGCGCGCTATTTCCCGAATTGTTAGTCTTAATTAACTTATCCACAATATCCTTTGTCACCCTAAAAGGGAACTCCACCTTTAGCGCCATATCCTCCTCAAACAAATTAGAACCCGGCCGCATCAAACGATACAAATTCAATTTAGTATAAATTATCTCTAAACACCGCTTCAAATTTCGAACTCCATCTTCCTTATTACAGAAGTTGTCGATAATATAATGCTCAGTCTCATCCGGAATAATGATATCGTCTACTTTGAAACGCACTTGTTCGCGAATTTTCGGCAGCAAATAGTTATTCGCAATGATCGTCTTCTGCTTCTGATTATAACCCTTTGTCTGAATGCGATACATACGGTCCTTCAAAATAGGATTCACCTTGCTTTCATCATTGTAGCTAAATATAAACAAACACTTGCTTAAATCAAAGTCAATTTCGGCGAAATACTTGTCATGAAATTGGGAATTCTGCGAGGTATCTGTTAAATGTGTCAAAATACCAGCAATCTCTTCACCCTTGGGCGTCTCACTAATTTTATCAAGCTCGTCAAAATAAATCACCGGATTCATACATTTGCTGTCGATTAGGATCTGGACAATTTTGCCCCACATAGAGCCTTCGTAGGTGTATCCATGTCCCTCTAGAAAACTGCTATCCGTCGCGCCTCCTAAAGCAATAAACGCGAAGGGTCGATTGAGAATTTTGCTGATACCTTCTCTCACAAGCGAAGTATTATGTGTAACTGTAAAATCTCCTAATAAATAACGATGATTATCGTCAAGTTCAAAACCATAGTATTTGCCTTTGCCAATTGATTTAACAGTAAACCCAACATTCAAAGGATCTTTATTTTGAATTCTAACTTCAGCCCTTTTTCTAGGACACTTTGTTGGAATTTCTGTTAAATTACTTCCTGAAATACATATTCTATAATAAGTTCCATATACCTTTTTATTCTTATACATACAAAAGCTTGTGCATTTTTTTTGATAAGCTGCAAATCCTAAAGATCTTGCAATAAATAATATATCATCCGATAATACTTTATTTTTTTGAGTAATGTCATAACATTTACCTTTACTACTATATGATCCGTCGCTATCAATTATTCCAGCAAGCAATTTCAATCTATTTTCTCTGCTATTAATCTTATAAATATTAGGAATGTGTTTATTATTTAACATATTTAAATCTTTCAAAACTTGTAGAAATACATTTTTATTATTACGACTATCATGTTTGTATGCATCATATGTTATTCCGTATGTATATTTGCTATAATGTGCTAGTTGTAAATTGTGTTTTTTAATTTCATTTTTTATATAGTGTAAAATAACCGCTTCTTGATTTGTAATATTTGGATCAGAAGAAGTGCCATCGCCTAGCCAAACCCCAATAATATAAGGATCAAACGGAACAGGTTTTTCCTCAAAGTCAATTCCTGTTTTATAACCTTTTAATTTACTTTTAATAAACTTTGGCAATTCAAGATAATTTTTAACTGAAATTTGAATTATATCATTTTCAAAACAGTTTTTTTCTAGGTATTTTTCAGCTTCGTTTAAATCAGAAAATCGTTTGCTCTGCAACTTGCATGTATCTTTATTTAAATATTCTGTTTTGTATGATATTGAATTATTTTTATTTTTGCATTTTCTAATTCTATTAATTCCAGATGGTTTCAAACATAAAATATGTTCAGAATTTACTCCATACTTTTCTCCTTTTGTCGGCATTATTTCATACAATTCATCTTCACCTCTGCCAAGTGATAATACATTTCTAGGTTTTGAATCGTCTCCCATAACAATGTCGCACACAACAATGTCTTGAACCATTTTAATAGAACCATCATACATCAATATTGGAGTATCATATGTATGACATTTGCCCGAACCTGGTGGACCATGTATCGCAACTGCCGTGCCAATTGCTTTTGGATTGGTGATAAGTTGGCCTAGTAGCTGCATGATTTGCATCTTCGCGTCATTCAATCCATACACCGCTTCATCCAAAATCTTCTGCGCATTCGCCATGAATTCGTGACACTTTTCGACACCATCGTCAATCGAAATTGGCAGATTGCTATACTTACCGAATGGAATGCGCATAAAAGTGTCGACCCAATTTTTGATTTTGTAGAATTCGCCACTACCTGGCTCCATGTGCCGCAAAGTGCTTATCTTCTTTAGCGCGGCGGATTTGAATATAAGCGGGATATCCGCCTCTAAAAGGGTGAGACGATATGGCTTCTCCACTCGGGTGATTTTATTGATTTCTTTTAGCTCCTTAATGATTTTTTTCTGCTGAAATTGTTCGAGCTTTTCAAAGAACTCGAAATCATTCATGGTGTTTTTATCACGCAAAATGCGCTTAAAGATGCGTTCATTGCGAGCCTTTTCCTTTGTATTTTTCTTGTCTTGCTTTAATCTAGAGAGCTTGATTTTTTCTTCACAGACCTTGATACATTCGTCGATAAGCGCGGTATCAGTTGATTTGGATTGGAGGCCTTTTAAAATAGTTATTATGTTTTCTTTGTCTGAGTTTATGTCTGAGTTTATAGCTGGAGTTTCCATTTTAGTAACCTTCTTCCTTGTAATAGGTTTTACTTCCTCTTCCTCTTCCTCGTCGTCTTCCTCATCAGTGCTGACAGGGTCATCTTCATTCTCAGTTTCTTCATCTTCATCCTCGCTACATGTCGCCCAATCTTCTGAATCATCAAATTCCGAATCATCCAATTCTTTGTTACCTGACCCAATAGTAAAAATAATATTAAATTTACTAGTTTTGCTTTTAACCTTCGATTCTTTTTCTAAGTCTTCTTCTGATTCTAAAATCCTTTTTGATTTGACGGGTACAGCCTTTCCCTTTTTGGTAGATTTTTTAGGAATATATTCTTCATCAGAGTCGTCTTCTTCTGATTCTGATTCTTCGATAATTCTTTGCTTTTTATTCAAATCTTTTTTTAATACATGCGTCAACTCCTTCCCAGCCTTTACCTTTTTATCAAGATGCTTAGAAGGAAATGTTTTTGCTAAAAACTCTCGATATTCTTGCATGTTTATTTCTTCTTCCCCCTCATCCTCCGACTGCGATGAACCGCCATTGCTATCTCTATTGCTATCGCTATCGCTATCTCTATCGCTGCCACTATCGCTGCCACTATCGCTGCCAGACGATTCGACTTGTTTCTTTCTTAGTCTAGTAGCCTCTTCCTTCTTCTTTGAAGGAGCCACATATGCGGATTTTCCTTTTTTAGTTTGAATATCTCTTGACATTGTATTTACTTAGTATGAAGTTATATTTTTAAGTAATATTTAATAATATTATTCTAAATGTAACCTAAAATAGGGAAATAATATATATATATTTTGTAATAAAGGTCTAAAAACAATTTACAAAATTAATATTAGACAAAACAATTATAAAACAATTACAAAACGATTTACAATAATAATATTAGATAAAACAATTAATTAAAAAATTGAAATAAAAACAATATAAATATTATTATCTTATTAATATAAGAAACATGTCTAAGAACGCTGGAAATATGCAAAATACAATTAGCTCGAAAATTATTGGTATCCAATTTAGTATATTGTCTCCCGAAGAAATCCGCAAGGGTTCGGTCGCAGAAATTACTAGTCGCGATACATATATAAATAATAAACCGGTCATCAATGGTCTATTCGACCCCAGAATGGGTGTTTTAGAGCCAGGTCTCATCTGCCCCACAGATGGTCTCGACTACATGAAAACTCCCGGATATTTTGGTCACATCGAATTAGCCAAACCGGTATTCTTTATTCAATATTTATCGACAATACAAAAGATTTTAAAGTGTGTCTGTTTTAAATGCAGCAGACTACTTATTTCAAAAGAAAAATTCAAACAGGCATTAGGTATGGCAGCACAAGCTCGCTGGAAATATGTCGTCGACTTGGTCAAAAATGTGAAACGCTGCGGTGAAGATACTGAAGATGGATGCGGTTGCTTACAGCCAAAGAGATACAAAAAAGAAGGCATGGCGTCACTATATGCTGAGTGGCCAAATACTAGCGAAGAAGGCGAAGAAGACAATATTATCATCCCTTTGACTCCTGAACTGGTTTTGAAAATATTTAAGCGCATTTCGGATGAAGATGTGACCTTTATGGGTTTTAGCCCCCTCTGGTCTCGCCCTGATTGGATGGTTTGCCAAGTATTAGCCGTTCCGCCTCCAGCAGTTCGACCATCTGTGAAGCACGACGCGCAGCAAAGGTCAGAAGACGATTTAAGTCACATCCTAGTAAATATTATCAAGACAAACAAGACACTCCAAGAGAAAATTCAAAACAATGCGCCAGAATCGGTTATCAATGATTGGGCAACAGTGCTTCAATATCATGTCGCGAGTCAAATCGATAATAAATTGCCTGGCGCGAATCCGGTGGCGCAGCGTTCTGGTCGACCACTCAAGTCAATCAAGGACCGATTGAATGGAAAGGGTGGTCGCATGAGAGGCAATTTGATGGCAAAGCGCGTCGACTTTAGTGCTCGTTCGGTCATTACCGCGGACCCAAACATTTCCATTAGAGAGCTCGGTATTCCCATGAAAATCGCGAAAAACATTACCAAGCCTGTCGTAGTGAACCGAGTGAACAAGGCGTTCCTGACAAAATTGGTTCAAAATGGTCCAGATATTTGGCCGGGTGCGAAAATTCTGGAAATACCTGGTGTCAAATCAATCACCTTGCGATACAAAGATAGAAACTCGATTGTCTTGGAAGACGGAAACATAGTTCATCGCCACATGATGGACGGTGACGCAATCTTATTCAATCGGCAACCGACGCTACACAGAATGTCGATGATGTGTCACATCGCTAAAATTATGAAAAAAGGCGATACCTTTAGAATGAATGTCGCTGACACGAAGCCATACAACGCGGATTTTGATGGGGATAAACTTTAAAATGCAAATTTATCTTGTCCCCAACATGCGACTGCTTGTTAAGTTGTAGATAATCTTAACAGGGAAAACAGTGTAATATCTACTAATTCATATATGGAATGAATTATATATAATCGTATAGTCATATAATTAAACAGTATAAACATATCTTGCTAATATAAATATAATAATGGAACGTCTATTAGATAAAAATGAATTTCATAAGGTTATTGGTGAAATTTATAAAATAACAAACATATTAAACAACAAATGTTATGTTGGTCAAACAAGAAGCCATCGTTTAAATCACAATAAATATAGACCATTTGGCCACATGGGAAGATTTAAAGATCATATTAGTGAAGCAAATAATTCAAATAAAGTAGGATGTAAATATTTGAATAGTGCCTTACTTAAATATGGTATTGAAAATTTTAAATGTGAACTAATTATTACATGTAATGTCGACGAACTAGATTTTTACGAAGTAAAATATATCGTTGATTTAAATACAAAGTATCCAAATGGTTATAATTTAACAAATGGCGGACAATCTCATGGATATCTAAGAGGAAAGAAAATAATTTTAGATGATTCTGAAATTACATTATGTTCTGAAACTAAATCACCAAATCCAAATTTAAAAAGAAGTGAATATACTAGAAATTTAATATCCAAACGATTAATTGAATTTAAAAGTGATATTTCACACCGAAAAGAAATAATGGTAAAGGTTCAGAAACAACATGAAGATAAAAGATTTGACCAATTTAAAAATATCATATTTGACGACACTAATATAAATAAATACATTCATGTTATTCGTAATAATATATTAGGTTACGAATATATTGGAGTTAGTGTTGGAAGAGTTAGAACAACATTTGTAGGCAAGTTTGAAACAATAGACGAAATAAAAAATAGAGCAAGAATGTTTATAATAGATTTAATTAAATGGCAACGTGACCAAATTGCGGGAACTTCCTTAGAGCCTTCACTACCACTCACATACTGAAAAGTGTGTGAGGACCTCGGTTAATTGCCGAACCCGATGGTAAAAATGTGAAGGATTGGATAATCCGCAGCCAAGCCCCTAACCTCGCTATGGTAAGAGTACGGGGAAGGTTCAGAGAGTAGACGGTTACGGGTCTCAAATGACGGATTAACCATCCAGATGAGGCTCAAGGTGTATTCCGGCCTTACCATAAATGGTAAGGAAAAATATCTAGCTGGAGATGAATTTGCACATGGCTCAGGATCCAGAAGCCGAGTCAGAGTTAAGAAATTTGGCCGCAGTGCCATACCAGATAATCAGCCCAGGAAACAATGCGCCGATTATCGGAATCTATCAGGATTCCATGTTGGGATCATATAGATTTACAAGAGAGAACATAAATTTTACACACAAGGAAGCGATGAATTTATTGATGATGTTTGACCGAGTGAATCCAATTGCGCTAACAGGAGGAAAATCATCAAATGACAGAGTCAGTAATTTTGAAGTGTTATCGCAGATTTTGCCACCACTCTCCATCAAAGTGAAGAACAAACAATTCGATGGAGAAAAAGAGAATATCGGAGAGTCAAACAATGTTATTGAGATCAAAGACGGTCGCTATTTGAGAGGCCAGATGGACAAGGGTATTCTAGGCTCAGGCACCAAGGGTCTTATTCATCGTGTTTGTAATTCGTTTGGCAACATGGCATCCGCCAAATTTATTGATGATTTACAAAACATTGTGACTGAATACATGAAGCAGAGCTCGTTCAGTGTGGGGATAAGTGATTTAATTACTAGCGCAAACACCAATGCTAAAATCATCAGTATTATCACAGACAAAAAGGCGGATGTGAAAAAACTGATTGACCAAGTCCAAGTTGGCGTCTTTGAGAACAGCTCTGGTAAAACAAATGAAGAAGAATTCGAGACCAAAATTAACAATCTTCTCGGAAAAGCGCAATCAGAAGCAGGTCGAGAAGCGCTCAAAAATCTAAGCAAGGACAATCGATTTGTTATCATGTTCAATGCGGGTTCAAAGGGCACGGAAATCAATATTCAGCAGATGACGGCGTGCTTGGGGCAACAGAATGTGGATGGAAAGCGCATTCCTTACGGATTTGAACACAGAACGCTGCCGCATTACACCAAGTATGATGACAGTCCAGTTGCGCGTGGATTCGTAGAGAGCTCGTATATTAATGGATTGTCGCCACAAGAGGTCTTCTTCCATGCGATGGGTGGTCGTATTGGTCTGATTGATACTGCGGTCAAGTCGGTTGTCAGCAATACACCAATTGTCATTATTGAAAATGGAGAGCCAAAATATGTGGAAATTGGTAAATGGATCGACAATCAACTAGATAATTGCGCAACTCCAGAAGACATTCAACATTTTACGGAAAGACGGATGGAATTACTAAACACTGCTAATATTTACATTCCTACAACAGATGAGAATGGAATTGTTACTTGGGGTGAAGTAACCGCTGTCACAAGACATGATCCAGGAACGGCATTGTATGAAATCAAGACAATTGGTGGACGCTCTGTGATTGTAACTGAAAGCAAATCATTATTGATTTGGAATCCAGAAACCAAGAAATTGGTCGAGACGCTTACGCCGGAAATAATAGTAGGAGATTGTGTTCCTGTGACGGCGGAATTGTGCGAGCCGCCAATAATAAAAGAAAGCATTGACATGTCTGTATATTTGTCAAAAACGAAATATGTATTCGGGACAGAGTTTAATACCGCAATTCAAATGATGGAGCACGAGATGGAAGAGCGGGTCAAAATTCCTGCTGGATGGTGGGATGAAAACAATGGACTAAACTTTGTATTGCCATATAGTAAAAAGGCATCTCTTCAAAGAACGCTGATAAGAAGTAATGTAAATAATATTAAATCTGGATTTATCTATCCTTATCATGCTGCTAGAAAGGAAACTTACATTTCGGAACAATTTGAATTGAATGAAGAAAATGGCATCTTTATTGGTCTCTTCTTGGCGGAAGGAAATGCTTACAAAAATACGGTTACGATTACTAATTTGGATGACAATATTATTGCTTTCATGAAAAATTGGTTTGATAAAAATGGCATTTGTAGCACGGAACAAACTCGAATTAATAAAATCGGAGGAACCACTAGAACAATTAGAGGCAACTCTTCTATATTGTCGACATTTATAACAAATCTGGTTGGAAGCGGTGCGGCTAACAAATATGTTCCAACGGAAGCATTTATTGCTCCCAGAGCTTTTGTCAAAGGGCTCTTAAATGGATATTATTCCGGCGATGGAACAATTAGTAAGAATTCGGTAGATGTCGGGTCCGCGTCTTCGCGTTTGATTGAAGGAATCGCCATGCTGTGCTCTCGATTTGGAATATTTGGAAAGGTGTTTAAAACACAAATGAAGTCAAATAATCTAGGAACTAAAAATATTAAACCGACATATAGATTATCTATTAGAGCACAATGGGGTCGAAAATTTGCGGAGACGATTTCACTAATAGATGACAAGAAAATGAAGAAAATGTCTGGTATCAAATGGAATACAAATCATCGCAACTTTGAGACTTACAATGACATTGTGCTAGACAAAATCGTAGAAATCAATATTGTCGGAGTGGAGAAATATCCCAAAGTGTATGATTTAACCATTCCATCCACGCTAAACTTTGGACTAGCGAATGGTCTACAGGTTCGCGATACTAGCACAACCGGATATATTCAGCGCAGATTAATTAAGGGTATGGAAGATTTGATGGTCAATTACGACATGACGGTGCGAAGTAGCAAAGGCAAGGTGGTTCAGTTCTCTTACGGCGATGATGGTATCGATACAATCAAGGTGGAAAATCAAGAAATCCCAATTGTGGATATGACGATTCAAGATATTTATGCGCATTTCAATGTGCCTGAAGACGACAAGGGCAAATCAAAGGCGTTATCTGGAATGTTTGTCAAGAGTGCGCTAACAAGACAGAAGAAACAAGAAGAACAAATCAACGAAAGGTGTAAGAAATATACGGACTACATGATAGAGAATCGAGGCAAGATAATTAAAAATATATTTAACTTCAAGTCAGACAAAGTTGTCCACCTCCCTGTCGCGTTTATGCACATCATTCAAAATGTAATGGGGCAACAAAATGTCAATCCCAATTCTCTAGTGGATATCACCATGCTGGAAGCATTCGAAGTAATTGAAGAGACATTTGACAGCCTTTTGAAAATCCGATATGCTCAACCAACCGAGTTATTTAGAGTCATGTATTTCTACTATTTGTCGCCTAAAGATTTGCTCCTAAACAAGCGTTTCAACAAGAAAGCACTTGACATATTGTTACAGACGATTGTGCTCGATTATAAGCGCTCCATTGTGGCACCTGGTGAGATGGTCGGGATGATTGCGGCGCAGAGCATTGGCGAGCCAACAACTCAGATGTGTCAAAGATATTGTGAGCGTATTAGGTGTGCGAAAATAAATAAAAATACAAAAATGATTTCTATGGTCTCAGGACCGATTGGGGAATTATGTGATGGTCTCATTGAAGCAAATCCGGATTACACTTTTAACACTGGACATGTAGACAGTGTCGAGACGCTATTGGATGCTTTAGAAGACGAGTATTATATCATTGGAGTCGATGGCCAAGAGAAAACGCATTGGAATAAGATATCGCATGTGAGCAGACATCCAGTGAATGGCAATATGATGAAGATTGTAACTAAAACCGGAAGAGTCGTTCATACAACCACAAGTCATTCACATCTCATTAGAAAAAATCAAACAGTTGTTCCTATTACTGGTGCTGACCTTAAGGAAGGCATGCGAATTCCAGTTGCAAAACACATTGATAATACTTTTGTAAATGAATTTGTAACAATTGGCAGCCAGGATTACAAGTTGGATTATTTGTTTGGTTGGTTTGTTGGCGCATATTTGGCAGAAGGTCATCTTACTAAAAAAACTGGAAGCCAAGATGTAAAAGGCACAATAAATATTACAAATATTTCAGAACATTTTATTGATCAAACCAAACAATTCGCAGCTAGATTTGGAAAAGAATGTAGATTAAATACTACACCAGGGGAATATGGTCCAGGAACAACAACAATATTTACTTGTAAAATACTCGCAGACTTATTGTTATCTAGTTGTAATAATGGTTCCTTTGTCAAACATTTACCAGACTTTGCTTTCTTAGCTCCATTGGAATTCAAAGCGGGACTAATTCAGGCCTACATGGATGGAGATGGAAACTTCCAGTCAGATGATAAGCATCACCAGATACGATGCTGTAGCAGAAGCAAACAACTGGCTAAAGACATAGCACTCATGCTGAACTACTTTGATATGTTTGCAACAATTAATGAAAACTTTGTTCGTGGTTCTATAATGTATAATTTAGCAATTCCTGCAAAATATGCCAAACAATATGAAGACAAAATCGGCAGTCTAGTTCACACCGATAAGCTGATGAATTTGGTAAAGTATTGTGAGCGCACCGATGTTCATAGTTTATCTGATGATATAGATAAAATCACTGGTCTAGGGGAGATTGTAGCCAAGTGTGGAAAGGTTTTGAAACTCCCAGGACAAAGCAGAAACTATGGAAGATGGGCAAAGAAAGACAGCATTGGTCGCCGCACTTTAGAAAAATATATTGAAATCTTCGAAACTAGTGAAAATGCCGGGTTGATCGCAGAGGAACTTCAAATTCTGAAACAAGCGACATCATCTGGTGTCATCTGGGATGAAATTGTAAATATCGAAATATATAATTTAGATCCTTCAGAATATGTCTATGATTTTACGGTTCCAGCCAATCAAACATTTATGACGGATTATGGTGTCATTGTTCATAACACGCTCAATACGTTCCATTTTGCTGGAATCGCCTCCAAGTCCAATGTGACGCGCGGTGTGCCACGAATTGAAGAAATATTATCGCTATCCGCGTCGCTTAAAAATCCATCGCTTACGGTATTCTTGAAACCAGAAGACGAAACCGACAGAGATAAGGCGAGCACGGTTCAATATATGTTGGAGCATACTAGATTGGAAGAAATTGTAAAGTCGATTGAAATCTGTTTTGACCCGGACGATTTGAATACGATGATTGATGAAGATAAGAATACGATGTCGCAATTCAGAGAATTCGAGACGATGGTTGCCGAGTGTATGAACACCGCGGTTGTAGACGATTCCGCGGAGAAATCTAAATGGATCATCCGTATCATAATGGACGCAGAAGTGATGTTGGAGAAAAATATAACAATGGACGACATCAATTTCACATTAAATAATGTTTACAAGGAAGAAATTTCATGCGTCTACTCGGATTACAATGCGGACAAATTAGTGTTTCGAATTCGAATGAAAAACATAATCGACAATGCGAAGAGCAGGAGTCAAAAGAAGGCGAAGCTTAATCCGCTAGACCAATCGGACCAGATTTATATTCTGAAGAATTTCCAAGACACCTTGTTGAATAATATTGTCCTTCGCGGTGTTAAAAATATAAACAAGGTCATTTTGCGAAAGATAAAGGATAATTTGGTAGAAAAATCGGGAGCATATATCAAGAAGGATATTTGGGTTTTGGATACGATTGGAACGAACATGTTGGATGTTCTAGGTCTGGACTACATCGACCCCAATAGAACTTACAGCAATGATATTATTGAAATCTTTAATGTGCTTGGAATGGAGGCTGCTAGGTCTGCTATATACAACGAATTAGCAGAAGTGTTGGAATTTGACGGTGCTTATGTGAATGCGCATCATATGACATTACTATGCGACAGAATAACCTTTAATTACAAGATGGTTTCGATATTTAGGCATGGGATTAATAATGATGATATTGGGCCTATTGCGAAGGCCTCATTTGAGGAGACACCTGAAATGTTCTTAAAGGCGGCGAGACATGCGGAACTAGATACGATGCGAGGCATTTCGGCGAATGTGATGTGCGGACAAGAGGGTTTATATGGAACCGCGGCGTTTCAGGTGGTTTTAGACCTTAACGAGATGATTAATTTAGAAGAGAACTATAAATACGAATACAAGTCGACCGAGGATATAATAGACGAAACTCTGTTTGCGGGATTAGGCGAAAAGGAAGAGATTTGTAGCAAGAGACAACTAGAGATTGAAACAAATGTGTCTAATCTTAAAATGGAGGAGATGGGTAAAGATAATGACTATGACCCGTTTGCTTAAACGCAACAATAAAGCAACAATAAAGCAACAATAAAGCAACAATAAAGCAACAATAAAGCAACAATAAATTAAATAATAACAAAAATAATATATTAAACTTTTATTATTATTATAACTAACAAAATGAAAACATTTTTTCATTTATTACAAGAATGTATAAAAAGCAAACGAATTATATATCCAAATAAACTATTTGAAGCCTTTTCAATCGCCAATTACGAGTCGATTCATTTAAATATATCGGCTTATATTTATTTACTATTATATGACATTTATTATATCCAAACCAGGTCAAAAATACTAAACCCATATTTGAAGGCGGCTCATGCCAAGTTGTCGGCTTTAAATGCTCTTTTGGATAATATATTTGTTTCAAATGAACTTAAAGAGAAAATCCTGGATATATTCTGCCAAGCTCAGCGGGCTTATATTGCGCTGACGAAATTGGCGCTTATATACAAACATAAAAAGTTGCCATTAGTGGTTACCAATGACCTAACACTTTTACCATTGGACATAAATCATCCGGCAACCTTTGTTTTATTACAAAATAAATCGAGATATTTATTTAGCATAAACGATTTGATTAACATTATAGAAACTGCTATATGTAATGCGCCGAATTTTTTCGCGACTCCATTGGCGCCAAAAAACCCATACAACAATCAGAAGTTCAATACGGCTACGCTATGTAACATATATTTTAAAATGAAGGAAGGGTATTGTAAATTTTCATTGATTATACATTTGTTTTTCCTGGAATGTTTTGTGAAACACCATTTTTATATTAAAAATGAAGCATTTCTAAGAGAGTATTCTATTAGGAAATATGTATATACAAGTCCAAATCAAACATTATATAATGCGATTATAAATGTGCTGTCAATGAACTATTATACTAACAAATTGTTAATCCATGCGGAGTTTCCAAGGGATTTGTTAGTTAATATATTTCGACCTTATCTATGTTATTATTATTTAATTCATTACAGCATCAAAGGCACTGAAAAAATACAGCTATATAAAAATCTATTACACATAAAATTTAGAAAATTTTATGAATACAATACATTATTTGGCAGAAAATTCTGCGTTGGAGTAAGAAGAATAAAGATAAACAGGAAACCATTTAGTATTAAGTTTAATTCAGATCATATTAATTTTTATAATATCACGGTCGACTCCAAATCCGCATATGATAAAATGATTTGCGCCCCTAGAACAACTCGCACACCGCAATATAACCCAGATGAATTATTTTATTCTACGGAATTGAATATCACGGAAGAGGATGACGAATATAACACCGATTATGAAGATTAATTATAGATTATTTGTCTTCTAGCGGACTGGTATTTGACTCTTCTACAAATTCGATATTTTCAGGAGCAGGTCTCTTCTTTTTTGTCTTTCCATGTGGATTTACCTTAACCTTGGTATTTTTGGTTTTCCTTGTTTTCTCTTTGGCATTAAAAACTTTGGCTTTGACAGGGACCTCGACCTCTTCAAATTCACCTGTATCCGCAGCACCTGTATCCGCAGCACCTGTATCCTCTATATCTTCTTTATCTTCTTCAATAATAAAAGAAGATTTCAGTTTTCTACCCTTTTTAAGTTTGACTATTTTTGGCTCTTTTTCTTTTTCTGTTTCTTTTTCACGAACAACAGGCGATTCAGCAGCGTCATTTGTAACTTCTACAAATTCAATATTTACGGCATCCGCCTTTCTAGCAGGGTGTACGGTGGTATTGCGTTTCTCAAAGATTTCGTCAATATAGTTTTTAACAGAATATACCCTATTAACAGCCTCGTCGATATTTTGTAAACACTCGCCTTGTTTTAAGGCTCTTAATGATATTTTTATCTGTTTGTGTTCATCGACAATTAACTTGTATTCGGGATTCTTCATTTCTTGCCTTTTATACATAGCTGGTATAACGATAAACGCAAACCGGTCATCATGTTTATCATCTAAATAACAGACGAATTCCTTATTCTTAAATCTGGTTTCTGGAATTACTTTACTGGAAATAAAAATGGAAGGGATTTCATACTTAACTAACAAAATCCACATATCAAAACTAACCGCGCCAAATCCCTCATGTAAAATCATTTGTTCAAAATTCATTGTTTTATCTTGTAATTGATTTGCGTCGAATTGCCCTTCTTCCCTTAAAATATTGATGATAGTAGCTATTTTTTTAACATCCTTATAGCTGTCGGTTAATAATTTATATTCATCTATAAGTGCGTCTTTTATTTCTTCTATCGTTAAAACAATCTCTTTAAATTCTTTTATTAAATCAATTATCAAATATAGGGCGCAGAATTTACTCTTGCCCGCATACGCGATTTCTCTGTATGTCTTTGGGAAACACGCTGACCATTCATCTGACCTTAATGGTGCCGGGTCAGACGGAAAACAATCTCTTTCAAAATTGGGATTAATCGCCTCATTCAATTCGTATTCCTTTTTATACGCTAGAGAGGTGATTGGATTCGCGGTGTCATATGTGTTATATTTTGCGAATTTATTTATATCCGCGGGAATTAAGTTTTCGAAAAACTCTTGTGTCAATAAATCTTGTAGGATTAAAATCTCGTTATCTCGCAAATTATATTTAATTTGACCAAACGACAAATATGCTTGCGGTTTAAATATGAATGATTTGATTCGGTTGTATCGAATTAACTCATCTGCCATTCTACTATAATAAAACGCTTCATTGTCGTTTTCAGTTATTAAATTGTTTTTCGGTAAAACAAGGGTACAAGTATCTTCTGTCATTTGACAAATACCAGTATTACCATTAACAGCATCGTCGTCATCATCCTCATCATCGTTCTTAGCAGAACATTTATCTTTTGAGAGTTTGATACAATTGTGTATATCGTTTTCATTTATATTTTTATAGTTAAATCCGTCTTCTGAAGTGGAAAATATGATGCTAGAACCGACAAGCTCGCGTAACATTTCTACCACTTTGTTAAGTTGCTGCCGATATATAATATAGCGCTTGTTACATTCGCCTTGGATTGCTTTTCTTTTATCACTATTAGAATAATCATTGAATAAAATACGAATTGTATTTCTGAAAACATTATAAAAATTGGTTTCTAATTGGATTCGTTTAATAAAATCGGTGCGTTTTGTGTCGACCTTTAATGTTGTAAGTGTTTCCATATCCGCTACTAACATATCCTCATTGGTGATTTTTCTAATACTGTCGTCGACCGATGAAACTGGTATGGGGTCATAGATTCTAATGAATTGATTGGTGTTAGTTAGAAATCCTATGATTAGTTCATTATTGACCACTCTATAGAAGGGGGTCTTTAAAGGGGTCTTTAATGCTCCTTTTTTGTCATGCTTTAAATGTTCTAAATGTTTGTCCTCTTCATGATAATATTCTTTTAAAAATTCGAGGGTTTCTTCGTAAGATTTCCATATTTTATCGGACATGTAAACAAAATCTATTTCACATTTGGTATTTATATCGCATGATTTTTTGCCATATTTCTTGGAATTTTTTAATAGTGTCAGTGATGACGGATAACATGGTATAAACCCTTCTTTCAGCGTTGGCGATTTTGTTAGTATACCAATAACCTTACCCTGAAAATTTAAAACTTGACTTAAGATAATATATTCCTTGTGTATTAATTCTGTAATCAATGTATCTAATAATTCAGGTTGTTTAAATTTTTTAGCGTATTCGCCGTTGCTAGGAAGCGCCTTACATCGCTCACCTAAGGTTGGCTTAATAATTTTCGTAAAAACCGCCTTCAGAGTTTTCGGCAATTTGCGGTCATATTCGCTGAATGTCTTGGTTATTTGTATCTCTCCTCGCTCTAAATTATTATGATAACCATAAATTGGTTCAAAATAGTTTTCTCGCTTTATTAGAATCAAACTGCGTTTTCTGGCGTCATATATGTGCGTTGAATATCTATTTGTAGGGCAAACTAATTCAATATTGTTAGTTACATCATCTTCCGGCATCTCTAGAATTATTAAGTTTATACCCGTTTCGAATAATCCCGAATTAGGAGTACAGATTAAATCCCACAGATAAGTATAATCAATGTAAATTTTCGGGTCACTTAAAAATTCTAAAAAGGTTTCATATGCTTGAACCGCTCTGGTAAAAAACTGTAAAGGATGGTTATCGTCTGATTCCGAAGGATGGGTTTCACCTGATTCCGAAGGATGGGCTTCGCCTGATTCCAAAGGATGGGTTTCACCTGATTCCAAAGGATGAGCGTCCTCTTTTATTTCCTTTGCTTTCTTATATAATTTGGAATTTGTATATTCGGCCTTATTTATGTCTACTTTTAAATCCAGATTAGCAAAACTAGTAATCAAATCGCCATTTTGATATTTAACAAATTTATCTATATCAATGGCCGGTATGATTATCTTACTTTTCATTTCCTCTATACTAGGAACTTCATGTTTCGCATTAGGGATATATTTTGTAATTAATGATTGTTTGGTTTTTGTATCTTGCTGTCCATAAAACATGGCGCTTGCGATGCATGCGATAAAAGATTGTTTAGAATTGACTTCGACACCGTGTCTTAATATACAGGTGTGATTTGGTTTCAGATTCGCATTCATTTTGCTGATTTGACAATCTTCGTTTATTTCATGTAGAAATTTTTGAACCGCAATGGGTAAAAAACCCCAGCGATGCTCTCCTAACTGTGGTCCATATTTTTCCGGACCCTTTACATAATTCTCCGCATTTTGAACATCTCTTTTGAGCTGTTCTTCAAAATCCTTCTCATCACTTGAAACCGATTGAGCTTCGTCCGAAACAAATTTACCCTGACAAAGGTCGCGGCGATTTTTCATTTCTTCTGTCGACCATTTATTGTAGCAGCAAGGAATACATAATCCGGAAGGTGTTTTTTTCTTGTGAAATCCCGGGTATTTTTTCTCATTGTCGTCGTAAAATTGGTATACATATCTGCCGTCATTTTTAACTGCGTCGGCATTTCTTGGAATAATCGCGTCTTCGACTCTCTTCACCTTTGGACCACATTTGCCTTCCAAAATGTCTTGTTCTGTAACCATTTTGTCTGTGAGCATGCACCAAAATCGCGGACAAGTATAGTAAAATTTCTTGGAACTATCCGTAGGATCCGTGCTATATTCGATAAAATCGGATTCCTGGTTTAGATCTGGATGGTCTTCCATTAAATTCTGTTTTTCCTCCTTTGTTAAAATAACTGGCTGTCGCCTGTCGCTTAGACTGAATGGACACATTCTCGTATATACATCAATTTTATCATTCTTTTCTCTGACGAAGAGTTGGGGTGCGTTTTTCTCTATTCGCGCGGTAAATGGGTTCGGGTATCGTAATTTCATATTGGTAATATCACGAACCGTATTTTCTAATTCTTTTTTAACCGCTTCTATCTTTTTTTCTGCTGGTTTTACTGATTTTGCTGGTTTTGCTTTTTTTGCTTTTGGAACAATTACTTCTTCTGATTTTGGTGTATCTGCTTTTGGAACAATTACTTCTTCTGCTTTTGGAGTATCTGCTTTTGGAGAAGGGGGTTTATTTATATTTACTTCAATCTCGACAACAGGATTTGGGGCGACAACTGCTTCCTTTGATTCTGATTCTGAAGACTTTGATTCTGATTCTGATTCTGAAGACTTTGATTCTGATTCTGATTCTTCTAAAGACTTTGATTCTGAAGACTTTGGTTCTTCTAAAGACTTTGATTCTGAAGATTCTGATTCTGGTTCTGAGTCTTCTAAAGACTTTGTTTCTGATTCTGATTCGCTTACAGAAGTATCTTTCTTTGACGAAGGAATTGCGATTGGTTTTTGTTCAAATTCATTTTTGTTTGGATCTGTAGCTGTAGCGGAAGACAAATCTTCTGTAGTGGAAGACAAATCTTCTGTAGATACACTCTTACCCGAATCATCGGAAGCATCTGGTGCTAAAACAGGAGGAACCGAAGCAGAAGAAGAAGAAGAAGTGGAAGACAAATCTTCTGTAAGCGAATCATCGGAAGCAACTGGAGCTAAAACAGGAGGAGGAACAGAAGCAGAAGAAGAAGACAAATCTTCTGTAAGCGAATCATCGGAAGCAACTGGAGGAAGAGGAGGAGGAACAGAAGCAGAAGAAGTAGAAGAGGAAGAGGAAGAAGAGGAAGAGGAAGACAAATCTTCTGTAGAAGAAGACAAATCTTCTGTAGATACACTCTTACCCGAATCATCGGAAGAACCCTGTCCACCCTTTACTTCCGAATTTTCCGACTCAGAATCATTATAACCTAACAAATCCAATATATCCATATCCGCCGCTTCTTCTGGATTCTGCGGTTCCGCAGAATAAACAGGGCTTTCATCCTGAATATCAGGTAACTGATTATCCTTAATACTTTGCTCTGATATAGAGGTGATTTGCCCAAACTCGACATCTTCCAATTCCTTACCAGTACATAGCCGATTAATTAATTCTGGTTCAATATCGCTACTAGCAATATCTTGACTGATTCGAACTAAGGTATCAATGTATACGGGTATGGTATTCAAATAAGCAATGTCATTTATACCATCGACGGTTACGGTAATCTCGCTAACAATAGAATTCAAAGAGATACGCGTTTTAAACCCAGGATTTATTTTTATCATCAAAGTTCGCCTTCGATTAGCTCCTCGAGTTACTTCCAGTTCAGAGCGTATTTTAGCAATTAAATCCGAAGCAATTTCATCCGTAACATCGTGATAGTTTTGAACAAGCTCGTCTACAATTTCGTCGAATTTTAATCCCTGATCTATTTTTTCAATGATAAATGCTTCCTGACTGTCTCTTTTGTTAAAATTTGAAACCCGCTTGAAACGCATCTCGACACCCTGTTTTAAATTAGCAGATTCAATCGTAAAAATACTGGAGACACAGCCAATGTAATTAGTAATATCAATAGGTTTAGAAATCGCATACACCGTTTGATATGTTAATTCTCTAATTTCTACATTTACCGATTTAATAGACACAAATAAAGGAATATCTAGACCACTTTGTTCAAAAAATGGTTTTATTTGTTCGATTAATGGATTAATAACTAGACTCAATATGGTGTCAATCTTTTCATAAGAGCCCTTGTCATAAGAAATAGATTGTTCGAAATCGGTTAAAGGATAAACCGTAATAGAGCCGTTATCCGCAAATTCGCATGCGAAATAATACTCGACTCCCTCAAACATAGTGTTAGTATAAACCGCAACCGATTTACTTTTTCCGATATTTTTCACCAATTTAAAAATAATCGCCTTGTTTAAGAACGGGATTTTTCTACCATCCGATGTCATTTGATTCGTATATAACCGATAAATATTTTCCTGACGAGTTTCCGGGTTAAATTTAATTAATGGAAATTCTTGCGTCGCATGAATTAATTTAAATATGACATCAATTGGTATTTTAACTTGGAATTCGGGATGTACAATGATCTTGATAAATTTAATACCAGTATTTTTTATTTTTTCGGAGAATTTTTTCGAAGGCATTTTATTCAGAAAAACATCATAAAACATATCTATGCTTTCAAAGCTCTTTTCTACATCTGATGTCAATTTATTCGCCGTGGCTTCAATTAATTTATCACGATTATCGTCTAATTTTTCAATTGTATCGATATTGTCTTGATATAAAAACGGATAGTAAATTTTACTTGTATAATCAATCTTATCGATCGCGGAAAAAACATCAGAAGCAAGACATAAAAAAATCGTATTATTAAATATATTCGATGTTTCTAGCAGCAAATTATTATTAAGAGAAGTCAATTCTCTTCTCGAATGCTCTAACAATGCGTCATATTCGGTTACATAAAAGGGATCCGCAATAAACGGATATTCGTTGTTAAATACGAATTTTTGCCCTAAATTTTTCGCAACCAAATAGTCTCGTTCTGTTAAATCTAACCCCAAAATATCGTCAAAAGTGTATTTATCTTTTTTGGACAGACCAAAGTCAATTGGCTCTCCGTCTTCGTCATAAATGTTTTTCAGGATTTGGTCTAGGCGCACATGGGTTAAAGGTAGGCGGTCATTTTGTGTCAAATTTTGATACATTGTTATCGGATTAAGTTTTTCATTCTTTAAACAAAACAAATATATTTCGCTCATGGATGCGGTGCGTCGTATAGCTTCGAATATTTTCAGCTTAATGATGCCAATACTGTCATCAAGATGAATCATTTGCTTTACAAATTCTACTTTAATATCGTTTCTCTTGATATTGTCTAATTCGGTTTTGTCAAATACTTTGGCAAACGCTTTATTAGAAGGGTCTCTTTCAAATAGCTCGTTAGGGTTTTCATCTACCTCTAGATTTGATCCCGAAAATACATATATTGCATCGGTCTCCTCTTTATTTGTTAGTTTATTGACTTTAAATATTGGAAATATGGACATATATATATTATACTTTTAAAAAAGAATTGTATTGTAAACTTCAATGTACTTTTAAAAAGTATATTGAAGTTTATTTGGTGTAAAGATAAGAACATAAAATAATATTTGGCTCCACCTTTACTTTGGATGCGGTAAAGCCGCATCTGGAGAAAAAGGTGGAACTATTCCAAATCATACAATGGATTATCTGTTATTTTCATGCCGCAATATGGTTCCGGATTTTTCTTGTAATCGACAGGAATATATATATTAATCTTTTTGGCTTCTTCCAATAAGAACTTAAAATGTTGCCAAAATATTTGTTTATGCCCCTCAGTCTTTGTCATAATATGTGCTAATTCATGTAACGCGACGAATGTAAGCGTATTGATATCGATTAGTTTATCACCAGGTTTCGTGGTATTTAAACAGAATGCTAATTTTTCACCCTTGTTTTCACTATATGCGGTATATTCGCTAGTAGGAAGGGTTTCAGATATTTTGGTCGGATTGAATTTCTGAATTAGGCGCATAACATCTTCATTTTCTGGATAAGTTTTCCCCATGTGGACTACCAATTCCTTACACTTTTGCGTCACTTCTGCTAACAAGTTCGCGGCAAGCTCTAACTTGGAACGATCACGGACGCAATAGGTTTCCCCGTCTACATTAGATATAATACATTTTAAATTATATGCGTCCGATTCGCTATAAATTTTTAAGCAAACGATTAGAATAACTGCTAAAATAAAATAAAATACTAGACTATCTGTGTCAAACATATAATATATATGCTTAATAAAATTGAATTAAATATAATAATGCTCATTATTATATTCACCTAACAACACGATAACAACAAATATGTCTGAAAAGAAAACATTTGCGTCACATATTAGAGCTAAATACTGGTCTCCGAAAAACGCGGGATATCCTGCGGATTATGCGTTAAATTCACACAAAAAATGCTGGTTTGACTGCGATTGCGGTCATGAGTTTGAAAGCACGTTATTAAATATAAATCAATCAGGTAATTGGTGTCCTTATTGTTACAATCGGAAACTATGTGGTAATTGTTCTACTTGTTTTGAAAAATCATTTGCTTCACATGAAAAAGCAAAGTATTGGTCCAATAAAAATGAGTTGAAACCGATTGAAGTTCTAAAAGGAAGTGAGAAAAAAATGTATTTTAACTGTGATAAATGTAAGCATGAATTATTCATTAATTTAAAACAAATAACAAGTCAAGGGCATTGGTGTTCATATTGTGCACATCAAAAATTATGCGATGATCTAGAATGTAAAATGTGTTGTAATAATTCATTTGCCTCTATAGAAAGAAGTAAATTTTTACAAGATAAAAATATAAATCCAAGAACACTTTTTAAAAGCACAAATAAAAAATATAAATTTGAATGTGATAAATGCGATAATATCTTTGAAACACAACTGTGTGATATTACTAAAGGCATTTGGTGTCCATTTTGTGTTAATAAAACTGAAGAAAAATTATTTAATGAACTAATAAAATTTTACAACATTAAAAGACAATTTAAACCAAATTGGTGTAAAAATCCTAAAACAAACAGATATTTGCCTTTTGATTTTATATTAGGAGACCTAAATATCATCTTAGAACAAGATGGGCCACAGCATATGAAGCAAATAGGCAATTGGCAATCACCCGAACTAACAAAAGTAAATGATTTGTATAAAATGAAATGTGCGAATGATAATGGATATTCAATAATTAGAATATTGCAAAAAGATATATGGCATAATAGATATGATTGGAGTCAAGAACTAACTAACAATATTGATAAAATTGTTTTAGAAAAGAAGGTTCAAAATATTTATATGTGTAAGAATGATGAATATAAAGATTTTGATATTAGTATTTAACTTTGTGACTGAGAAAAATATTTTTAAATTATTTTATTGACCTCCCTGACCTAATTGAAGCGGGATTCTCATGAAATCTGGTTCGATACTGCTTAAATTCCATGGCCCCACTGAAACCTGTGGGTTAGCGGGTTCAGATCGGATCTGTAAGTTAGCATTGCGCAGCGTTTGGCCGACAGTATCGATGCCGATGTGGTAGCCAGCCTTTAACAAGTTGATGTTGGCGAGGTCGCCCTTGCCGGCGGGATTAAGCTGAGCCCATTGAGAGTTGTTATCCTTGGGCAACAAATCGGCAGGATTTTGCGCGGGTTTGTTACAGGAAGAGGGCATACCGCCATTAGAAGGCGCGCCGTTTACGGGAGCAAAGCTGCCATTTCCGTTACCATCGATATCTTCGGAGGGTCTAGCGCCATTAGCACCGCTGTTAGAGCCTTGCTTCTTGTAAGCAGGCTGATCATTACCGCTCATCATATCGGAACCATACATGCCGTAAGAGCCTTTCATGTTAAGGTAGTTCATGAAATACAAACCGCCAATTATTGCCAATACGATTAAAACCCAGTTATCTTTAACAGATTTTGGGCAGCTGTCTGCGATTTTAGAAAAGAAGTCAGTCATTATATAAAATTAGCAATAAAATATTTTTCAAATTATTAATTAATTGATTTAATTAATAAGTTTAATTGATTTAATTGTTAGTTTATTAGAATGAAATGCCTAAATGAAATAACTAAATGAAATAACTAAATGATTTGTTGCCTTCTATTTATAGTTCTTCTGCTTCATTAAAATTCAAGTCATCGGCTTCGTCATCACTTTCATCCATATCATCTAACATGTAGGTTTTTTTAATATTTTTAGCTTCTAAAAATGCTAATATAGCTTCTTTTTTGGCATTTTTAGCCTTTTCTCTGGCGGTTCTATATATGTCATAATATACTTGATTTGGCTTTTTCAGAGTAAAACTTTCTAAATCATTCCCTAAACTAGTTGACAAATCAAACTCTTTCAGAATATTTGAGTCTTCTATAATAGGTACATCGGATAAGTCTTCTATGTCCAAAACAATATTGTTATCGCTAGATTTTGAATTTGAATCAAAATCAAAATCCAAATCCAAATCCACCGCAACTAGATCTGAAGAACCCGTCTTTATATTAGGACTGTTAACGGTTTTAGAATTCATCGCGGTATTTAATTCTGTTTTTTTATCGATATCGATATTACTAAAGGATAAGGGCTCAGGCGCGATGTCTTTAATCTCGTCTTCAACAGACGACTGTCTTTTATCAGGAGTTTTAATAAAACAAGCATCTAAAAAGGGATCTGGGCTGACAACCATAGACTGCTTAAGTTCAATCTCAATTTGAAAATTCCTGGAAGTGAATTTAATCCCTTGTATTTCGATGATGGAAATAAGTGTTTTATCATTTGTAATGTCGTCTAAATTAATTATATTAGTATCGTCATTAAATACCTTAATATTTGGCTTTACATTGACTCTTAATAAATAAAATTTGCCGGATTTATAAATTTTAAAAGGAGATGTAAAGGTGCTCTCGATATCGTCTTTGTCCAATTTAGTTTGAAACCAGTTATCGCCTTTACTAAATATAAGTTCTTGACACTTTGCTTCCAAATTTTCGATCCAGCTGATAAAAACAGTGTCATTATTGTCAAACATGAGGTCAACATAAATTTTTTTACCGCTTTTAACAAATCCTTGCTTAGTTAAGCTTTTAGGTGTTTGGATATATAGTTGCTTGTTGTTGTTATACATTATTCGTGTAAAATATGCGCCTCCTGCTATTGTGCTAGGAGGTCCTAAATAAAGCTTAGAAAAATCGTGATCTATGGTAGGTTCGATAATATCGTTCATTATTTATTGAAATGAGAGAAAAATAAAATGTAAAAAACACGCGATTGTTCGAAATAATCAGCATATAATTTTGTTGGTATAGTATATTTATGAAAAATCCCAATTCTTTAATCAAACAATGTTTAGACATATTACAAACCGAAGATGTTAGGAACGAAGTGAAGAATATTTTTTCACCTGTTACTGATTTAATATTATATGAAATATATCCGTATATATATTTGATAATATTTTTGGTCTTTTTAATTTTTATTTTGATTTTAGCTATTCTAGTGATATTGATCATCTTATTGCGAAATAAAACAATTATTAGTCCTTTATAAGATTTCGAATTAGAGCCTTTTTAATTAATAATTTATTTTTTTCGCTGTAATTATATATAATGACAAGTCGTTCGAAAAGTCATAATCGCAGCCGGAACCGTAACCGTATGTCTAGAAAAAGCCAACGAGGCGGCGCTCAAGGCGCATATCCCGACAGTGCGTGGGGATTTCAGATGAATAATTTAGGTAACTTGTGGAATCAAACAATGAACTCTTTGACGGTTCAGCCTGGGCAAAATTTGGGCGCATCTCAAAGCAATGTTATTGTTCAAAATAAGGGGCAGGGTATGTCTGGTGGAAAACGATGTAAGTCTGGTGGAAAACGATGTAAGTCTGGTGGAAAACGACGCATGAGAGGTCAATCAATGGGTCAATCAATGGGCCAATCAATGGGCCAATCAAGAGGTCAATCAATGGGCCAATCAAGAGGTCAATCAATGGGTCAATCAATGGGTCAATCAAGAGGTCAATCAAGAGGTCAAAGTCGAGGAAAGAAGGGAGGTTATTGGGGCGCTGTATTGGAACAAGCTGCGGTGCCTTTAGCGTTATTGGGGATGCAGCAAGCGTATGGAAAACGCCATACTCAACGCCATGGTTCGTCGCATAAAAAATCGTTTAGACGCGGACGATAAATATGGCGATATCTCTTTAAATACTTATTTGTAATATATATATTATTCCCCCCCCCAATGCGATATAATATTAATTTTGTTCAAACAAAGACGCATATATTTAGCAATTTATTTTTTTTGTAAATATATATTAATTATGAGTTTTGAACAACATATTCAACAATGGGTTTCTATAGACAATCAAATGAAACAGCTGACGGACAAAATAAAGGAACTTCGGGACAAAAAAAGCACATTGAATGATGCTATTTTCAATCATGTCGATAATTCTAATCTTTCTAACGCAACAGTTCAAATTAGTGACGGCAGAATTAAATTTGTGAAATCAAAGGATACTCAAGTATTGACATTTAAATATATGGAAACTTGTCTACATGAAATTATTAAAAATGAAGAGCAAGTTAACAAAATTATCGAATACATTAAAAATAAACGAGAAGTTAAGTATGTTTCTGAAATAAAGCGATTTTATAACAAATAATTTATATCAAAATAGTATATATGTCAACATTATTACAAAATGATTTAATTTTTTATAAAAATTCAGACGGAGATATCATGAGTGGCGGATATAATGTCGAGTCGCATATGTTACAAAATGGAATATCTCCTATGAAAACGCTTAATTTATTTCAACAGGGCGGCAAAGATGACAAAATTTCTAGCAACTTTGAAAATATGGCGGTTCCTGCTGGATTATATTATATTACTCAACAAAATCCCAATTCAAAAAACAAAAAATATAAACAACAAATGAACTACAGTAAAGAACATAAAGAATTACCCGACACCATTTTTGATAGCTTATATCAAATGATTGAATATGATGATAAAAAGAAAAGAAAAACTAAAAAACATGTTGTTAAAAATGACACGACCGTTAAGCCAACTAACAAACATAAGAAAACTAAAAAATACCAAAAATAAATACCAAAAATAAATACCAAAAATAAAATACCAAAAATAAATGGAAAACAATTTATTGGGAAAACAAATTATTGGGAACAAATTAAAAATACATTTATAATATAACTATAAATGTATTTTACTAGACTTAGACTTAGACATTATAATGCTAAAATCAATGAAACCAATGAAACCAAACGCAATATAAAAATACATAAAGAAGAAGACACTTGTATTATTTGCTTAGAAACTACCGCAACTAACAATCCTATTTGTAAATTAAAGATATTAATACCTGCTCATTTTTATTATAAATCTTGTCACTGCGATGGTCTATTTCACAGCGATTGTTTGTTAAAATGGATTTATGTCTCGAAATCGTGTCCTATTTGTCGAATCGCGATTGAAACCAACCCAGATGAGAAGTTACCATTGACATATAACATTTATAAAAAAAATAAAATATTCAAAATAGTCAAATACTTCTGGATGTGTATCTTATTTAAAATATTGTTGAATATTGTATTTAATATTCAATATACAATGGAAAGAAAATTGGAGAACGAAAATTAAGTCAAGTTCTAATATTTCAACTTACTTTTCAAGTTCTAATATTTCAACTTACTTTTCAAGTTCTAATATTTCAACTTACTTTTCAAGTTCGTTTACAACTTACTTTTCAAGTTCGTTTACAACTTACTTTTCAAGTTCGTTTACAACTTACTCCAAGTATTATGATTAAAAGGCGAAACAAGTACTTCTGTTAGTTTGTCCTTCCAATAATTAACACGATTTTCCATCGCCATATCCTTTTCCGTTTTAGGATATATCGGCTGAGTAGCCATTAAATCCTCCTCTTCAGGCGTCATTCTCGGCTTATATCCATAACAATTCACGCCAAACTTCAGCGCCGGGTTTTTCATATAACCACCATTTACACCCGGTCGACCGCAATCATTTTCATGCCCTTCGATTTTCTGTAGTTCATCAAATGTCTTTTGTTGAGTCGGAAATAACGCCATTTGCCCTTCCGACCATCCGTAATTACACCATTCTCCACCCTTATCGTAAGACTCTTCTACTTCTTGATATGTCGCCAATCTGGAATCATATGCGCTACACAGTGCCTTTGCGTCCGCGTAAATATAGGTGTTTTCCGGAATATTGAATACCTGAGGCTTTAATAATATTTTCGGCACTTCAGATTTTGCCGCGTCTGTAGCGGAAGTATCTACCGTAATATCGACCTCTGGATTTCCGGTTAGTATATTTTTAAGAGATGCCACTATATCTACACCGAAAAAGTATTGTAATCCGTTAATTATAACTAAAATAATAAAAATAGCGGCAACCATGATAGTTATCGTTTTCGACGAATCCGTATCCGAACCGGAACTAGAAGTAGAACTAGCTAACGGCGAAAATGCGGTCGAAGTGCTAGCCTGGCTTTCTCCTAAATACACAAATATTACTATATAAATTAATATAACAACTATTAAAATAATTATAACGCTCGGATTAGATAATAAACTATTTATAAAACTATACATATCTGTCGCCACAGTTCCTAAACCGGTATTTACAGAATTGGAACTAGTTGTATCACTACCAGTATCAGTTATTTCTGTAGTTTCTGTTGTCTTGGTTATTTCTGTCATTATATATATATAAATCAAATATTTATTTTATTGCTCTTTTTCTATAGAAAAAACAATACGCCTTGGGTGAAATTATTTGCTGAGTCAGTATTTGTTCAGTGACAGAGGTGTCGTTATAATGATACCATTTACCATTAGCGTTTTTAACATAGGATGTGTAATGTCCTCCTAGAACAGAACCACCGTGATTACATACTCCGTAAAGATCGTAAATATAGGTTTCTTTATTGTAGCCAATTACATATTTAGATAAATTTAAATCAGTTAAAGGAAAATCAATCAATATTTGATTTTTCCGATTGGAACCATTATATCTCTTAATATCAATCACCAATATTGTCGGCAAACTCCAGAAAGTTAGGTTTTTTTGCGCCGCTTCCTTTTTACCTGTGGCTTCATTCAAAACACTATTGTCTCCATCCAATATTTCGCCTTCCACATATAAATCAAAGCAATCTAACAAGGATGGCGCCTTATTATTTAACGGAATCGGCAAATTTATAATAAAAAATGGTTCCGGTGTCATACTCATGACCTTGTTAGTTTCAACTGATACAAGCTGAGACACATGGATGCCATAAAATATATTCCATATTTCCGAATAATCTTTAGAATACATTTGTTTTATTTTCTCAAAGCACAATAGTGCGATTTTATCTCGGTCATTTTCCGGCGTGCCTTGAATATTCATATTCACCTCTCTCGATAGCGCATTGTGAAAACAGTCTATGACAAATATTAGAAATTCTGGCAAATCATTCTGCTCATAACCAGTAAACAAATCTTTATCCTTTATTTTAGCTAGTTTCTGGACCGTTTTGACAAATTTAACGGGGGATACGACACAATTCTCTTGCCACAACACCTTCCGCAATTCATCCCACTCGATAAGGAGAACCGAATCATATTGATTCTTTAATCGCCTTTTATATGTTTCTAATTCTAGAAATTGGTTTAATTCATATGTATGCGAAATAACCTGCATACATGAATTTAAAAAACAGGTGTTGCCCAAATTCGCCAATCCTGATAATCCTTTATTATTATATTTATTGAAATTTAAATCTGACATTGTTATAATTAATATAAAATAATATATTTAAACACATTTATTATAATATATTTATAACAATGTCAGAGATGAATTTACAAGAACGACAGAGGCTCATCGCCATGTATACGGGCCAATATAATCAAACTAATGCGCATATTACAAGATTATTTAACACATTGGATGATATTAGAAATAATATAAATACTTTAGTAGGAAATAATTCAAATACTAATTCAAATACTAATATGAATAATATGTATACTAATTCAAATATGTACACTAATCGCTCCGATACACAACCCGCTCCCAGAAGACATGTTTATTACGATTACTCGAATCCAATTGAGCGATCGACTTACATGTCTGATTTTATGGGCGACAATAATAATAATAATAATAATAATAATAATAATAATAATAATAATAATAATACTACTACCGATTTTCTCACAACCTTTTTGAGCACCTCTGTTCCCGTCAGACCAACGCAACAGCAAATCGATACCGCATCTAGACTTATTCGGTTCGATGATATTCAAACCCCGAATAGCACAATGTGCGCCATTTCCTTAGAACCATTTACACCATCTGATACGGTTAGACAACTGAATCATTGTGGTCACATATTTTTCCCTGACCAATTTAATCAATGGTTTCAAAATAATGTGAAGTGCCCGGTTTGTAGACACGATATTCGTTCATCCACCGTCAATGATATCCCCTCTGCTTCTTTAGCAAACGAGCCTCCTACAACCGATACAGTATCGAATAACGAAAATAGATTTTTTACAAGTTTGTTGACCGGATTGTTTAATCCTACTTCTAATTCTACTTCTAATTCTACTTTTAATTCCAGACCTTTGGAAAGTCAACTACTATATGACACCATAATACAGGTTATTAATAATCAAACTTAAAAACAATATTATATTTAAAACAATATAGAGAGATATTTCAATATAATATAATATACTATAATCATGACTACTACCGAAGAAAAGAATAATATCGACATCAATGCGTGGCGCAATGGTTACAAATGGACTATTAGCGAATGTTTGCGTTTAGAAAGAGAATACGACTTGCTTAAATTGTCTGTTCCTGAAATGGCGATTTTACACAAAAGAACTATAAATGCGATTATGTGTAAGCTACAGGATGAGGGGTATGATACATTTAATAATTTATACATCAAGACCTTCGGACAAGAAGGAGGACAAGAAGGAACCTCCTTCGGACAAGAAGGAACCTCCTTCGGACAAGAGACTCTGGAAGACCACCTCGATGAACTAGTTAATAAATTAAATAATTTGTCTTGTTCTGTTGAATCCGAAGATGAAGATGATGAAGATGACGAAGATTATGAAGACGACGAAGACGATGATGAAGACGATGATGATGAAGACGATGATGATGAAGAAGAAGATGACGAAGACGATGATGAAGAAGACGATGAAGATGACGAAGAAGATTATAATGACAACGATAATGGGTCAAACAAAGCATATATTTTCGACCAAGTCAAGCAAATCCATAAACATATTACTAACCTTTTGGGATATTTTACAAAGACAACTTCTAGCAAACAAATGTTATATAAATAAAAATAATTTGTAATTCTGTATATATTTATACAATTATTGTTAATACGGTGTAATTAACAATAATTTTGTTTATTTTCCTTTTCTTTCTTTTTCCATTATTTTTCTATTTTTTTTGAAAGAATTTAGTTACGCTCTGATTTCCTTCTTTTACATTATTCGTTTCTCTCAAATACTTATCAAATATCAGCGTCTTCACCTCTTTATCCTTCATCTTTGCCAACTTGTCTTCAAACTTTTTATTATCATCTTGTTCCCTTCTAAGCTCTGCTATTTCTCTTCTAAACTTCGATATCTTCGTGCTTTTATGTTGCATGCGCCAAATGTCTTCCAATACTAGACCAAACAGCTGAAGTAATGGTTTCATGATTTGATTCGAAATATAAAAGGAATAATCGAGTTGTAGTCCTCTTTCTTTTATATAACTCGGTGTCTCTATTTTCTCACCCTGTAGCGCCTTCTTGTTGGGTTGAACGATATAAGCAAACGGTATGCGATCGCCCGAGGTCGGTTTATTTCCCGGCTCTCTCGCCGCGATTCTGTCCGCTAAAACCTTGTGAGCAATTTGCTGCGGATTTTTGTAGAATGAGCGTAAAGACTTAGTGATGATTAATTTATCCATTGCGACTTGTCCGTCCACCATTTCTTGTAAACAGTGGTTCACATATTCAATTGCTTTTTGAACATTACACTCTTTCATCAAGATGTCAATGACACCGCCGTAAACATCCTTTACAATTGGCGCATTATCTCGCCGCTTTAGAACAATTCCCATTTCATTCCGCTTTCCCTTATTCGGGTCTGTTTCATATTTTATGCCGACATATCGCTTCTTTGATAACAAGCAAAACGGCATAAATGTCTTTTCGTATTCGAAATCGTGCGGTTGTTTTAAGAATTTCGAGACGGTATGACATGCGGATTGTGCTATTTCGATGGACAGTTCGAGCGCTTTAGGCCCTAAAATTGGCAATCCAGTTTCTTTATTTAAGAGGTTGAACTTGAAGAATACCGAGTCCGTGTTATGAACAATCATGTTTCCTACACCGGCAGCAAAATGATGATTATCTGTTGTTAGATCATATACATAGCCTTCATATGGGATTTCACTTATTTTTTTAATTGCGACTGGATTTTTTCTTTGTGTTTTTTTGGTTAATGTTATTCTATATATATCTAATTTATCATTTCTAGTATTAATAGATGCTGAATATCCTAAATTTACTGCTAGTAAATAAATATTTGACGCGCTAATTTGATTTTTTTGATCAATACGAATATATCCATTTTTATCTTTATCGCCATCTGCATCATACATTCCTTTCCAAAAAGATTGCTTTACTTCTGTGCTTGAATTTAAGATTTCGATTGGAATAATTTTTGATTTGTTAAAATACATTTTTTGCCTGTAGTTATTTACAAACGCGGAAATTTGACCATATGACTTATTTGACATCGGAACTAATTTATATACACCAGAACTTTCAATTGTATCCATAATTCGCCAACTTAATTCAGGATAAACTGTCTGACATAATTTTAAATATTCATCTAGCAATAACAATGATGCGTTATTTAAAGCCCAACTGCTTTTTTTACCTGATTTACAATCATAGCTTCCACAGCTTCCATCTCCAAAGAAGAATCCCATAATTTGTGCTTCTGATGGACTTATAGTATTATTTGTTTCTTCAAATAATGGTAAATTGTAATGTAATAACTCAGTTCCAATCTGAACATCCTTTGGTGAAATTTCAGTTCCTTCTTTTGTGATTAAAGAATGATCATCGGTTACATCGACACATCCAGTATGTGTTAAAATTCTTACCATCTTTTTATGAGACGCAAGTTGATGTCTTATCACTCGATAAAGCTTAGTCCATCCTTTTTCAGTCCATGTTTCTACTCCTTCCAATTCACAAAATTCTTTTTCTTGTTTGCCTGGTTCTACACATTTGACCCATAGATTTTGCCCATATTTTTCTGCTAATTGTTCAATCGTGAGAATACTTATTTCATCTTTTGGAAAGGTGGAGCCAAATTCATTTCCAGAATTTATTCTTACATAAATTGGAGTGTATGAAGCAACACTATCTCCATAAACATACTCTGCTTTTGTATTTACCAGACCATATTTGGTGTCCAAATTCACATCTTCGTAACATTCTTCGACAACGCGTTTCGCATATGTTAAAAGTAAGCGCCCAGTAGCCGTCGTAGATGCCGCGATATCCGGCTCGTAAAAGGTGCTAGTTTTCGCACCAAGCTGACCATAAAGTGAGTTCGCTGTGACTTTGTAAGCAAGTTGCCGTTTATCTAGCACATTCTTCATGAAATCGTCCTGGCAAAGAGGGATTTGTTTTCGAGTGTCTTTTCTGGCCTTGAGAAGCTCTTGTAAAATAGAAGGCATAATTGCTTTTTCTTCTACCAGTCCTAAAGGACTAGAAACTAATAAGGGTTGTGCGAATCGACATACTTTGTAGCCGGACTTTATCTTTTCTGCTTTTGCTTTTGGGCTTTTTCTGACATATCGATAGGTATCAAAGGTGATGTCCACATATTCGTATCCGGGCAAGTTATCGTAAACAAACTTTTTATCAGACTGCGTCTTTTGGTCAGACTGCGTCTTTTGGTCAGACTGCGTCTTTTGGTCAGGCTCTGCCTTTTGGTCAGACTGCGTCTTTTGGTCAGACTGCGTCTTTTGGTCAGGCTCTGCCTTTTGGTCAGACTGCGTCTTTTGCCCCGTTTCCGCAATCAAATTGTTTGCTAAATCATATATTTTCGTCCACACTTTGCTGCTAGGGCACAAATTCTCCGACAACATTGAAGACGGGTATAGAGACGCAAAATCGCCAACTGGAACCGGGCTGTCCAGATAAAGACCGCATTTAGGCTCCAAAACAATCGCGCCTTCGTAACCATCGTCTAATGCTCCTTTGTCGATAACCGGCATCAGAACCCCTTTCTCCTTACATTTTTTAGCCACATAGCTGGTCAGTTTAATCCCCTGACCTCTATAAATCAGAAAACTCATCGGGACACTACATAATTTGGACATTTCTACCAAGTCTGTTATGACATCCACTTTAGCAAACAAGTGTTGGACTAGGTTACAATCTTGAATACAATATTTCGCGATAACCGCGCGAGCAGCAGGTCCTTCATTAGTCATTCTGAAAATATCTTTAGGTGTTACATCGTCTTTTGCTAGACCCCACTTGACAGCCTTTGCTGCAGGAGATTCGTGTCCCTCGATTTCAAACCATCCTTCAATCTTATTTACACTTGTCACGCGAAATTTGTCGCCGCCTTTGTAATAATCGCTTGAATGATTGATTTCTTCGAAATGAATAAAGCTGCCCACTTGTAAGCCAGTCATATTATTTGTTTTGAATCGAGTGGTAAGTTCTAGACTTGAATCATTTGTTAAATGCTCTGTTCCTTTGACATAATCCCCGATAAAATGGCCACCGACATAGTCCAGCTTATAGGATGTCAGATTTTCCGTGCGTCGAAACCAATTGAGCATGTCCACTTGTAATCGGCCATTCATTTTAATAATAGATAATTCGTATGTCCCTGATGCGAATGTAGTGCTACTTCTATCTATATCCGTTTTCCCTGTCCTGTAATCGACTGCTGCGCACAATTCACCGTTGTTTCTGGAAAGCCTCAGAAATTCTTCGACACAATTCAGCTCCTGTGCTCTTCTAAACATGAATTCATAATCAAAGCTAAATATGTTGTAACCAATGACAATATCCGGGTCTTCTCTTTGAACTAGAGCAGTCCACGCGCAAAGAACCTCTTCTTCAGAAGCATAGGTTTCAATCGCCGAATTAGGAACAACGCTTTCTAAAGAATCACATGTGTCGAGCACTATACAGTGATTCAAATAGGGTTCTTTTTCACCATATCTTGAAAAGGTGGAACCAATAAAGGTCACCTTGTCGCCTTCTAGTTGCGGGAAATTATTGCTTAACGAGACAATCAGTTCTATAATTTTGCCCTCTCGGTCGAACTTCTTGTCGCACATTATATCCACAATAGTGGATTGCTTATTTTTATAGCTCTCTGGTTTGAAACCGGACCCGACCTTGAAATAATTCGCAGGCTCTTCTTCAACTGGCTCTGATCCCGCATCGGATCCAGCATCTGAACCAGCATCGGATCCATCATCTGCTACTTCTTCTTTTTCATCTTTGGCGACCTGTAGCGCCTTATTCGCATTTTCAAACATGCTCTCGATTAGATGCTCTTCGCTGCTATTTACCTGACGGTCTCTGACCTTCGTTTTCAACCATGATTCGGTCCTCACTTCCCTCTCCCCCGCAAGTAGCCCCACTTTCGGGTAAACCCGGTCTACATTTGGTAAAGGATTCTCGCTCTGTTCAAACGCCGTCTTGATGATTGCTCTCAGCATATCTTGGCATTTTTCCGGCGTTAAATCGGCGAAACCGGCTTTAGAAAAGATATCCACAATATTAGTCGCCAACTTCTTATACGATTTGACTGGAACCGGGAAATCGCCGTGACTGCTGCTCGCCTCAATATCAAAACTCATTATCTTATAAGGCACACTTGTCTCCTTATCATTCAATGGAATCACATTCTTGTAATTGATTATGAACTCTTGTTCACAGCTCGTCCTTTTTTCGACACCTACGATTGATCTTGTCTTTTTATAAGGCAATGCGATCCAACCCGATGGACTGACCTCGCGCAAATGAAAGAATCGCAGCAAAGGCGGGATACTTGCCTCATATAGCTCGATAAAGCAGTCTTTGAATTTATATCCGTTTTTAATTAGACGCCTCTCTCTTATCATCGTTCCTGTCCCGTCGTTTTCCATGGTATCATGATACCAGAAATTCTTCACCTTATTGTAAGCGGGAACATTGGCGAATTTTATATGGATAAATCGGTGTAATTTGCCGGCATCAAACTCATATAGCTTTTTCCGCTCGATAAGCTTACACTCCGTAATTGATTTTTCATAATATGGTCCGACTTTGGCTCTTAAATGGTCATGAAATGCGACCTTCATTTTTTGACCCCATGTATTTGGGACTCTGACATAGAAGAAGGGTTCATAGTCTTCTACTGTAATGGATGCTTTTTGGCCTTGTTCATTGATGCCGAACATTTGAATCACAAAGGTGGCTTTGTCTCTGTTAATGCGTTTTCCCTGAGCATTGTCATCAGAGCCATCCGAGGATGGTTCCGTATTTTTATCATTGTAAATATTGAATTCGAATAACTTAAAGGTATGTTCCATTTTTAAGGATTATTATATTATACTTTATTTAAAAGTATAATATTTAATTCAATTTTATTCCTTATTTATAATGATTGAACTAACAAATATACTATAATATATTATATAATAAACAGAATATAAGTTTGATTTACACATTAATTCACCGACCATACTATATTACAATATACAATATACAATGAGCAAATCAAACTTAAAACCAATTACCGCCATCGCCGTTTTCAATGGACCTACTGTCAAAGGCACAGTAAAATTTACTGAAGAACCGGGTTCCAGTCTAGTTCAAATCGAGGTTCATCTGTCCGGGTTAAAGAAGAATTTTAAGCACGGATTCCATGTCCACGAGTCGGGTGACCTGACTGACAAATGCGAAAGTATGTGCGCGCATTTTAACCCACATGGCAAAACGCATGGCTGCCCTGGAAAAAAAGAGCGTCATGTGGGCGATTTAGGTAATCTAAAAACGGATGCTAAAGGATGCGCACATTATACTTTTTACGACAATGTGATTCGATTGCGTGGAACCAAGGCGAATATATTGGGTCGCGGATTAATTATTCATTCGGACCCAGATGATTGCGGCGAAGGCGGGTTCCCAGATAGCCTGACGACCGGTCACGCGGGGAAGCGCATTGCTTGCGCAATAATCGGATATTCTAAAGACAACTTTGTTAGTTAACGCCTAACCTTTTTACTCTTATTATGTTTTTGTTTGGATTTCCCTTCGTTTTTCCTTTGTTTTTTACTCTTATGAAATGGTCTCGTCTTTTTCTCTTTCTTCAAGTGTTGTCCTTGTTTTCGACTTAGCCTTTTATACACATGCTCTGGTCCAGATAAGGAAACTAGTTTTCCTTTTAATACCTTTGATTCAACCCAGTTTATAAACGAATCTGATGATCTGTCCTTATTTTTTACCGCACTGTCTTCATAACTCTCCACCGTATGTCCCTGATCGGTTATATATTTCATCGTCGGAAAGCCTTCCACGGACCCTACCCCCTTTACTTGGGACAGCAAATCCTTGTTTAAATCAATAATTGCGATATCATTGTTGTTCGAATACTGGCCCTTTAATGCGTGTGACATTTTTGCCCATTCCGGTCTTGTCGCATTACAAGGGCCGCATCCCTCCATGTAAATCATAATAAACACATGCTTTTTTTGTTTGATTAAATCGTCGACCTTTTTGGATTTATGTAAACGCTTCTTGTTAGGTATACTTAATATATACATTTGTATATTAAGTATATAATAAATCTTTTGTAAAGATTTTGTAAAAGATTTGTTCTCTAAGTCACCTATAAAATATAGATTTATTATCCTAATGTAGTATATATGTCGCCAAATTCACTAAAGATTACAATATTTGTTAGTATATTTTTAGCGGGATTATATTTTTATACACAATATTCTCAAACCGATAAATCTTATATGCTTGAAGGACTAACAACCATGGACGGCGAACTTCGGTGTCCTAATGTTTTAATCCAAAAAGGCCCCAAATATTATTTATACAATTCGGAAATAGCGGAAGTTCCAGGAGTCAATCCCATCATGTTTAATAATTTAGAAGAATATACCGAGTTCTTGGAATGGCAACGCGGGGCCGGCATTCGTTGCCCCGTGCTTTATGTTCAGAATTCTTACGATATTCAGGGTAACCGTGTGCTAAAAGTGCGACCCAGTGTTTCCGAGCTACAGGGTGGCTTGCCGCCGACCACGCCGGTTCCCTTGCCCATGAAATTTACTCCCTTGGTAGATGCTGCGCGCAATGATGGCCCATATAATGAAAATGGCTACCCGGGTTATGACCAATCGTCCTATTATGTAGGAAGCACAACGCCTTTAGACGCAATTAAAAGTTCGGAAGCGAATATGCTTTATAGTGACAACGCAATGGATCCGAATTGGGGTGGAGCGGACTATACACAGTCTTTGGTCGATACCGGATATTACAAAGACAATGAGGTGGCGATAAAACTTGCTTAGAATATTAAGTGTTTTAAGTGTTTTAAGTGTTTTAAGTATTTTAAGTATTTATTATTAAGAATAATATTGTAATAAAAATAATAGTTTATTATAATATATTATAGATTAATGGAGTCAGAGGACGATGACCAAAAAAATAAACGATTGACTAGAGAATATTTGGATTATTTAACTTCAACGGAAGCAATAAATCTAAATGATGATGAACACAAAGAATTAAACTCATTTATACAATCAATAAATACACAAAAAGCCATATTCGACAAAAATATAGTAGATGGATTTATTAAATCAAATAATTTAAAAATAGACACTCTTAAGTCCTATATACAGAACAATAAGACTTGGGACGATAATATTGGAACAATTAGCAAAGCGTTAAATGAATTTGACCTCCAACAAAAATTAAAAGTTTCAGAAGAATACTTAATCAGACAGTTAAACAAAACACAAAACAAAATAGACAAAACAATTGTTGATAACATAAAGTTAACTGAAGAATATTTAAACTATCTTATTAATAAAAGGTTTAAAAAAAACCCATATCAAATGTCAGAACCGTTATCAAATTTCATAAAAAATCTTCCCAATGGGAAGACAATGCTCAACCGTAAAACAGTATTTGATTTTATAGAATCAATTCAGCTACTACCAGAAAATGAAAGTAGCAAAACACTTGAGTTTTTTATAAATTGTATCGACTATCATGGTATAATTCATTCATGCGACGATAATAGTGGGACCATTCGCGCAGTGTTGTTAGAGTTAAAGCTACTAGTAGATAGCCATGAAAAAATGGGTTTAGAATTACCTTCAGAAGAAGAACCATATATGATAAATTTTTTAAATGGTGTATTACAAAAAGACATTGACTCTATCGATAAGGATTACAATATGATTATTCAAATCGCAAAGTATTTGAATAAAGGCTTTCTAAATGTTCGCAGCGAACGGTTTAATTTTCAAGATGTAGATATTTCTATAATGTATGAACAAAATATTCAAATAATGATTGAATATGTTATTGATATTTTAAATGATTCAAGATTGTATGAAATTTTGTATAATAATATACAGTATGATTTAAAATTATTTGAATCATTTAAAAAAACATTAAATGACTATTTAAATTTATTAATAACCACAAATATATCATTTAATAGGCGTAAAGTATATTTTGAAGGATATAACAATCTCGATACTATTAGAGAGGTGACCGATGATCCATTAATATTTAGTTTGCGTGATTTTGGTTTAGAACCTGATTATCCAGTGTTCTCTCCAGAAGCTTATCAAATTTTCGACCTTCAAAAATTATTTGCAAAGCTATTAGGAGATAAATTATATGTTGACATGAATACATCGTTTAATACCATTTCGTTGCCCGTATTAGAAAGAACAATTATCGAAGAAAAACCGGTTTATACACAAAATAAAAAAGTCACAGACCACGATATAATATCCGAATACATAACATTAGCTATAAATCCAAAAAACCGGGATTTTAAAAAACTATTTTGCGCGCTTTGTTTAATAGTCAAATACGATTCTGAAGAAGGTGAAGATATATCCGAAAACACCTTCCTCGGCTATCAAGAAGACTTATACCTTGAAGCATTTTTTTACAGTTATTCAATATTGATGGACCGGTATCCGTTGTATTTTGATAATTTTGAAAAATATATATATTTAAACACCTCAATACCTATAAAAAATATAAAAAATGACGAACCCAAATTTAAAATCTATTATAATGAACTATTTCCAAATTTTCAAACATTTCAAAATATATATTTTGCTTTATTTAATGTATTATTTAATAATATTATTACTCCTTTTTTATTTCAGGTGTTGATAGTTCTAAAAGAAAGTGAATTAGACACTGTAACACATGAAATTTCGGTATATCGATCTTATGACTCAAACGAGTTGGGAATAATAAATCCGAATAAAATACCCAGCAGTAGGAGTAAATTCAACCCTCGTGGCTCACCCAAAGCCATTGATGAGTTAAATCTTTCTCTATTTAGCGAAGGTGAAGTTAGCGAAGGTGAATTTAGCGAAGGTGAAGTTAGCGAAGGTGAAGTTAGCAAAGGTGAAGTTAGCGAAGGTGAAGTTAGCGAAGGTGAAGTTAGCGAAGGTGAAGTTAGCGAAGGTGAAGATATCGATTCTGATGAAAGCGAAGGTGAAGATAGCGATTCTGATGAAGGTGAAGTCCTCGACGTAAATAGAAAAAAACGACCACCCGGCGAATCAAACGAAAAAATAATAAAAAAAATAAAAAAATATAAACAATCGGACCAAAATGTCAAACGAAAAGGTGTCAAACGACAAGTAACAGAAGGAACAGAAGGAGAGGCAAACAAAAAAGGTGGAAACTGTAACCAATTAGCATTTAAAACCCCACTGACAGACCCTGAAAGAACTTCCCCAATATATTTACAAACTTACAAGAAGGTGAATAAGGATTTGCTTGACGCAAAACTAAAACTAGAAGCTGGACATGATTTGAAAGGGGACAGAGGTCACGATTCCCTGTTAGATGGATTTAATATTTTTGATGTTAAAAGTAAAAATCTTTATCAAATGATAGAAATTGTTTTTTCAACGATTGTTGACCAAATTGACACTACAGCGGTTCCATATAGTGAAGGTTCAGCTGAATTAGCATTTGAACAAGATTTTATAAACAGATATAAGGCCAATAGTCCAATGAACGAACCGAAATATTTAGAAACCGCAATAGAATCTATTATACTTATTTGCCCAGATAAGGTAAATGATTTTTTTTATAATCCAGTTATTGGATTTACTTTAAAAGATGTAAACAAAGAACCCGCGTTATACGATTTACTTAGAGATAAAATTAAAGTGTTTTATCCTCATACTCACTGGTATTTATCAATGAAAACTAAAACAGCTGTTGGTAAAACAAATTTATATGTATCTATTACAAAACGAACCATAAAACCAGCAAATAATACATCTCTAAAACTTCATGAACAAGACATGGGAATTGGGGAGAATTTAGATATGACACTTCGAGAAGAAGAATATATCAAAGCGTATGATAAGATTTTTAAACCTGATCCTCTGGGAGCACATCTTGAAAATAATATTGACCTTTTTTTCAATCCTGGAACAAAAATTTTAAAAGATGAGTATATCCAAATATTAAACACAGCTAAGGAAGAAATAACATCCGGTTCAATAATCAGTGTTGTTCCTCCTGTTGTTCCTCCTGTTGTTCCTCCTGTTGAATTAATCAAAATAATGAGAAGTATTCAAATAATTGATGTTGCTAAATTAATGGATCCACTTAATGTAGAAAAACCACAATATGGAGATATATTTAAGTTACTAAATAATGATATAAATAAAATAGAGAAATTATACATCGGATATCCAGATACTAATCCACTTAATGGGGGCGCAGTCGACATACATTCAACCTCTAAAATAAAATTTGAACTCGCAGTTGATATACCCTACCCAATACACTCATCAATTAATACATTTTTAAAAGAGTTAAATACTAAATCTGTTAAATCGACTATTGATATGATTAATTTATTATTAAGCGTCTGGATTGATAATCCAAAAATTGATAATTATTGTTTTATTTTAAATAATAATGAAATAACTGGTATACGTTTTACATCGACTACGGTTCCAACTTTTACATATACCATCGAAGTAGCCGATTTAACTGTTTTAAATATATGTCAAACAATGATAGATTATTATACTCTTTACGAAGCAGCCCCAGCAGCCCCATCACATTCAGCTGACCTAAGAAGAAGAAGAGTTATTGAACAAATGACTACAATTAGAAAGCATCCAAGATATATATATAGAGCTGGAGCTGGACAACCAATTGATGGCACGACTCCAGAATTTGCTCTAGCTATTATTGCGAGTTTCAAATCATTTGGAGATGAAGGACAGCGAGCTTCTGCGGAATATTTGGGAAAATTATTAAACTCGATTGCTAATTTATCACCAGACAGTAAACGAATATTACTGTTAACATCTGATCGACCATTGGTAACCCAGGCGTTATTAAATTGGCAATTTGTAATAGCCGACTTAAAAAGACCTCGTGTAGGATTTGGTTTAATAGAAACAATACCGTTAAGTAAAATAGACGATGGAATTCACAATGAAAATGGAGGATTACTGTCTAATGCTGGAAGTGTAATAAGTGAAGTAAAAACAACAATAGAGCGTTTAAAGGATGCTAAAATTGGATTAGATAATATTATCAATTCGATAAATTCAAAAACTGTTCCTCCTATTCCTCCTGGTCCTCCTGGTTCTCCTGTTCCTCCTATTCCTCCTCAAACATCACTATCAGATGATGTTGAGAGTTTATATCAGGAGTTCACAGTTAAATTATATGACAACTCTAAGTTAGATAATAATGCAAATAGAACAGATGCCGAAAAACAAACAGATTCTCTATTATTAAAAGATATACAAAAATTTACAGGTAATTTGAAACAAGTTTCTTTAAGTTTAGAATATTATGATGAAAGGTTTTTAATAGTTCCGGAAGAAAAGCAATACATCAAAACTAATAAAGAAATACTTATAAAATATATCGATGCCCAAATAGAAGATGCTATATCAAGCTCGATCGATGTTGATACATATAAAAATATGATAGCGTTTAATCATAATAAAGGCATTCGTAGTACAAAAAATATACTTGACGCGTTAAAAGGAATGTATGATTCGGTTGATTTCGGACCTAAATTATTTGATTGTTATGATATAGCGTGCGGAGAAGTTATAAAAAAAATAGAAATATTTAAAAGTATAATTAATGACACAAGGATTTTATCAGATAAAATTAAAGCAAACATTATTCTTCAGTACGATGAATTAATCATTGGCATAATTATGTTAAATGATGTTTTTTTTGAAACACTTGTAACAAAACTCGAGACTGATGTAACCAACAAACAAAAAAATCAATCAAGATTACGTGTCGCAGAACCAAAAAAAGGAAAGGAAGGGTATGAAGCTACTCCTTTAGAACAACTACAAACAAAAAAATTAGAAATAGAGCTCGAAATAAAAAATCTCAGGGATGAATCCGCTATTCTAGTAGCAGCGGAAGCGGCAGCAGATACAGCAGCGGAAGCGGCAGCAGATACAGCCGCGGAAGCGGCAGCAAAAAAAGCCGCTGCAGTGGCAGCAAAAGGAGCGGCAACAAAAACAAACAAAGGTTTTTTAACTACATTAGCGGCAACAGCAAGAGCAGCAGCTACTGCTAGTTCAAATTTTGCGAAACAAGCTTCAGACATTTTAAAAAGTGCCGCAACTGCTATTAAAAAAAATGCTACTGACACAGGCGTTAAATTATCAGAATTTCAAAAAATAAATAACAAATTACAAAAAGAGGTTCAACTTAATTTATCTAAAGTTTACACACAAAATGATGAAAACGCTAGGTCATTTTTAGAAAAAGTTCAAGTTAAATGGGATGACTTTAAAAAAAACCAAGGTAGAGTGTTAGGAACCAAAGGTGGGCAAAAATCCCGGCAAAACAAGCAGCAACATCAGAAAAAATACACAAAGCGATACAAGAAGAAAATATACAGAAAAAGAACTCAAAAGCATTTGAAAATTAAAAGGCGCAGACATACGAAAAGGCGCAAATAAATTGGTTAAATAAATTGGTTAAATAAATTGGTTAATTGATTTATAATTTATATAATTTATACTATTTTGTATAAATTATAAAAGTCGATTAAAAAGTAGTGCTTCCCCCAGCCTTATCCAGTGTCTTCATTACATCATTTAAAGCATCTCTACCCGCTTTCATTTGCCCCAATTGAGTTATAATCATTCGAACCGCATCTGGAGTTTTTATCTCCGTCGGTGAAATGCTCAAGGCTATTTTTAACATTATTATATCAATTAAATCATCTAAAACAATGATTTTTTTGATATAATCATCCTTATATTTGTCTACTAACATAGTGTCCTGTATTTGAACAATCGTGGCTTTAATAGCATCAGTGGATGCCGTTGTGTCGCCGGCGACCCCTCCAGCTGGCTTAGCTACATCATCTGGTTTGTTTTCAAGCCCTTCAATCAAGGTCGTCTGAAACGACATACACTGGCCAGAATAATATATTAGAGCAAGAGTGGCGACAATACAAAACACAACTAATCCTATATTTTTAAAAAATTCCTCGGCGTTCATTATATGTATATTATATATATTTTTCAGAAAACCAACGGTTTATTAAAGTGAAGCGATTTAAGGTTCTACGCTTTCAAAAATTTGATTATCGTTGCTATCGCGGTTTTGCTGATTTTCCTAGACTTTCCATTCGCGTCCGTCGTAGAAATACTATTTAAACATGTCTCGTCCGCGTCGATTGCTTTTATTAAGGCCGGCAGTGTCTTAAATTTAAATAAAATGGCTAAAGCAGAAGCAGAACTGATGCCGGGTATTTGGCACAGCATGATTTCCCCAATATTTTCACCAGTAATATTGTCCTTCTTTACCTTTTTGACTACCGCGCAGTAATCTTTATCTGTTGCTACAGCTGTTGTATCTGTCGCTAAGGTTGTTACCGGAACAGTTGTAACAGTTGTAACAGTTGTTAAAAAATTGGAATAAAATGGCATCTTACCTTTTTCTATCTCCTTATTTATTTTGTAGGCCATGTTACACACCATTAACGCGGTTTCGTCGATCGACAAGGAACGCCACACTGAAAATCCCTTAAAATAATTAATAGAGGTTAAGGAAGAATATAATGTTAGCTTATCAATGCGGTCCTTGAAGGAATTGAATTTATTAAAATCACCCTCGATTAAATAGATGATATTGTGATTGTGATGCGGAAGTCCATTGAGACGATAAGACTGTTCTTCGTAGCGACCGTCTTTAATACTGGCAGCCAAATCGCTGAGAGATTTGCGCTCAATGATGACTAAATCTTTTAGCCCATCATTAATGATAATGTCGCCTAAAGGTAGCTGCTCTGGAATCAGCTTTAGCTCTTTAAAGTTAGCAATCATTTCAATATTGGTCTGGCATTTTTTCAAGAGTTCGGCTTCCCTGACATCGATTTTTAGGTTCATTCGTTATAATAATTTAATAGCAAATTGTTTTTAAATTATTAATTATATATACTTTTATACTTTTGAGAAAAGTATAGCAAAAATTATAAGAATTTTAATACTTTTGAGAAAAGTATTACAATTTATTATTAACTTGTGGTCTAATAGTTTATATATTTTGCTACACCTCTACTTTCTTTGGCTCCACCTTTGTAATGCCTCTGTGAGGCATTGGTAAAGGTGGATTTTAACCCATGTTGCCTCCATGTGTGGCGCGATATCCGTAAGATTGCGTTTGGATTGTTCTATTGGGGATACACATTAAGCCATATTGTGTATTTGTCGCGCCAATCATATTCGGATTGGATGTCATAAACCAACCCACAGATGGTGCGAGACCGCCTTTTTTACTTCCGCCTCCACATACGTTGGTTCTGTTGCAAATTGATGCTGCTAATCTAGCGCTTCGTGCACCTCCGTAATAAACCATGATATATACTATTAAAGATAATTATTTAAATTTAGTCTAAATATTTGAAAATAAATCCGCCGGCAGTATTTTGTTTTTTATATAAAACAGCCTTAATAGTTTTAATTTTTAGTTCCTTTTCAGCATCGACAATAGATTTAAATTCCTTAATTAAATTATGTTCTAAATCATATTGCCCAATTTTTCTATTAAAATATTTAATTAATCCAGCTGTATGATTATGTTGATTATTGCCTTTAATATCAGTCCACTCTAAATTGATAGCTGAATTGTTAGTCTTATTCCCATCAATGTGATTAACTACATTATATCCGCCAGGATTTTGATTTACAATAAATGTATAAGCCATGATCCTGTGTAACGCATATTTATCTTTATCTACTCTAACATAAATATATCCACTATGATGTGGTTTATAATTTTCCATGATAATTCCCTTGTAATTTTTAAATCTGCCTAAAGTAGAAACAAAATACTGGGAAAATGTTTGTCCATCTATTACTACATTTTTCCATTCTTCATTTTCTAAAGAGGATTGTTCATCTATGAGCCATTTAAATCCACAAAATTGATGATAAACTCCTCTAACAGAATTACTAATATATGTTCTCGCGTTTTGAATTGACGGTGAAATATTATTTTCAAAACACCATGTAGCTGCTAAATAAATGGAATTATAAAATTCCAATTTTTCATCTGTATCTTTATCTACGCGCCAAATTTTAATATTTTGATTTGTCGTTTGAATAACGCCTTTGCTCCTGTGTAAATTATTTTCTAAAGCAGTAGACCATTCTAAATTAGAAACATTATTGTTAGATCTATTTTTGTCTTTATGATTAACTTGGGGTTTATTTTCTGGATTTTCTATAAATGCTAAAGCAACAAGCCGATGAACAGCAATAGTTTTTTTTATAGAAATTGAAGATAAACCGGTAAATACATATCCACCTTTTATAGTCAATTTCAACATTCGACCAGTCTTAGAATTTTGAACTTGCCCTAAAGAACTAATCTCGTAGTTCTCGAAGTCTTTTATTGGTAGCCATTCTTCTTTGCCCTCCATATGTATGTCTATACTATGTATGTCGGCATCCCTTTAAGTCCATTTATAACAAGGTAAAATACAAATACGAAAACAACTTAAAGCCATATAGACAAACTATATATAAACAAATGTCTTTAGCAAACGACGATGATGTAATTAAGACCGAAGATGGTCTCATATTTAACCCATTCAATCCCTTAAACACTGAGATTACATTAAACGAAATTCAATGTATTCTCACTAAATATGGTATTCCGCCAAAGATTTTTAATACAGAACTATATCGCAGAGCATTTGTACACCGGTCTTACACGAAACGCCCTGAATTCGAGAACATCCAACAGAAAATCCGGATCGTAGAGCGGCCGCCAAATTGCTTACCTTTAAGCACGAAACATAATGAAAGTCTGGAATTTCTGGGAGACGGTGTCCTAGAATTGGTGACCAAATATTACTTGTATCGGCGATTTCCGAAAGAGAATGAGGGATTTATGACGGAAAAGAAGATTGCGATTGTGAAGAATGAAGCAATTGGTAGAATCGCGCTAGAGATGGGACTACATAGGTGGCTTATCTTATCTAGGAATGCGGAAGATAAGAAAATTCGCACCAATCTGAAGAAATTGGGCTGCTTATTTGAAGCATTTATCGGCGCATTGTTCTTGGATTTCAATAAAATAGTGGTTTCAGATGATGAAGGATGGTTTCAGAGTCTGTTTGCGACTGGACCAGGATTCCAAATGGCTCAGAAATTCATTGAAAACATTTTCGAAAAACACATTGACTGGATTGCGCTGATACAAAATGATGATAATTACAAGAATATTTTACAGGTGATGATTCAGAAAGAATTCAAGGTGACGCCTCATTATGTGGAAATTAGCCATGACCTGGACGAAGGTTACAGAATGGGTGTCTATTTGTGCTTAGGGCAACAAATATACAATGTTTTAACGAAGGATGCGTTGTCTTTTTCGCAATTTAAATCGTTCAAGGAAGTTCACGAACATGTTTCAAATCATGATAATAAAATATTTTTGTTTATGGGGGCTGGACAACATAAAATCAAACGAAAGGCGGAACAGTTGGCTTGTGAAAAGGCGATTAAGTCATTTGCTTAGATTTTCTGAGTAGATTTTCTGAGTAGATTTTCTGAGATTTATATATATTGGATTTATATAAGTAATGAATACTTTAGCAAATTTAACTCAAAAACTTAAATTAAAGCCGCAAGTTACTAAAGAAGAAGATATAGAAGTTGCTATTATTCCTGAACAACCGCGGCAAGTTTCTAAAAAGGAAGCGAAAGAAGCGGTTCCAACTAAAGTGGTTGTTGAAAAGGATAACGGATCAACCGCCTTAGATCTTCTCAAACGATTAGAAAGACAAAAAATGACAAAAGTAGCGAAAAAAGAAGAAGTCGAGGAAGTAGTGTCGAAGGCGCCTATTATTGAGGATGAGGCTAAAAAAGCAAGACCAAAAAAGCAAAAAAGCAAGGCGGTATTAGCAGAAGATGTTGAACAAATGGAAGATGTGGTGGAAGGGGGGCCTCAAATGAAAGAGCAAGGAAAGGAAGGAAGGGAAGGAAAGGAAGGAAGGGAAGGAAAGGAAGGAAAGGAAGGAAGGGAAGGAAAAGAAGGAAGGGAAGGAAGGGAAGGAATCGATTTGATTAATGCTGCGGCAAATCCTAAAAAGCGATATACTAAAAAGGTACAAACAAATGTCATTAATTTAGGTCCCGCATCTCAGATTCAAATTGGCGATACCGTAATTAACCGCCGCATACCTCTGCCCCCTGTTTTCGACATCAAGGCGTCGAGCTATTACATGAATAATCGTGAAATATTTGTGAATTTTATTAATAAATTATTTGAACCTTACAGGGACGATTTAATGGATGAAAGCAAAAACATTTCTTGCGATGAAATCGGCAAAGACACAGGAAATATTGGATTACTTACGCATCAAAAAATCGTCAGAGATTATATTAATTTGTATACGCCTTATAGAGGTCTTTTGTTGTTTCACGGCCTTGGTTCTGGTAAAACATGTAGTTCTATTGCTATCGCCGAAGGTTTAAAAAGTTATAGACAAATCATTGTGATGACACCTGCCTCTTTGAGGCGCAATTATATGGAAGAAATCAAAAAATGCGGCGACCTTCTTTTTAGAAAAAATCAATTCTGGGAATGGATTTCCGTCGAAAGCAGGCAAGAGTTAATAGAACCGCTCGCAGAAGTATTAGGCAATATTAAAATCAATTATGATAACGAAACGCATAGTAATTGGGTCAATTATATTAAAAGACATCGGGGAGTGTGGTTAGTTAATGTGACAAAGCCGACCAACTATGAAGAATTATCTACACCGGATAAGAAAAGCTTGAACGACCAGTTGGATGAAATGATACAGCTTAAATATAGATTTATAAATTACAACGGATTAAGGAGGAGTAAATTCAAAGAAATGACACTGGATTTCACTCGAAATATTTTCGATAATTCTGTGGTTATCATTGATGAAGCTCATAATTTCATTAGTCGCATCGTAAATAAAATCACAAGGTTTCACAAATTTTCAGATAGAAAACGGGGTCCTGGCGAGGTTTTACCAACCCCCTTGGCTTTACAATTATATGAATTTTTATTACAAGCAGAAAATTGCCGGGTTGTCATGTTGACAGGTACACCTGTTATTAATTATCCAAATGAAATTGCGGTGCTTTATAATATTTTAAGAGGATATATAAAAACATGGAATTTCACTCTGAATATAGATAAAATAAAGGGAACGAAATTGAATATTGTAACCATACGAGAGGCATTTGCTTCAGAAAAAATATTGGATTATATTAATTTTCGTAGCTCGACAGAACTGTCTATAACCCGCAATCCATTTGGATTCGAAAATAAGATAAAGGATGACGAGGGATACAAGGGTGTTTATAATCGCAATGAGAGCGTAGACAGAGATGGTAGAATAATTTTAGATGAAAGAGGCGTGATGAGCGACGAGGATTTTATAGCCAGGGTTATTAAAATATTAAGGAAAAAACTGGATATAGAGGTGGACCCCAGAAATATACATTTCACTGTTAATACCGCATTACCGGATACATTGGAAACATTTGTTAACACTTTTATTGATAGAGATAGTGGAAAATTAATCAATGAGGTCAAATTTAAACGAAGAATAATAGGACTAACCTCTTATTTTAAAAGCGCGCAGGAAGAATTATTGCCGGTATATAATAGGGATATTAACAGACACATTGTTCGTATACCTATGAGCGACTATCAATTCCAAATTTATGAAATGGCGCGACACGAAGAGCGCGAGATTGAGGGCAAGGGTAAATCTGGTACTGCGAAAATTGATATGGATGGGTTGTTTGAGAAACCGAAGGCAACCTACAAAATCTTTTCGCGTTTATTTTGTAATTTTGCTATGCCAAATCCTCCTGGAAGACCTACACCTGGTGCTCTTAGAGCGGAAAAAAACATGATGCAGGGTATGGAACTATTAAAAACAAGACAAGATGAAAGAGAGAATGCGGTTAAAGAAAATATAGAAAAATATAAACAATCATTGCCGGCCGACTATAATGATAATCCAGAAAATGTGGAACTATTGAAAACACAAATAGCAAAATATAATAAACAATTTTTAGTGGATAAGCTTGATGTGGTTGATTTTAAAACATTTCTTTCGAAAAAATTTCAAGATATGATATTGGAAGAAAACAAAAGAGCGGAAGAAAGAAGGTTAGAGCAACTGAATCCTCTTACTAAGGAAGAAAAAAAGGCGAGAGAAAAGGCGACGAGAGAACAGATAAAAGCGGAAGCAAAAGCGGAAAAGGAAGCGGAAAAAGAAGCAGCTAAAGCGGATAAAGCGGAAGCAAAAGCGGATAAAGACGCAGAAAAAGAAGCAGCAAAAGCGGATAAAGACGCAGAAAAAGCAGCAGCAAAAGCGGCTAAAGAAGCGGAAAAAGCAGCGGATAAAGAAGCAGCTAAAGCGGCTAAAGCAGCTAAAGAAGCGGAAAAAGCAGCGGATAAAGAAGCAGCTAAAGCGGCTAAGAAATTAGCAAAGGGTATAAGTTCAGATGGTACAAGTTCAGACGAAGACACGAGTTCAGACGAAGATACGAGTTCAGACGAAGACACTAGTTCAGATGGTACAAGTTCAGACGAAGACACGAGTTCAGACGAAGACACGAGTGATGGACCTCCATCTTATTTACAAGGGGGGGTTGGATCAGCGGATAAAGCGGATAAAGATAAGGCAAAGCCGGGTAAGGCCGACCGGGGTAAAACAAAAAAAGCATTAAAGGATTTTATTATTGGCACTGCTAAGGACGATGATGCCGCGGTGAAAGCATTAAGCGCATTAGACAAATTTTACGACAGTGAGAATGAAGATGAAGATAACGAAAGAAACCCAGCGGTACAAATTGAAGGCTACAAGGACGAGGATGCGAATGATAGACTGGTCGATGAATTGGAAGGAGACGAGGTTCTAGAACGAGTAGCAAAAGACGCGGGTTATAAAAGGTCAATCGCAGAGGCGCTTGATTTTTTAAAAAGATATAAACAAAAGTATTTGAGCCTAGAGGCTTTAAGAAAATATAGCCCTAAATTTTTAACCATGATTGAAAATATAGAAGACCCTGACCATCCTGGCCTACATTTAGTATACAGTCAGTTTCGTTCGATGGAAGGAATCGGCATTTTTGCGCTAGCACTTGAAGCAAATGGATATGCTCAATTTAAAATTGTAAGAAATAGTGTGGGTTGGGATTTAGTGACTAGCGACGAAGACATGGGGAAACCGCATTATGCGCTTTATACTGGGACAGAAGATTCAGAAGAGCGAGAAATAATTCGTAATATTTTTAATGGCGATTGGAAATACATACCTAACAATATCGCGGCCAAACTTCGGACAATTAGCAATAATAATAACATGGGCGAGATTATCAAGGTTCTCATGATTACTTCTGCTGGCTCAGAGGGTATCAATTTAAGAAATACGCGATATGTTCATATTACAGAACCATATTGGCATCCGGTGCGTCTAGAGCAGGTTATTGGTCGAGCGCGTCGCATTTGTTCGCATCAGGGATTGCCACCTGAACTAAGAACGGTGGAGGTATTTATATATTTGATGACTTTGACGCAATCACAAATAGATGGCGAATTTGGTGTGGAACTCAAGTTAAAAGATCGAAGTAATATCGCGCCGTTTTTGTGCCAAACTTCAGATGAAAAATTATTTGAAATTTCCACTATTAAAGAGAATTTGACGGACCAGATATTAAAGGCGATAAAATCTAGTTCAATTGATTGTATCACGCACACTAAATCGAATATGAAGGAGGGGATTGTGTGTCTTTCATTCGGTAATCGCGAGAAAAAACACAAATTCTCTTATAATCCGAACTTGGAACAAGACCAGAATGACACGATTGCGGATATAAACTTGGAACTAAATGATTGGGATGTAAAGGAAATTTTTATCGAGAGCACTGGTAAGCAATATATGTGGCGCCTTGATAATAATGAATTATATGATTATGACAGTGTTATTCAAGCAAAACAAATTCCTGGAATTATTCCGATTTTGCTGGGTAAATTAATTAAAAATGAAGCTGGTCAATATGAAATCGTGAAAAGGAAAATATAATTATAAAGGATTTGTTAGTTGCTTGTCTGCTAACAGTTTTGTTAGTAAATCTATTATTATATCTGCTTTGTCTGTTAAAATATCTATCTTATCCTTTTTCACGGGATACTTAAATTCTTCTATTAATAATGAAATATTATTAGTTCCGTTTGGTAGTTGGTCGGTCCAGGTGACATTTTTTTTATTTGGACTTGTGCTTATATTTGTGCTTATATTTGTGCTTATATTTGTGCTTATATTTGTGCTTGCGCTTATATTTGTGCTTGCGCTTATAACCCTGTTTTGTTCAGGTTGTCTTAATTTTAATTTACGATAAATACTTAAATCGGTATTTGTATTTGTATTTGTATTTGTATTTGTATTTGTGAGTTGTGGCTCCATCTCTTCTGAAACCGATGTATGTTGAATTTGTTCTATGTCGAATTTACGGCGCGCTATTGTTTCGGCGATTAATGTGTCCATTTCCGTGATTTTATCATCATTAATCTTATCGGTAAAATCTAGTTCTTTGGGTTTATTTAAATTAATGGAATTTTCGAAATCCGCCCGTTTTACATTTACTTGTTTTTCAAAATCAGTTTGTCTTGTTTCTCGTATATCTTCTATTTTATATGGTTCTGATAAATGTGTTTCTTCAGAGCTGATTTGGATTCGTTTAAAATCCTGCTCTTGTTTTAAATTGGGAAATAATCGATTAACCGCGATTACAACTTGGGATAAAAATTGTTTATTCAAGAATACTAATTGTGCGTTTTGATTTGTATTTTTAGTAAAGGGATTAATATTGCTTTCAAAAACGGTTCTGATATTTGTTAGTAATTGCTTATTTTGGACATCAATATGAAGCTCATCTAACAAAACTTCCCACAATAAATTCAAATTCGTTTTGACTAAAAACCTTGATGAGCTATTAGAATTGCCATTAGAATTGCCATTAAGATGAACTATAGGTTTCATTGATAATTATAATAAATACAAATATTTTTAAATGCTTTTTGTAACTTGTATTTAAATTGTTATAATACAAGTTACAGTTACAATATATATTATAACAATTTAAATACAAGTTACAATATATATATATACAAATAACAACTTAAAATGAATCCTACATATTACGGTTTAAATACGCCCCATTTATTTTCATTTGTCACCGATCATCAAACATATGAGTTTTTAACGAGTGCTCACAAATCGATTTCTGTATGCGAATTGTGGGATTGGTTAAGGACATATAATCCTTCTAGAGGATTTATGTTCGACGATTCGTCTGAAGGGGAACGAATTCGCGAAGAAATGAAAAATTATCCCGTGAACAACAATCATTCAGGTTCGTCTTATGCTTATATTTTGCGAGAAATGGAATATATCGCCAAAAATGGATATCAGCAATATGCGCGTGAATATGTAAAGGTTGTTAAAAACTAAGGCTATAAATCAAGATTATAAATCAGAATTAAAATATACTTTTCGGAAATTTTCCATATATTTGTCTTTCAAAATATGATGTTTTAAGTAATCCGCGGTTATTTTATCTTCCAACATGTGAACTATAAAGAATAAACTATAAATGCCACACTCCGTATTACCGTATTGATGCTCTACTGGATAATTTTGGTCAAATTTAAAATCAATGCGGTTGCTTAGTGAGTGACCCTGTTCGATCAGATTATTTACGAATTTCATTATTTGGTTAGGAATTTTGTCCCCCGCGCTGTCAAAAAAGAAAATACTGCTCTTTTTTATATTAATAAAAAGAGAAATCCAATGACTACCGCCTTTATAATGCGGGTCTGTATTGAAAACAATGCCTATTTTGGTTTTCCCATTTTTAATTTGACCTGCTAAATTAAAATGACATAATTCTTCCCAAACGCACTCGCCGTGTAGCTTATGTGTGTCATAGTCGATCGGAGATGGTCCCATAAAATCAAAACATTTATATTTATTCTCATATTGCCGCATTACTTGCATGATATCCACACTTGAAAGCCACTCGTTTGGGTTTTTCTTCCAATCATCTGGCGATTCGGGCGCAAAAGAATCCATTAATTCCTTTTCTAATTTGGAATTTTTAACCATCTGTTTAATCCAACACGACTCTTTATTACAGGTGGTTTGATAATACGATTTAATGGTTTCCCAAATTTCTTTGGAATCGTTTGTTTGTATGGGCTTGTCTGGATGCCTAGCATTCCATAGATCGCGCAATTTATGTAAATCTTCGTCGGAATAACAGGTGAATGAATTTAACGCTTTATTGTGATTTTCTGGGCTACAGTTTAATTTAACAAAGGATGGGGATTTTTTATTATGGGTTTTATTATGGGTTTTTTTATTATGGGGTTTCTTTTTATTATGAGTTTTTCTACTACCACCCTTTCTATTATGAGTTTTTCTATTATGGGTTTTTTTCCTATTCTTTAATGTTCTCTTTCTCATATATTTTGATTATATTTTCTTTTTTGAAAATTTTATAGTTAGGTTAAGTTAAGTTAACGACTATTTGATGACGGATTGTCAACTATAATTTCTTTTTTTCTAGAAATTATTTGATTCATTTTGTAAGTTTGTCTTGTTTTATTGAACCAATCTAATGGTAACTTTTGAATATCATCGACACCATTTGATGCTTTATTTTGTTTAGCATATTTTGATTTCTGAGTAATATGTGGCCTATATTCTTCGATAAGTTCATTGCCAAGTTCGTCATTGTCAAAGTCGTCGCTAATAAGGTCGTCACTAATAAGGTCGTCACTAATAAGGTCGTCGTCACTAATAAGTTCGTCGTCATTGTCAAGTTCATTGTTAAAGTCGTCATCGTCATTTCTTTCATTTTGAATAATTTCATTTTTATCATGTATTTCCAAATAATAAATACTTTTTTCGACAAATGCGTCAAAACAAACCTTTACATCCTCTAATAAATCATCCGGTCTCTCGTCATTCAATAATTTATTAAATAACTTATTAATTTTATCCTTATCGTGTTTCAAAACAGGGTCGACAATATCTTTTTGTTTTAATTTATTCAATTTATGTAGCTGGGTTTTGCTTATTAAAAAATTTAAAGTTAATTGGTTAATATAATCATTGTTTAGGTCATTATGCGACATTTCTTTAAATTGGTTTATAAAATATATAATATTATATATTAGATATTTTAACTTATATATTAGATATTTTAACTTATATTTGCTAAAGTCGTTACTCTTGCTAAAGTCGTTACTCTTGCTAAAGTCGTTGCTCTTGCTAAGTCGTTAACAAGTGGTCGGTTTTGTTTGATTTTTCAATTGCTGTCTAGTCGAATTATTAAATATAGATCCACCCATCACATTTGGGTCCGCATTTAAGTCAGTAGGGCCCAAGTATTCCTTTTTAAATAGACTAGGAAATGGCTGCTTAACAGAGTCGGCATTTTGATTTTTCCATTGAACATTATACAGGCTGCTCTTGCTACCGGGAACATATTTTGCTTGGCTACATTCCTGTAATGCGAATATTTGACCTCTTAGCTCCGATTCGTGATTTATATTTGTCGCAAAGCCGGACCAGGGTGCTTTCGCGGTGACAGCTCCAGGATTAAATATTTCGCGAGGGCTATAGGTTGCTTGCTGAATTAATGGTGTCTTTATTTCACTTCTAGGGTCAACAATAGGCATAATAGAGTATTTTGTTAGAACTGGTCTCGCGTTTAAATACGGCTGTAACGGCTGACTCGGAATATTGCGCACATAGGTTCTTGTATTCATGATATCTTGTCTCGCAGAACATGATAAATTATCAAAATCATTAATATTGTTGTTCATTGTGCTATATTTATATTTATATATTATAAAATAAAATAATTTAAAACTAACTTTATATAAATATTAGATATAGATTATAATGTGTGGCATTTTTTCACTATTAAACTACACAACTAACAAAATAGAATATGCCAAAATATCGGAGGATTTTTTCAAAGGACAGGGTCGAGGTCCAGAGAATTCGACCTTAAATTATGATGCCGATGTAAATATAGTCACAGGGTTTCACCGATTAGCTATTAATGGTCTAAATGAGGCGTCGAATCAGCCAATAAGCGTAATAGAAGGAGGGGATAAATATAGTCTAATTTGTAATGGAGAAATTTACAATTATAAACAATTGTATAAATCCATGAATATTGTGCCTACGACTGATTCGGATTGTGAAGTAATTATTCATTTATATATTCGATATGGGATTGCGCAGCTACTCCGAATGTTAGATGGCGTGTTTGCGTTTGTTCTTTTTTGTCCAAATAATATATTTGTTGCCAGAGATCCATATGGTGTAAGACCGCTATATTATACTGAAAATGACAGTGTCAATGAAAATGGCATTATTGGCTTCACCTCTGAACTGAAAACATTGTGTAGAATAGCCAATCAGTGTAATCAAAAAGTATTACAATTTACACCTGGGACTTTTTTAAAAATAGATAAAGCAATTGACTTTGAAAGGGTGTCGTGGATAATCAAATCTCGTGAAAAATATCATATTCCTGCGTTTGCTTCCAGTAGTAATGGAATAGGAACAGATATTTCTACTTATTTGGAAGGCATTAATTATCATTTAAGAGCGGCTGTTACAAAACGCTACATAAGCACGGAACGACCTATCGCGTGTTTGCTTTCGGGTGGTCTGGATAGCAGCTTGATTGCTGCGCTTGTGTGTGATATACATAAGAAACAAGAAACAAGCGTTGAAAGCGTTAAAAGCGTTAAAAGCGTTAAAAGCGTTAAAAGCGAAACAAACTTTAAAAAACCAATTGAAACTTATAGCATTGGTCTACCTGACTCTGAAGACATTAAATTCGCCAGAATTGTCGCAACCCACATCGGTTCAAATCACACGGAAATCATTGTTTCGGAACAAGACATGTTGGACATCATCCCAGAAGTTATCCGCTCCATTGAAAGTTATGATACGACTACAGTAAGAGCCAGTATTGGTAATTATTTGTTAGGTAAATATATTAAAGAGCATAGTTCAGCCAAGGTTATTTTCAATGGCGACGGGTCTGATGAATTAGCAGGCGGTTATTTGTATATGAATTCATGCCCAGATAGCGTGGAATATGATAAGGAAACATTGCGTTTGTTAAACGACATCCATTTATTTGATGTTTTGCGTTCAGACAAGTCTATTTCGTCGCATGGCTTAGAGCCGAGAACGCCCTTTTTAGATCGAGGATTTGTCAACTATTATTTATCTATTCCGATAGAAATTCGCAATCATAATTTAGGTCAACATATAGAAAAATATTTAATCAGAATGGCGTTTATAAATACCGACTGGCCTTTGTTACCCCCTGAAATTTTGTTCAGGAAAAAGGAAGCATTTAGCGACGGTGTTAGTAACAAAGGCAAATCTCTATTTCAAATTATCCAAGAATACACTGATAAACAAATTTCAGATCCTTTATTAAATTTAAAGCAAAAAGAGAAGGCTTTTTATAAGGGAATTTTTGAAAAGGAGTATCCGAATCATTTAGATATTGTGCCATATTATTGGATGCCAAAATATATTTTATCTGATGATCCTAGTGCCAGAACATTGGCGAATTATAAATGAAATAAATGGTGAAATAAGCCTATCTGATTATTATATTATAGTTGTTATAATATAATGACAAGTTTGTATGAATTTCAGGACAAGATGCTCGACTATATTAGTATATTTACATATATATTATATATTGTTATTGCGTTTGGATTATCGGCAACGGCGCCGAAATATTTAGATGACTTATTATTCTATACGAAAATGTATGTTAGTTTGTTTTTGATATATCGATTTAATCCTTTTAGAAGGGTTAAATTTACCCCACTGGATGCTAAAATAGCGTTTAATGCCGGTATTTTTCTGCTATTTACAACCGCCATAACTAGTGTGTTATCTACTTATATTAATTTTTTCAGAGACCATGCTCTGAAAATAGCCGATAATATAAAACAAATTATACATTTTTAATGGTCTTGTTTTTAATTGGTTTGGACTTGTATTTAAATGTTTTGCGGCTTTTGGGAGGTTTGTTAGTTCCTTTGTTAAAAAAGGCTTGTAGATGTTGTAATATTTTTTTAGACAGAACTTTATCGACACTTTGTGCTTCTTTTGTTTTTTCTACATAAGTATGTCTGTATTTTTTCATATGAGTCAACATATATTGTGTAAAATCTATTGTATTTGTATTTGTATCTGTATCTAGCTCTAGCTCTTCTATTATACCGCTTTTAATAAAGCGCTCAATCATTATTTCAAATGGTAGATCGTGTGTGTATGGTTTTAAATTGATATAATAAACTCGGTCATCTACCATCCCTGGGTGAAACACGTCGTCTAAAAAGCATATTTCCGTGGTTTCAGGGATTTTGGTACAGCGGATAAGATCGCCATGGTTTTTCATGTGACTTGTTCTACAAATTTCGACTTGTTTGCCTCTTATTTTAAAGGCTTTGATGATTTGGTCAAATAAATTGTATTTCACTTTGCTTTCAAAATATGCTTGTATTTGCTGCGCCCACTCATCTGGTCCTTGGTTGTTAGTGTAAATCATTAATTTGTGGCAATGTTTTGCGCTTTTTTTTTGTTTTAAGTAGTTTAAAATAGTGATAATATTCGGTCGCAAAAATTCGGGATATAAATCTAGAGCTTTATTGAAGAGTTGTTGGTCTATAATAATGGGACTTTTATTTGTTTTAATGAATTCTTGCAATGCGTCCCAAAACATTCCAAATTCGACATAGTATCCTAGTGTCTCATCTAAATCGAATACAACAATTTTGGATGTACAATACATATATTATCATGTTATTATAATACATGATAAAATTATAATTTGAAAAAGTATTGGATATTGGATATTGGATATTGGATATTGGATATTGGATATTGGATATTGGATATTGGATGGAAAAAGTATTATAATATTCATATACACTATAGATAATTATGTCATCTGAATTAAAAAATAAGGATTATATAAATATTTTAAAATTTTATAAAATGAATATTCCAAAATCAAAGCGCCTCTTGAAGCAGCAGGCGGAAAATATTCTAAGTGAAAAATTGTGTAGATGTATTAAAAAGGTCGATAAAACGGATGAATCTAAAGCAATTGCTATATGTACGAAAACTATTTTTAACAGGAAGGGGTTAAAGCGCGGGAAATTTGGTTGTAAGGGTAAGGGTAAAAGTGTGAAATTTACTAAAAATGTGTCTGATGCGAAGACGCGGAAAAATAGATGATGGTCTTTAAATAAAATATGGTTTAAAGTCTTTAAATACTTATTTTGATAATATATATTATATTTCCGAATTTCCGAATCAGAAATATAATATGTCGCGGCAACTTGTCTTTATTTGCGCTTATGGATAGCCACTGCTGCTAATAAACATATTGAGATTGTTTCTAAATTCCCCATAATTTAGACCAAAAACCGCGCTGTAAAATCCCACCGGCGTTTGATTGCGGCGCATATAATCCGCATAGACGCGTCTCATTGAGCCTGCTCCCGCGCTGGCTCCATCCGCAACAAGGGAACCCAGAGTTCGCGATCCACTTGTAGATGATAATCGTAAAGTTCTTAATTTTCCAGTATTGCCGCCCATTATATTTTAACGCAATATTAAAATTATAATCAATATTTATATTTTATAAATATTAATTCCTAAAGTTACTAATTTAGTGTTGTTAGTTTGATTCATCTGAGTCTTCATCTGAGTCATCTTCATCTGAGTCATCTTCATCTGAGTCATCTTTATCCGAATCCTTCTTTTCCTTCTTTTCCTTCTTTTCCTTCTTTTCCTTCTTTTCCTTCTTTTCCTTCTTTTCCTTCTTTTCCTTCTTTTCCTTCTTTTCCTTCTTTTCCTTCTTTTCTTCAGTCAAATGATCCAACGCGCTTAAAATTATCATTTCCTGAGAACTTAATTTCTGAAATATCAGACATTCGTCCATTTTAAATCTATAATGCCGGTGCATGAAATTTTTACAAACAATATAAACACCATTGTCTGCGATTATTATATCACAAATTATACCACATTGATTTAATGGCAAGTAATCTGGATTGGTTAACGGGATCCATCGTATAAATCCGCCATATTTTAGATCATCTAATTCATCTACATACCGATATCCTTTAAGCTTTTTAAAATAATCTATTAATACTTGGCGATCTAAATGTAATTCTTTTAAAATGTTTAAATTTGTTTCTTGGATTTTAGAGGTTGTTAAATTTATAATACCATCATTTTTTTCATTATCTAATGCGGTCATTAGGCTATCTACATTTAACCCTGCGTTCATAATATTATTAATTATATAATTATAATATTATATTTTTATTTCTTTTTTTTAAAGACTTTGATTTAATTGCCGCTTATCGGCTACGCCTTTTTGCTTTAATTGTCGCTTTGCTTACCAGCCGCTACCAAATGCGGACCCAAACGATCCTCCCAACATATCATTTGCCGCCATCGGTCCAAATGATTCCGCTCCAGGCGTCGCCGCCCCTACCAAAGGCGTAGAATCTTGCTGATACATATTGTTATAATCCGGCTGCTCTTGGCTAGCCTGTTGCTGTTGTGGAAGCGAGTTTATCGAAGTAGATCCCATTGAAGAAGATGACATGGAATTCTGAGAAATTGGCTGACTAACTTTTACGCTTCCTTGTCCTTTTTTACCCTTCTTTTTATCCTTTGGACCCTCCCAGACCTCCATTATTCTATCCACAATAATGCTAACCTTTTCACCCAATTTAGTCTGTAAACTTAGAACAATAACTAACATCGCTAAAATTATGCTTGTAACTGAAAAATCCGCGTATTTTTCAGCACTATATGTCGGAATAAAAGTGATTATTCTGTGAATAACCAATATTCCCAAAAACATTACGGTAACTTGCCCCACTATTTCTGCTAAAAGTTCGGCATTTCCCTTTTCTTCGTCCGCTTCTGGAACGAATTTCTGCATCGCTTTATTCATTAATATAACTGGAATTAGGGCTAAAACGGCATATTGAACGATATTCATCATTTCTGATTTAGACTCATCATTGAAATTAAATACATGTTTAAAAAAACCAGGTTTGCCATTTGTTGCCTTTGTTAATTCATCTAAACTTTCCATATTCCTATATAGGTTATAATAAGAAATTAAAACCCATTAAATATTATAAAATAGTTGTAAAAGGTTAAAGACGCTCTCTGATACTTATTCAATGAGCGAATCTAATTTAATACCCGAATCCTTATTTGGAACTAACAAAGTTAGCGATAATATTTTTGCTTCTTTGGTCTCAGTTGCTTCAAATAAAAGCTTGGATAAAAGCTTGGATAAAAGCTTGGAAGAAGACCAATACCTCGATTTGTTAAGAAATATTCTCAACAATGGCACTTGGGCTTTAGGTCGCAATGGACGAACTAAAAGCATTTTCGGCCATTCTATGCGTTTCTCTTTGGCCAATGGTAAGATTCCTATTTTGACTACGAAAAAGACCGCATGGAAGACCTGTTTGAAGGAACTCCTATGGTTTATTCGCGGCGAAACAGACAATAAACTATTACAAGACCAGGGTGTTCATATTTGGGACGGCAATTCGTCTCGTGAATTTTTGGATTCGAGAGGGTTATATGATAACCCGGAAGGCATTCTTGGACCGATTTACGGATTTCAATGGCGCCATTTTAACGCACCTTACGACAATCGCACTGGGAAATTATTAAGCGATGGCGATTCGGGTATAGACCAGCTACAACAAATCATTGACCAACTTAAGGATCCGGAGCAGCGAAACAGTCGACGCTTGATAATGACTGCTTGGAATCCGTGTCAACTTGACCAAAAGTGTCTCCCGCCCTGTCACATCCTTTGTCAATTTAATGTCCATGATGGTAACAAACTTAGCTGCGCAATGTATCAGAGATCATGTGATTTTTTTCTCGGAATTCCAATAAATATCGCATCATATTCGCTCTTAACACATCTCTTGGCAAAACACTGTGGATTAGAAGCTTATGAATTTATCCATTTTATGGGAAATGTTCATTTATATGAAAACGCTATTAATGCTTGTAAATTACAGATTGAAAGAAAGCCATATCCGTTTCCAACTGTATGTATTACGCAAGTTAGAGAAAATATAAATGATTATCAGATTGAAGATTTTCTTGTAACTGGATATCAACATCATGAAGCAATTAAAGTTGAGATGGTGGCTTAAACTCTAAGAAAATTCATGTATATGCCATTGATTTTGACCTTATAATATTTAACATCGGTTTCGCAAACAAGAGTTGCGTCGTTGTATGTTATAATCGGAGCTGTTTTATATTTAATAGCCTGTTTATCGTAGGATTCTGTATACATATAATTTTCTCCATTGTAAAACCAACAAATTTCTAATGATAATTCATTATTTATTATTATACGTTCATCTTTTTTTAAAAGATATACATGTAAATCGTGTTCAATTTCCCATTTGCGGCTACCATGAAGAGATTGGTCATTAAGACATGATATATCTTTTGAGAAATATATTTTATTATTGTATTTAATAATCGAATCATGATTTATTATTAGCTTATCACAATCGTGACAACTATATTGCCGTTCTTCATTAATAGTAACCCATCCTAAATGCCTACCACAGTTAAGATGACAACATTTTCTTTTATTATTTGAATTTGATCTTATTTTGTTGTTTCTACCATTATCTAATTTATATGCTCTATATTGATACTGTGTATGTTTATACCAGTGCTCTCTTATAAACATGTAATTTACATCATCTACTGTAATAATTGTGTTGTCATAATTTTTTATAATGGTTGGTTGTTTTTGTTGTTCTTCTAGTTTTTGTTTTTCGTAAGTTTTTTTCATGATATTAATAATTGAAAATTCATCAGGAACCGTTTCGACAGCACTCATCGATTCAGAGTCATCATTAGATTCAGAGTCATCTTTAGAGTCAGATTCTTTAGAGTCTGTTTCATCTTCAGCGTCAGCGTCAGATTCTTTAGAGTCAGATTCATCTTTAGAGTCATCCTTAGAGTCAGATTCGTCTTCGGATTCAGAAGCAGAATCTTCTTCTAAATTTTTATTCAAATTGTTTGCTGGAATAATGTCTTGTAATGTAATATCATTTTCTATTTCTAGTAAATTATTTTTTAATTCTATCATGTTTTTAATAATATCGTTGTATTTTTGTAATTTAACTATTTTATTGTTATTTAAACCCACCTGGTTATTATAAGTCTCTGTTAACAATTTAATTTTATCCTCTAATTCTACTTTATTTTTCTGATTTTCTTCGATTAATCCATTTATTATTAAAGTATTGTTTAATAATTTTGTTCTATAGTTACCGATTTCATCGAATTCTGGTATTTTGTCACATGTATTTAGATCTACATTTGGCCGGGGCTCAGAAATATCTGTTATTATTAATTTTACATTGTCTTCAAGTATTGGCATTTGTATTGGCATCTTATCATCCGGTTTTTTAAATATTTCACAAATCTCTTCATTTTTAATAAGATTAGAAAATCTAAACGAATTTACGCTAGTAGAAACTGGTTTAAAATTATATTTTTTGTCGATTGTCATAACTTCGCCGTAATTATTTACATCTTGAACTATGAGTTGTTTCTTCAAGTTGTCTATTTCTGTCTTTTTGTTTTGCAGCGCACCCCAGTGGCATCCATTGGTTACCGGCTTGTTCATTATTTAAATATATAGTATTGGTATTATATATTTATTATCTTTTATTAATATCTTTTTCTGAGAATTTTCTGAGAATTTTCCTAAAGGTTTCCCTTAATATATATGTTTAGAAAATAATATTTACAATAAATCCGCATTTCAATTCTTCCTAAATGTTATAATCTTTTAGTGCGTAAAGAATTTAGAAACAATATAATAAAGAATACTATAATTATGAGCGCAAATCGTTCTGTTCAAGCAGCACAAAGAAGACGAGTCGGTCCCCCTGAGCCTGCTGTACCTAGCCGAGGACCTCAGCCATCCATCAATTCGTCGCAAATGTTTGCCGCCGGCGCGCAACAGCGTATGGGACCCGGTTCAGGTCAAGTTAGCGGCCGACTTGCCGGGCAAAATGCCGCTTTATCTCAAAAGCAAATGATGGACCAGATGAAACAACAACAACAGCAACAGCAACAACAGCAACAGCAACAACAACAATCCGGTCTTGCTACTATCAATAAAATGACGCTTGCGCAAGCAATCACTCTAATTACCTTGCGTTTAGGCAAGGTGGAGACGCAATTGATTCACGGTCTAGGACAAAACTCTTTAGAAGACGAAGATAACATTTTAGTCGACAAGAATGTGATACAGTCGCTTATTAGTAGAATTGATGCTTTAGAGAAGCGACCGACAAGCGTTTCAAGCGTTTCAAGCGTCTCCGCTTCGAGTCAAGATATCGCGCTTCTAAAGCAACAATTCGAGACCATTAAGCCTATCGTGGTTCAATCCAAAAATACGAATACTGTGTTAAAGCAGCAAATAGAGGCGTTAAAGACCGAATTATCGGAGACAAAAGAACTTATTGCTGCTTTACAGAATTTAACCATGGATAATAGTAACAAAATTTTAGCATTTAATAGTATTTTTAATGTGGAAGGCCAAGAAGGGGAAGAATTTGTGGGTGAACTTGTCGATGAACTTGTTGTCGATGAACTTGTCGATGAACTTGTCGACGGCGGAGATTTTGAAGAATCCGCGGATGAATCTGTAGATGGGCCTGTCAGCGCTAATTTAGAAGGCAAATTGGAATCCGGATTGGAAGCATAAATAAAAATATATATTATTAATTTACAAATTAAAGGTAATAATATATTAATAATATAATATACAAATAATTAAACAATGGAAGCCCCTTATTCATATGAAGTATTATTTAGTAAAAATCACATTAAGTCTAGTCAAATCGCGGAAAAAATTAAACAGAGAAAATATAATGAAATATTGGATGGGTTTATTCGATTAAATGGAGATGGTTTTATTGTTGAGCCGAAATATTTAAAACAATTCGCGAATCAATATACACATGAATTAATTATAAATTACATGGATAAATTGACTGTCGATTTGTTAGCAAGTGGGCAAATCGAGACATTTAATATATATATTAATTTACAATCGTTGTCTCTTGTCGATTTGGATAAGAATATGGCTTTTTTTAAAACTTTGAGTACCTTGTTTTCGGACAGATATCCGGATAAATTAAACAAATGTTATATTTATAATGCGTCTATTATTTTTGAAACCATCTTTAAAATGATACGAGGCTTTGTTGACAAGGAAACTTTGGCAAAAATACAGATTGTAAAGGAATAGAAATTAGAAATTAGAAATTAGAAATATATTTGTTAGTTATAACAAAACATATTAGAACTAACAAGTTATATTATATTATTCGTTTATGATTTTGACTATTGAAAATAAGGCCAAAATGGAAATGTTCGTCGCATTATTCCAGCTTCTCAAAAATTGGGGCTCCTATTTGAATCTACATTTTGAAAAAACGCGTTTATATATTCAATCCATGGATAAGTCTCACATTTGTCTTTCTAGCATCACTATTTCTTCTGTTTGGTTTTCTTCTTATCAGATTGAGGAGACAACTAACATATCATTGGATTCCACTAATTTCGCCATCATGATGTCTTATGCTCTTAAACACAGCAAAATGGAAATCAAATTTGACGACGCGGAGACACCTGATATTATTTTTATCAATTTATCGAATGACTCATCTACCTGTGCTGCTATAAGCGAACCAAGTATAACAAAAGCAAAGAGCAAAAAGGGTAAGGAGCCGCAAAACAAATTCGACCATTTTTTCGAATTGGGGTTAATTGATGTGGAACAGGATACCTTAGGCATTCCTGAAGTCGATTATGATGTAGAGTTTTGTATGAAATCTGATAATTTTATGGAGCTTATAAATGAACTGATGGTCTTCGGGACAAACTTGAATATCGTATGTAGCGAAGAGGTCTTGGAATTCAATGCTAGCGGCGACACTGGCAAATTAAAGGTGAATATTCCGATAGATGACTTGAATGAATATGCTATTGCGGAAGGCGAGACTCTGGATATATCTTATAGCTTAAATCACATTGGCAAGATGTGTTTATCTAACAAATTGGGACAACATGTTAGTTTGTCTATTAGTGCCGAATATCCGATGGCTATTAAATATGATTTAGGAGATGATAGCAGTGTTGCTTTTTATATTGCGCCTAAGATTGCGGACACCTTTTAGTATTCGTTTTCGGTGGAAAATTATATTATTATTTTTAATTAAATATGTTAGAAATAATAACTGGAATTTTTGTATTTTGTTTTATATTGTTTTTTTATCTTCACATTCATTTTCACTTAAAGACCAGCGATGATCTGGAAATTTATGAAATCGATCAGGCATCGAAAGACAAGATGGAGGAAATATGCGATCTAAGGCAGCCTGTTTTATTTGATTGCGATGAAGATATCAATAAAATAATTGAAACAACTAACAAATCGGTGTTGCTGGATAACTATCCTGTATTTGAGCTCAAAATTCGGGATACTATTAGTAGTAGGGCGACAGCATTAGGTGCGACATTAGAAGAAGAACTATATGTTCCATTACCCCTCCACATCGCATGCCAATTATTTAAAGAGGATTCGAATGCGGTGTATTTTAGTGAAAATAACATGGATTTCTTGACTGAAACGGGCGTTATTAAAAACATGACCTACAATGATGAATTTTTGCGACCTCGATTGGTTTCAAACTGTAATTACGATGTGATGTTTGGCTCTGTTGGCGTGGAGACGCCCTTTAGGTATGAGCTAAATTACCGCAACTATTTCGTGGTAACACAGGGGTCCTTATCTATTAAGATGGCGCCTCCTAAAAGTAGCAAATATTTGTATCCGGTAAATGATTATGAAAATTTCGAATTTAGATCTCCAATTAATCCGTGGGTACCTCAGTCCAAATTCAAGGCCGATTTTGACAAGATAAAATGTTTAGAAATCGTTTTAAGTCCAGGCAAATTCTTGTTTATCCCTGCTTATTGGTGGTATTCATTCAAATTCTCGGAAAATACAAGTGTTAGTTGCTTCAGATACAGAACTTATATGAATAATATCGCAATTAGCCCTAACATTGCGATGTATGCGCTACAGAATCAAAATGTGGAGCGGAAAATAGCGAAAAAAATAGATTTAAAGACGGCATCTAACTCGCTTTTAGTAGAGGAACCTTTAGTTCAGCCCTTAGAGCAACCATTTGTAGCAGAAGACACCGATACGACTCCGATTGCTGACATTTTACCGCCTACAGTAGATGTAGGGAGCGAATTCACTTCTACAATCGCCATGTAGGGCGCATGTAGGCGCACATTTGTCAATAAATTGGTCATTTTAGCAGCCATGTAGGGCGCATGTAGGGCGCGACAAATTAATATTGTTTTACAAACCAACTTAAAGACTATTTGACAATATATTATATACAATCGTTATCTTTATTTCTTCTATTATGGCAACGCTATTGAAAATCATTATCGATAACCGCAATTACTCACATTGGTCCGTTTTAAATGCGACCACCCTAGAACCCACCTCTGTTCATCTTGAAAGCAATCCGCTTCAACATAAACTATTTACTGGGGATGTTTTTACTTATAAACAAGACGATGATAAGCTAAACAGCACTATTGATATCATTCATTCCCCTGTAAGAAGCAGCGACAATATTCCGGGCGTTTTGATTCTTAGCGGGAACAAAACCTTTGGCCGAGCCTCAGGCGGCTCAAGAGCCTCCGGCGCCTCAAGAATAAAAGGCAAGCCACTATATAAATGCGTCCCCGATGATATCCGACTTCCAGCATTCGTCGTGCCATATGAGCACAAACATGTCGGATTTTCCAAGGTATTTACCAATTTATATGTCACTATTCGGTTCACTGATTGGCAAGACAATCAAATAAAGGCCGTTATTTCGCAGACCATCGGTCCTGTGGATGTTCTTGAAAATTTCTACGAATATCAGCTTTACTGTAAAAGCCTGAATTTCTCTATACAAAAATTCACCAAGGATACGCGGCGCGTAATTGGATTCGACCCGGTTACACATGACACATTTATTGAGAGCATAAATGTTGAAAAAGAGATTCGCGGACTTGATTACAATATTTTCTCCATTGATCCATCGAGTTGCTCCGATTTTGACGACGCGTTCAGCATCAAGGCGCTAGACGATAATATGCTCTTGCTCGGCATTTATATCGCCAATGTTTCGATTCTGATGGATGCGCTAAATCTCTGGTCCAGCTTCTCTGAACGCATCTCGACCATCTATTTGCCCGACAAAAAACGCCCAATGTTGCCGACTATTTTGTCCGATTGCTTGTGCTCGCTGCAAGCTGGTTCTAATCGTTACGCCTTTGTTCTGGACCTAATTATAAATCGGGAATCTGGTGAAATAGTTTCTACAAAATATTCCAATTGTCTTATTCGAGTGAAGAAGAATTATGTATACGAAGAAGCGGCGCTCAAAAGCAATCCGGATTATTTGCTTCTGTTTGAGACGGTTAAAACCCTTTCGAAACAATACAAGTATATCAGTAATGTGAAAAATAGCCACGAAGTTGTTTCCTATTTGATGATTCTGATGAATTATCTTTCCGCAAAAGAACTACTTAAAGCAAAAGTGGGTATCTTTCGATCTACTGTTGTTTCCAAGAAAAAAGAAGCCTTGTTACCGGATTCCTTATTACCAGATTCTGTACCCGAAGATGTCGGCAAATTCATCAAAATTTGGAACAGCTCATACGGTCAATACATTGATATCAGTTTATTACCTGATTCAGATCCGTCTTTGTATAAACATGATCTACTCGACATGGATGCTTACATTCATATTACATCTCCAATTCGCCGCCTTGTCGACCTCCTCAATATGATTAAGTTACAGCAAGTTTTGGGTATCGGCTCTCTATCTGAAGAAGCGTCTAAATGCTATACGAGCTGGTCCAAAAAAATCGATTATATTAATGTCACGATGCGCTCCATACGAAGGGTTCAGAATGATTGCTTACTACTCGATACCAGTGCTAAAAATTCGAGCATATTGGATTGTATTTATGATGGATATTGCTTTGATAAATTGGACAGAAGCGATGGACTTTTTCAATATATGGTTTATTTGCCTGAACTTAAAATGACTTCTAAGATTACTATAAGAGAAAATATGAACAATTATCAGATGCGGCAATATAAGCTATTCTTGTTTAATAACGAAGACAAATTTAAGAAGAAAATAAGGTTACATTTATGTTAAACCAACATAAAGATAATTTAGTATAGTATAGTATAGTATACATGGATCTTATTAACGAATATAATGATGAATTAGACGCTTGCGTCTTGGTCGCAAATGCTTCGGTCGCAAATGCTTCGGTCTCGACTTGCGTCTTGGTTACAGATACGGATGACATTTTGACTCCTGAGGATCCACTTGCCTTTAGCTGTGAAGTTAGTGTTCCCGAGTTTCCCCAAAAAATAAATATTAATCACGATGAAGAACTTCCTTCTTTAGAAGAATTGACAGAAGATGCTGTTGTTGAAGCTGCTGTTGTCGAAGATGCCGCTGAATCCTTGGAACAAATTATGAATAGTATTGAATCCACTGTTAATTTTAACTCTTTTGATGACAGCATGTATGCGTTAAATAATCCGGAGTTTTTAATGAATCGAATCCAGGGCGCATTTGATGTTTTTAAGGAAAAAGTGGGTCGACAGATGACTTATAGCGAGATGCGCTATATGATGGGATAAGCGACAAGCGACAAGACAAGCGATAAGACAAGCGATAAGACAAGCGACAAGACAAGAGACAAGACAAGAGACAAGATATTCGCATTTTATATTTTATAATCATAATATATGAAATACTTAAAGAGGAGAACTAGAATGAGATCTAGAAAATGTAGAAAGACAAGATGTAGAAAGACAAGATGTAGAAAGACAAGAGTTAATAGAAGGCGGCGTTCGATAAAAGGAGGCTGAGGTCTTAATATGATTCCTTCTTTTACAAACGAGGAAGAAAATGAGGAATCCGAAATCGTTGCTCCTATCGTTGGTGGCGGCTGACTAACTATACGCTAAATGCTTAACAAATGTTCTTGGATGATGCGATAAATGTAATGCGATAATACGCGGAAAAAGAATATTCGAGGTTGCCAATATTAATAAATAATTATGTCTTTAAATGCTTATTTATTAATAATATATATTCTAGCTGCTATCAATTCACCTTTTCAATAACAACTTCCCTTGTAATGGTTCTTATAATTTTCTCCATGTTCTTATCTTGCTCATCATCCGTCGAGCCATTCATCGCGCTGCACAACATTTTTAAGTATTTGTCGTTTTGCTTTGAAGTCGGGTCATTGTATTCCGGGTATTTCTTCTGCCATTCTGAAATTTGCTGAATATTCTTTCTTCCAACTCTTTTAATTGCTTTTGTTAACATGGATTTATCCGCATCTTTTGTCCATTCATTCTTGTCCTTTATGTACAAGGTCTCTCTTTTTGCGTCACTACAATGAATCGGTCGCTTATTCACATCTAGTTCATTTAAACCATTAATGAATATTTTGGAAACCCCTTTTGAATATCCGATTTTGGCGGTTTCTTCTAGATCCTTCAGCTTGACTTGTAAGGAATCCACGAAATCTGTTAGGTTAACCGCATCCTTACATGTCTCATTCAGATATATTTGTAGATTAAAATGGTTATTGTTAGTTGTATTGAGACTGTTATTATTGTGACTTTGGTTTGTGTTATTAGGTTGAATGGATTTAACTACTTCCATCATGATGGCTTTTAGTTCTGAATTGTCTTTTATCAGCAGCTTAATAATTTCCTTATCTTCACTTTGAGTTGGTTGACTAGATGGATTTTCTTCACAGGAAGAATGAACACATTTCTTTTTGTGGCGCCAAATAGTGCTTTTACTGTTTAAAATTTGTCCACAAAAACATTTATAAATGGCGTCTTTTTCTTGAGCAACTTCGGTGAAATTTGTTTCACTTTGGTGTTTCAGTGTCAAAAGGTGTCTCTGCCAATCACTTGATTTAGAGCATACAAAGTCACATTTTTTACATTCAAATTTAACGGCGTTTTTTGGCGTAAAATCTGTTTCATTTTGCTTCATTTATATTGCTAAAGAAAAAAATGTCCTATTTTTGACGCCTTTTTTGAAAAAGTTATCGTAACAACTTTTTTCTGGAAATTTTAAATTTTACAGCATTATGGTCACAAAGTGAAAAAAAAACTGTTTTATCCAAATCTACCATCGGTTTTTGAAAAAAGGACATTTATAAATGTCCAAAATGGCTTTTTCTTTTCCCAATTTAGAACAGTAAAGTTCAGAAGTTCAGAATTATAGTGCCTTACCATAAGAACTAAAGTATTTTATTTATTTTGTTATGAGGAATGATAATGAAATATGAAATTGGTATGAAACTATTTGAGACCATGTTGGTTGCCGGGTTCCCGGGGAAGGTTTTCTCCTAAATAAGTGAAGAAAAAAATTTAAATTTTTATCCCTAAATTAAATCGCCCTAAATATATTCTTCTGTAACCTTTTCTACTATCGCCTTTATTAACGGCGGCGGCACCGCGTTGCCTATTTGAATTATTTGCTCCTTTATGTTACCACAAACGATGTGATTCACAGGAAATCCCTGGATCTGTTTCAGTTCCAATGGAAGCAACATTCTCAAATAATACCCTGATGCGTTCTTTAACGGCACAAATAATCGCGGCTGATGCTCATAGGTACAGATAATGGTTTTCGACGGGTTCCTAATGTCGATGATTTCGCAATGAATTGGACTATCTCGTTTCCCAAATGAGAACAAATTCTCATGCTGCTTGCCACTGTAATACATGTCTTCTTCGCTCGCAAAAAGCTTGCTCAGTAAATACGGATGCCCTCCATTATTGTCTGGGTATACTTTGGTATCTGCCATGTTTGTCAAAATACATTCATCGGGTATCTCTGAGAACCATGAATCGTCTTCCACTTTGACGGCGCCAGTCATATCATAATTCACGATTGGAATCAAATTGGGAATTTGGGTGGACGGGGTCGGAAATTTCGGAGTCCAACCATACGGATTGTCTTTTTTGACACCTAATATAATCAACCTTTCTCGCTTTTGCGGGACGCCAAATTGCTCTGTTTTGAATACTTGATGAATCACATCGTAGCCGATTTTCTCAAACTCCGCAACGATAATATCGATGTAATTTTCTCCAGTGGATGTTTTTTTCGTCAAAAGGCCCTTGACATTTTCACCAATAATTATATGCGGTTCTGTAATAGTAGCGACTCTTAGAAATTCCAAGAACATTGTGTTACGAGGGTCGTCGGCTTTTTTCTTACCCGCGTTGGAGAACGACTGGCACGGAAATCCAGCAAACAAAATGTCCGTTTGTCCCTTGTATTTTTCAAAAGTGGCGTCCTTTAGCTTCGATATGTCGTTGATTTTGCCTTCATGTATTAATTCACACTCAGGGAAATTTGCCTCATGTGAACTACAAAATATCGGCTTTAATTCATTATATGCGATAACTGAACATCCTGCCTGTTTCAGTCCCAAACTATCGCCTCCTAATCCAGAAAATAAACTGATTGCTTTAAAAGTAGGTTCCATTATAAATATGAGTATATCATTTATAATCGAATAAAATCTAAATCAATTTTTTTGTAAATAATAATTTGTTACAAATATAATTTGTAAAAAAAACAATTTTGTTGTTTTTATTTGTTTTTTGTTTTTTTGTTGTTGTTTTGTTGTTTTTGGTTTTTTGTTGTTTGTTGGTTTTGTTGTTTTATTTAATATCTATTCTAATATTTGTTATACATTGCCCATAACCCCATCTCATTTTAGCAGTAAATTCCGCACCATCTTCGCATATAAATCTGAAATTGATATCCGAATCTGAATTCGATTCGATTTGCGAGACTTCGTCAATTTTCAATGGCGAAGTTTTATTGCTCCATTGAACATGAAATGTTTCCGGATTATCTATATTGCCGTGAATTTGTAACCAATAGTCCTTGCAATCCAATACTTCATTTGCGATGGTTTCCACCTCTTCTAACAAAGTTATCAGGTCTAGAGCGGTCACAACAAAGGTGCGATTAAACTTTTTCCGCATTTCTGATAAATGCGAAGACAAATACCCCTTTTCTCTTAGTTCGCAGACAAATGCGGATTTGGGTTTTCCTTGTCGAAACGCATCTTTGCTCCAGATTTCGTAACTTGGTTTTTCGGCCTGAATGTCGTAATGCGCGATTAATTCGTCTATCATTGTGTCGTAAAATTGGCGAGCATAAAGGTGCCCTATAGTGAATTTATGGCCTGGTCCGTTGTAAAATTGGACGCCATTTGTCCATGGTTGCTTTGTCGGGTCAATCTGTTTGAAATGCTTGCTGCCTTTGAATTCTACCTTTTTTATAACTAAACTTGTGTCTAAACTTGTTTCGTCCATTATTTCAATCTGTAGGTCGTGATGCGCCCTTCTTGTCGCACCTGATTCTATAGTTCTACATAATGTATAGGGAGGAGGGAATGCGGTGCTAATTTTTATACCCGATGGTGTTTGGTTATTTACATGATTATGAATTAATTCTATAAATAGTCGTTCGTCTATTGCTCGTTCGTTTGCCATTTATAATGAAATTTAATATAATATTTTATAAAATACTTATAAAATAAAAAACAAATAGTATTTCAATTTTTTCCTTCTAAATGAATAAAAACAAATCACTAAAAATTTATTTACAAAAATTTAATTACAAAATTTAATCCTTGTTAATAACTACTTCCTTTGTAATGGTTCTTATAATTTTCTCCATGTTCTTATCTTGCTCATCATCCGTCGATCCATTCATCGCATTGCACAGCATTTTTAAGTATTTGTCGTTTTGCCTAGATGCGGGGTCATTGTATTCCGGGTATTTCTTCTGCCATTCGAAAATTTGCTGGATATTCTTCTTTCCTACTTTTTTGATTGCTTTTGTTAACATGGATTTATCGGCGTCTTTTGTCCATTCATTCTTGTCCTTTATGTACAATGTCTCTCTTTTTGCGTCACTACAATGAATCGGTCGCTTATTCACATCTAGTTCATTTAAACCATTAATGAATATTTTGGAAACCCCTTCTGAATAACCGATTTTGGCGGTTTCTTCCAGATCCTTCAACTTGACTTGTAAGGAATCCACGAAATCTGTTAGGTTAACCGCATCCTTACAGGTCTCATTCAGATATATTTGTAGATTGAAATTGTTATTGGTATTTGTTGTGTTGTGACTGTGACTATTATTGGTATTTGTCGTATTATTGTTAGGTTGAATGGATTTAACTACTTCCATCATGATGGCTTTTAGTTCTGAATTGTCTTTTATTAATAGCTTGATGATTTCTTTGTCTTCGCTTTGTGGGTTTTCTTCAACCATTTCTTCATTAACCAAATGGCATGTTTTTTTATGAACTGATAATCCTTGTCGATATTTATATTCTTTTCCGCAAATACAAACATGTCCGCTTTTCTGAGAATCGTTTTGACTTTTCTGAGAATCGTTTTGACTTTTCTGAGAATCGTTTTGATGTTTAGGTGTCAAAATATGTCTATTCCAGTCACCCTTCTTTAAGCATTTAAAGTCACATATTTTACAATTAAAAACAGGAATGTAATCAGAAGTAAAATCGTCATCATTCGACATCATTTATATTGCTAAAGAAAAAATTGTCCAGTTTTTTCGGCATTGTCGGGTCATGATGCCGTCATCATTCTGTTTCAATGGTCTCAGTCGATATGTCATCATTATAATTAACCACATCATTCTTCGTCACAAATATATGTATAAAAATCAGTGATGTAAATTGATGTAATCCTGGCATCATTGGTCATGATGTCCGAAAAAATGTCCAGTTTTTTACGCATTTTTTGAAAAAGTTATCGTAACAACTTTTTTCTGGAAATTTTAAAATTTAGAGCATTATGGTCACATAGTGAAAAAAAACACTGTTTTACCAAATTCTCTATCCGATTTTGAAAAAAGGACATTTATAAATGTCCAAAATGGCTTTTTCTTTTCCCAATTTAGAACAGTAAAGTTCAGAAGTTCAGAATTATAGATACCTTACCATAAGAACCAAAGTATTTCATTTATTTTGTTACTGAGAATGATAAGGAAATAAATCGAGAAACATATATCCTTCCGCTAGGAGATATGACGGCGACAAGTGGCGACAAGCTTAGTGACAAACTCGGCTACCGGGTTCCCGGGGAAGATTTTCTCCTAAATAGGTGGAGAAAATAAATTTGTCGGATTTCACCTAAACATAAAGCGACTGATTTGTTGCCACGAACTTCTGTAAACTCAAAGGCACCTGCCTACACTTTTCCAAGAGTTCCATGTCGCCGACCAGTTCCGCAACGGCCGCCAATTCAGCAGCAATCGCGACAATTTTCAGAATAGCCTTGACAAATTCGCCTAAAAATATGTCTTTATCTGCCGACATTTCTAGCAACAAAAGCCGACATTCTTGTTCCGAATCGCTTCTTGACCAAAGCATAATGTAGTCAGTAATGTCGAAAATCATGGAATAATCGGTGCCTGTATTACAGCCATTTTTTATTTCCCAGTCAGACAAAATCAGCGTAGATTCGTATGTTTCCTGAATCAATTGCTTCACCTTTTTGTTTTCAGAGGTGGGGACAATACATTTTTTATCATCTGATACCTTAATATTGGTGAAACTGCTGAGAAACCCGATAAGTTCCACGGTTGAAAACAAGTGGAATCGATTGTTTAACACTAGATTGGTAAATAGGAGACATGGTACTTCTCTAAAGTGCGCTGCCGCGCGGCCTTTAAGTAAAAGCTGATATTTTTCTCTTTCATCATTGTTTTCTTTTTCCTTTAAACCTACGAATCCATCCGTTTCCAACATTTTTAACACACATGAAACGCTACTATCTAGATATTGTTCCACATTTTGAGATTCCCTTGTTAGGGTTAAAAGTTCCCTATTTTTATCCGATAATCGTTTAAAGCTTTCCGCGTCTTTTACAATTGTCTTGTATTCATCCTCTAATTTGCTTAGAGTTCGATCCGCGTCTTTGCGCTTCTTATTCACTAAAGTCAGCACTTTTGTCTTCAAACTAACATATTCTTCCAAGACATGGTCAGGCACCTTTCTTAAAGATCCCTGGATTTTGTCAATGTCTAAAGAAACTCTGTCTATATCACCCTTAATCTGAGCCAATTGTCCGCTAATTTCGTATTGAATCATGCTCCGCTTTACCAAAGCGGTTTCTTTCAGTTCTTTATCAACCGAATTCAGCAGCAAATTATACGACACCTTGAAATTCGACACGAGCTTCTGAGGTGCGCCTCGTAACATTTTTTTATAGCTGGTAATGTCGACCCTCGGAAATAGATTGTTTAAATGGATGACATTTCCGACGACATCGATGCCAAGTCGGCCTGCGCGGCCCGCAGCCTGCACATATTCGTGACCCTCTAAGATACAAATATGTTCGCCATTGTGCTTGTAAATGTCGGTAAATATGGAGGTTTTCACCGGCAAATTTAGACCAATGGCGACCGAAGTGGTACAAAATAGCATCTTAATGAGACCTCTGGCAAACAGCAATTCGACAATTTCGCGCAACACTGGGATCATTTTCGAGTGATGAATTCCGATACCTTTCTGTAAAAGAGCGACCAATTTGATATATTCTGGTAACACCAAATATTCCTTGTAGTTTGGCAGCCGTCTGAGAATTTGCTCACATTCGCGATCCACGGTATATGGCACTTTGGAATCAAATTCTAGCAATGGATAATTCAATTCTTCTGCGCATTTTTCCAGTTTCGTAATCGAAAATACAAAGCATAATGCGGGCAACATTTCGTTATCCACTAAGAATTTGGAGACCTGGTTTAAGACATGTCCTCTTCTAACGCGGACTTCATTTTTGTCAAATAGGGTCAGCATCTTATTCATATTTAAAAAGGTTTGCTCATTAAATGCGCCTTTATCGTTTTGAATTACGAATGGCTTGTCTATTAGAGCACTGATTTCTTGGTGGACGGACTTGTCTTTGATTGCTTTGAAAATACCGCTGTTTACGGTAATGAATGAATAATGGGTTAGAGGGACGGGTCTTACAAGTTTCTTTGTTAGGTAGACTTGCTTCTCTAAAGAAATAGAATCGTCTTGTCCTTTGGTATCTTGTCCTTTGGTATCTTGTCCTTTGGTCTCAATCCATCTGGCGAACTTTTCGGGATTATCTAGGGTCGCAGAGAGGCCAATGATTTGAACATGGTCAGGCATTTGTAGAATACTATTTTCCCATACATGTCCACGATCTTTGTCGCCAATCATGTGGATTTCGTCGAAAATGACGCAACCAAGGTCTACCAAAGATGATGATGCGGTCGAATTCAAAATAGTAGATAGCAATATTTCCGTTGTCATGATGAGGACATCGGCGGTGATATTTATTTTAATATCACCGGTAACTAGACCGATGCTTATTGACGGAAACTTGCGCAGAAAATCGTAATATTTCTGATTCGATAGACTTTTTATCGGGCTACAATAAATAGATTTTTTTCCTTTTTTCCAAAAAAAATCTATTGCGAATTCGGCGCATAGGGATTTGCCGGAACCGGTGGGAGCGCATGCGAGAACATGATGGCCATTTATCGTGGCTTCAATGGACCATTTTTGGAAGTCGTGTAAATCACATGAATACTGTTGAAAATGTTCTTTGTTTAAATTATCGTTTTCTTCCGGATATACTAGTGCGCAAATTTTGACCATTTCTTAATTTGTTAGGTGTTTGATATTATAGATAATATTGTCGATTTGTCTTTAAGTTGTTTTCATAAGAATATATATTTGCTGCCATTTGAAGACCTAATTATACTATTTAAAGGAGCATGAGTAATTATTAAAAGCACTTCGTAATGGGTTTAAAAGCACTTCGTAATGGGTTTAAAGGCACTTCGTAATGGGTTTAAAAGGGAACCTTGGTTCACTTTATTGGTTCACTTTATTGATTCACTTTAAAGGAGGGTTTAAAAGGGAACCTTGGTTCACTTTATTGGTTCACTTTATTGGTTCACTTTATTGATTCACTTTAAAGGAGGGTTTAAAAGGGAACCTTGGTTCACTTTATTTTTAGTGATCCGTTTTTTTTATACAAAACAAAAAAAATTGAAATACTTTGTTAGCTATATATGAGTAGTATTAACTTCCAAACCTTCAACATCAAAATGTCTTCAAACCAAACTAATAACTTTAACTCTGAAAAAATCGTAAATCCTAGTGATTTACAAACCCATTACCAGCCACAAACTGGAAATAGGATACAGGTATATAATTCTACCATGTTAACATCTAACCTACACTTGTATATCCCGCGTGTAGGAGCAGGAGCCACTCAAGCTTATGTCGAAGCAATCATTAATCGAAGCAATATTGGAACCGCAGAATATTGCGACATTACGCTCACCAAAGACAAAGACCCCAATAAAGCGCCATTTTTAAGCGCATTTGTAAAGCTCGTTTGCTGGTCTCCAGCATCGAATGCATGCGAAGATTTCGCGAGAACCAAGTCAATTCGCATACAATTGAACCGCGAAACTGGCGAATTCTGGATGATATTGCCTAATCACAATCCGCTACAAAGAACATATCTCAATACTACACAGATTGCCGCAGCAACAGACAAGTTATTCGAAGTAACCGATGAAATCACCGAAAAGGCCGCCTCATTTGAACTCATAATGCGCACACAATTGGCTGAAATGCGGGCGCTGATATGGAACCAGACTAACCAAATTGCGGCGCTTCAACATGAAGTGAACATAATGCGTTGCAGCGAAGCGAACCCAATTGACCTGGTAATGCCGCGAGGACATACCTACAAAGACCCATCCATTCTAGGGAAACCGTATCTAAAGGGCGAACTATATCCAGAGCTTTATGCGGAAATGATAACGATATTAGATGAAGAAGACGAAGAAGACGAAGAAGCCGCGGAAGACACAGTAGCAATAGAAGACGAAGCAAAAGACGATGCGGATTTAGACGCCATCCTAGAAGCACATCAGCTTAAAAGACTTGTTTCAGCGGCAGTAGTAGAAGACCTAAGAGACTACGACGCGGAGGTCGACGCGCTATTAGACGCACCAATGCCGATGACTAGAGGCGTAACATATTCGCAGCCATTACAAATTCCCGGTCAAAACCCGGCGCTAATACAGAATAACTTGTCGATGACTAGAGGCGTAACATTTTATGACCCGGAGCGAAAAATCAACCCAAGAGGCGGACTGATGTCAGATGTAAAAGTAGCCGAATTATTCGCAAGCCCGCCTCAGTTTACCAGACAAACATCGGTTTCTAGCTACAATGAAGAGGATGAATGTGTGTTTTCAAACAGACGAGAGCAAGGACAAAGACGGTCGCCGATTTTAAAGGAACAGGACCCGATGACCCTAGGTAACCCGCTGACCTTGTGCGAAATCGTAGCGAAAAATCCAGAAAGAGCCATTGGATCCAGAGACCTCTGCGGCAATCTATAAGCCTATAAATAAATAAATAAATAAATAAATAAATAAATAAATATATTGTATAACTTTGTAGTAACTTGTAGTAACTTTAAAGAATGAAAAGGTAAGCACATATTTACTAACATATTTGAAAAACTTGTATCTAACATTATATAAAAGGGGGCTTATAAGCCCTCTTTTTTATTTGCTCTTCATTTGTAATCGTTATTATATAATTGAAATAATAATATAACAATTACATTATATTATAAATAATCTTTAATAATATAATGGCATCTATCCAAACTAACAAAAAGACAGGTCTAAAAAGAGACACAATCGATAAATTTTATACTTGCCCTACAGTTGCACAAGAATGCGTTCATCGTATTTCACAGCATTTGTCGATTGACCCGATTAACGATGTCATTGTAGAACCCAGTGCCGGAAATGGCGCATTTATTCCAGAAATAACGCGGGTATTTAAAAATGCCTTATTCTATGACATTGAACCAGAGCATCCTTCAATAAAGAAGGCAAATTATTTGTTACTAGATTTGCCTTTATCAATTGGAAAAACACATGTTATCGGCAATCCTCCATTCGGCCGCCAATCTTCTCTAGCAATACAATTCATTAAAAAGTCGGCTTTGTTCGCGGACAGTATATCATTTATTCTGCCAAAAAGCTTCAAAAAAGACAGCATGCAGCGCCACTTTCCTCCCAAATTTCATCTGGTGTTTCAACAGGACTTATCTCAAAATTCATTCTTGCAAGATGGCTTATCAACTGATGTCCCATGTGTCTTCCAAATATGGGAAAAACGAGAAGAAGACCGAGAAGCAATCGCTAAGTTAGAGACAAATCCAAGCCTTTTTCAGTTTGTAAAAATCGACGAAGATCCTGACATATCATTTCGACGAGTGGGTGTAAACGCAGGGACCATTGACACCAAAGATCTAGATAATAAAAGCATTCAGTCGCATTATTTCATCAAATTTGGACCAACAGTCGACAAAAAAGAATTCATTGAAAAGATGCGGGAAATCCAATACGCACAAGATAACACAGTTGGTCCCAAATCAATAGGGAAACAGGAAATCATTCGAGAAATAAATAACCTTATTCTAATTTAACGCATGTAAATTATAGTTACAACCAATTTACCCAATATAAATGATTTATATATTTTTATATCGGCAAATAAAGTTAACCTAACAATAATATATTATATTCATGATATTAGACAACAAATACGAGCTCATAGAGAAACTCAACTCAGGCTCTTTTGGCCAGGTATATAAGGCCAAACATGTTAGAACAGGAGAGCTAGTTGCCGTCAAATTAGAACGCAAATCAGCGACAAGTTCGCTGAAAAATGAGGCGAAAATATATCAGTATTTAGCCAAAGAATCCGGGTTTACAAGTCTAAAGTGGTTTGGTTCGAATCAGGATTTTGTGTATCTAGTTACCGATTTGTTAGTTTGTTCTTTATCTAGTCTTGTAAAAAGAATGGGGACATTAACACTAACAAATATACTTCAAATTAGCATACAGATGATAAGGCGAATAGAGACATTACATAGCAAATATTTGTTACACCGAGATATTAAACCGGATAATTTTATGTTAGGAACTAACAAACAATTGTATTTAATAGATTTCGGCCTGTGTAAGCGATATGATTACGATGGGCGACATATTGAAGAAACACAGGAACCGGGTAAAAGCATTATTGGTTCTTTAAATTTTGTTAGTTTGAATGTTCATAAGGGTATAGAACCTGGGAGAAGAGATGATGTCGAGAGTGGTATCTATATAATAGCGTATTTGATTTCAGGCGGCGTTTTGCCGTGGCAAAATGAATTAAATATACAAAGGATGGTTGATATTAAGGGGCGACCATTCATGCGACCATTCATGAGACCGTTCATAAACGACATGCTTTTTTTGGCCAGACAATTGGCATTCCATGAGGAGCCAGACTACGGCGGCTTTGTCGCCATTTTGGAATCGGAGCTGGCTCAAATATAATATTTGAAAACATTTAGCGATAATTATATTATATTATATATTATATATACATGAGTTGCGGTAATACATTAAGGTCAATCTTAAAAGATGAAGGCGATAAATTTATAATTAAATACGCAGATTGGAAACGGGTGATAGGTAACAACCAATTTAACAACGAAAAATGCTACAACGATTCTGATAAACCCATCCATGTTCAAAAAGAGAATGGTCCCGTTCTAGCTATAAAAGCAGACAAATCCTTTACTTGGGTAAAGCAGCAAATTCCTAACGGAATAAGTCTCGATTCCGAAGGCGGGCGAAAATCCCGGCGCCATAAAAGGAAAACATTGAAAAGAAAAACAAAAAGGCGAAGATATAAACACAGAAGGTCTCGTAGAACTAGGCGTTAAATATAATACATATTTGGAAACCCTTCTCAAAAAAATTGAAATAAAAAATACTCAAATACTTATAGTATATACTTCTAAATCAATAACAAAATGTTCCGTTTAATTCTTAATATTACAAATGTCTTATTATTCTGCGTCATATTCGCGTATGCTTATAATTTTATAGGTAAAAAATACAAGCCTTCTAGAAAGTGGTTTGTAAGTCTTGCTCGCAATGTCATTGTCGAAATAATTCCGAAATACGAGCATCTAGAAGACCAGATGGATGCTTTGGTTCTCGCGCCAAAATTTATCAAATGGCTAAACAATTTTGATTCTGAGCAAATTATGCTAAGAGCAGTGACAATTACCGACATCGATTGGTTTTCAGCGACGCCGAATCCTCAGAAGCTCGGTTTCGTCAAATGTTCGAGCGAAGCATATGATTACGAGACCGGTAAGAAGATAATGTCCAATATTTCATTTGTCAGAGGCGATTCGGTCGCGATTTTGATTTTAGTCAAGGTTCTACATAAACAGGAAAAAAATGATAAAGAGTATGTGCTTCTTTGTGAACAACAGCGTCTGCCGATTGGGCAAAAAGCAAGGGAAATTGCTGCCGGGATGATGGATGCGGATGGTAATATCGTTTCAGTCGTGCTAAAGGAAGTCAAGGAAGAGACTGGATTTGACATCAAACATGCTGACGAATTACAGGCACTCGGTTCCTATTTTGCGTCACCGGGCGGAACCGATGAAAAAATCAACTTGTTTGCTTGGACTACGGCGATTTCAGAGGACGAATTTAATGAAAAGAGAAGACGAATGTATGGTTTGACAGAAGAAAATGAAGAAATAAAATTGTCTTTTGTCGAGCTAGAATCATTCAAAACGGTAGTAATGTATAAAATTGGAGACGCGAAGGCGGAAATTGCGTTAAGTAGATTTTTAGCAAAGAAGGCTCCTAAATAAATAGCCAATGGCTTTTGGTCAATGGCTTTTGCCCCAATATAAAATATTATTTTTTCCCTAAATAAACTAATTATCTAAATCCCGGAAAACAGCTTAAAGACAAAACAATAATAATATTATAACCGAGATGACTACGACAAGCAACGCTGCGACAACCGAAAGATTCACTGGCCGCGTCAAGTGGTTCAATAACAAGGCCGGGTATGGCTTTATTACTGCGTCTGATGGCGACAAATCAGGGGCTGATATTTTTATTCACCATAGTTCCATTCGAGTAGATGCGGAACAATATAAATATTTAATTTTGGGCGAGTATGTTGAATTTGAATTATCTTCTGTGTCCACCTCAGAACACGAGTTCCAAGCATCCGCTGTGACTGGGATTAAGGGAGGGAAGCTTATGTGTGAAACTAGACACGATATGATTGCGACTAGACCTGGATATAAGACGCAAACACGAGAGCAGACGCAAACACGAGAGCAAACACCAGCACAAACGCAAGAAGCCGAATGGAAATTTGTGAAAAAGCCTAGACAACAATTGGTACCAAGCGCAGCGCCAAGCTCCGCGCCAAGCGACAATAGACCTACGACTGGTGGTCGAGGTCAAACAACCGGTGGTCGAGGTCAAACAACCGGTGGTCGAGGAAGGGGCAGAGGTTCTTCAACAGGTGGAAGAGGAAGGGGTTAGGCTACTTCCAATAGTTAAATATCCAAGTTTATAAATTACAACATATTCATATTTTATTTCTCTTCATATTTTTTCAAATACTTTTTGATAAAATAATATATAATCTTAAAAAACAATTTAAAGTTGGCTACATAATATGTAGTATAATGTCTAAAAATGATATATCGAATGCTTTTACGACTATTAATAACAGCATAAGTTTATTTAAGATGCAGCTAAATACTCTACAGCAACAGGTAAAAACTCTGGAGAAAGGCGTGACAAAAGAGCTAAAGACAAAGCAAAAGGCCGAAAACCCTACAATTGTAAAACCCAAAAAGGCTCCATCCGGCTTCGCAAAACCAACCAAGGTTACTAAAGAATTATGCGAATTCATGGATAAACCTGAAGGGACAGAGATTGCTAGAACAGAGGTAACAAAAGTGTTAGTTAATTACATTAAAACTAACAAATTACAAGAACAAACTATTGATTCCAAAAATAAGATTGTCCCAGATGACAAATTGAAGAATCTGCTTGGTTTAAAAATAGAGGAAACGGGTGATCTAACCTTTTTCAATATTCAGAAATACATGAATAAACATTTCATTTCGAAAAAAGGTGGAACTATTTTGTTAGTTAATGAACTTTAATTCTTTGAAAATGAAAGTTATAAAGAATACACGATTATATTCTGAAGTGATTACTAGCACAGCATTTCTGCTCTAATATAGTATTTATTGGAAAACTTATCTGCTTTAGGAAGGAAGTGATTATAACATACCCATCTAGTATATGTTATAATATCTAAATTGTAATATCTTTAATTTAATATGGAAGATAATATGAATAAACTAACAAATCACGCGGCGACCGTTCGAGATACTAAAAGAGACCCATTTGGGTTCCTCTCGGATTCAGTAAAAATGGCATTGTTAGCTCGCGCAAATGAAGTATTACATATCAATGTAAATCCAAATAATAAGTTGGTTTTCGTTTATAGTGCTCCTAAGGTTGGTTCAACTTCCGTTGTTAGTTCATTAAGAATATTTGGTATCGATAAATTTAGCGTTATTCATATTCACGACGAAGAAATGTTAAGAGTGCTAGGTAATATAGATGGCATTACAGTTAATGAAATTATACTTTATAATAAACATCTAGGTAAAATAGTATATGTGATTGATGTATATCGCAGCCCAATTGAACGCAAAATTTCAGCATATTTCGAAAAAATCGGGGCGTACCATTTTAATATTGTCGACGATAAGGTGAACAATTACAATGTACAAAGGGTAATAAATCGCTTCAATAAATTGCTTCCGCATTTAGCAAACGGCGACCACTTTATTGACAAATATAACATAAATATTCCTAGTCATTTTGATTACAATATAAAATATTTGTTAGTTCAAGAGAATGGAATACAGTATATAAAGTTACGATTAAAAGATACATCCGATTGGGGTAACATACTAACAAATATCCTTGGAACAAGAATATGTATTGTAAAGGATTATGAAAGTATTAATAAACCAATAAAAGACCTCTATTTAACATTCAAGGCTGCCTATAGAATACCTCGAAATTTGTTAGATGAAATGATGACTTGTAAGTATTTGAAATATTTTTATTCCCCCTTAGAACTGGCCGAATATTACAATCAATGGCAAAATTTATCTACAACTAATTTTGTTAGTTATACTAAAGACCAATATCAAATGTATGAAGAACTAACCATCGAAAATTCTCACATAGATTATATACAATACAACCACTACATGGATGAAGGTTGTGGGTGTAACGCTTGCGATATAAAACGAGCGTCGATAGCTAACAAGGTTATGCGCGGAATCCCTTTATCGAGCACAGACGGTGTTAAACACGAAGAGGCGAAGGACCAACTTATCGCGAAACGAGTGAATCAAGTAAATCGCATTAATAATATTAATATTGCGCTACAAAATTTACCTCGGCTCAAAAGAGGTAAGAATTTTAAACAAGATATGAGCAATATTGTAAAAGGAAAACAACGGTTCTAAAGTGGTCTATAATAAGTAAAGGAGTTTGTAAACAAACAATGGATAAAATAAAAGATATCAGATTTATCCAAATAGGTATCGTCGTATGCTAACAAATATCGATGATTATAACCGTTTTTGACAATCGCGAATACCTCTTTTACATTGATATTTTCATAAATAGCATTATATATCGATGCCTCCTTTTTTGCTGTAGCAAATTTTGAATAATCCTTAAATATTGGCTTAAAATCCATTTTCATAAGACCGTTTTCTATTCTTGGATGTTGTAAAAATAATGATTTATGATCGCCTGGTTTTCCAAAATATATTGGATAAATACCGCGATAACATTCCGAACCAAAAGTGAATTGTTTATCGATGTATCCTGTTTTCGTATCACCAACATCTCCGTCTTCAAATGATAGAATAATCGTATCATTGTTAGTTATTATGTTTTCTTCTCCTATTAAATTTTTGAAATAAGAACCCCAACTCTCTTTTTTAAAATTTCTAACAATGGTAATTTCCGCATATTTAATTGGCATATTACTGTATTTACAAGGTTATATTTATATCACTATTATAATTCTAATTTGAGAATATATATATATATATTTGAAACCGGCTTAAAGAGAAATCCTTTAAGTTGTTTTACAATATACTTAATCTAAGCCGAATAATTATCACAATCTAATTTAATGGAAAACAAACTGTTAGAAGTCGACGATGGATATACATTTTACTGTAATAATTGTAATGCTAGATTCACATTTGTACACGCATTTAATCCAACTCCTAAATCATTTAGCTATTATATTTGTTCCAATTGTAATAGCATTTTACCTACTAAGGATCTTAAGAAGTTAGTGTTAATGAACTGTATTTTTTATTATTTATGCTGTTATTGTTTTTAAGCTCTAAATAATATTATATTTTGACATATAATATTATATCAGAGATGAAAAGACACCCAACCGTCAATATTTGTAACCAAGGAAAAAAGGACGACTGCGCTATATGGGCATATTCAAATGTGTTTATGCGCGAAATTGTATTGTTATTAAACTGGACTGATCCAGCACAGATTGATCCATTAATTGAATGGCTACTAGATAATAGTGATAATTGTAGCAAGTATTTTAATAATTCAACCGTTAAATATAATTATTGTATTTTATACACTTTTTTTCAAATTTTTTTGCGTAAGAATTTTGGTTCGTGTGGCGTAGATGGAAAACCATCGATAGAGGCCTTTTGCGCCGCATTTAATACACTTATGACTGCTGAAATAACTTCTGTAACCTTAAAGTCTCAACATATAATTGATATTAAAACCGATATAGAACAACAACAAGTATTTATTGTTGAACTAAAACGGAGAATCGAAAAGGTAGACGAGACACAATCTAATAAAAAGTCTAAGTTAGAACAAGATTTTAATGAAGAATTAAAGGAAGAATTAAAACAAGAATTAAAACAAGAATTAAAGCAATCCGAAAATAGACTAAATGAATTAACTCAACTGTATCCATATATTAGTGATTTAATACCATTATTAAATGAAATAAGAACAAACTTAAAGGGTAGAAGGTTTGAGGTATTTACTTGTGTTATAAATGATTTTGTAAAAAATGACGAAAACCTCGTCACAAATGCGAACGGGAGTCTCAAACTTGAGTGCATTATCGATCCTGACATCAATACCGCTAATCCTGACATCAATACCGCTGTTCCCGCTGCTGCCGCTGCTGCCGCTGATCCCGCTGCTGATAAAGCTGAACAGATTTTTGAGTTTCTCCAAAATCATTTTAAAGCCGGACATTATGCGATAGGAGGCATGGAAGCAAGTTCGGAATGTTTTAATAAAATAGAGTCTATTCAAGGCGTAAATCCAAAACCAGTTTCAGAACAAGTATATCCGGGAAGAGAAAAAGAAAAATATATATTAAAAGAAATCAGCGATGCTTCATTTTTAGATCCAACTACCGTTAATTTAGACCCTCTTATGGAATACTATTTAGATCTACGTTCTGGACTTAAAAACAAAAACGCATTGACGGACACTAAATTCATAAATATGTTTGATGTTTTTTGTAGCTTGATATTCGACCCGGGTTCACCGATAAATCAAGGACATGCCGTTGTTATAAAAAATATTTTTAAGTGGACATCTGAAAAAGACAATTTAGGAAAATTTTATTTATTTTTAAAAAACCAATGGTCTGAAAAGTGGGGGATAAATGGTTCGTGTATAATGCCAATTAAAACAATTCCTTATTTGGGTATATTTATTATTATATTAGTTGAGCCACATGCAGTAACAAGAGAAATAGAAGCACTATTCGCTCCAATACAAGAACCAGAAGCACGACCGCCAGCGGCACGACAACCAGCGGCACGACGACCAGCGAAGGAATGTTTACCTGATCCGATTTTAATCGGGTTACCTCAACCCCGACGCCAACGCCGTGTCCCAGTCCAGGCCCATGGAGGAAAAAGATGTAATCGAAGCAGAAAACGCAGAAAAATAACACATAAGCGAAATTATCGAAGAAGTGGTAGAAGAAGAAGTGGAAGAAGAAAGAGTAGGGTTCAAAGAAGAAAGAGTAGGGTTCAAAGAAGAAAGAGTAGGGTTCAAGGAAGAAGTGGAAGAATAGAGATTTATTCGAAAGAAATTTTTAGTGAATTGAAAAGTGAATGAGAAAGTGAAAAAATTGAAAAAGTGTAAAAGCGATATAGAAGAAGTATATAAGCCGAAACTGCCTACTAAAGTAATACAAATACCGAATCAAAATAATAATAATCAAAGTAATAATGAATAAAGAAAGCGTAAGAATGAATGTGAGTGTGCTGTTGATGAAGTCGCTGGAG